TATAACTCCTTTAACACCACCAGCAGCACTGGTAAATGTTAAATTATTAAAAGTATTTGTGCCGCTTATAGTTGGAAAATTGTTTGCACCGGTTGAGGTAAAACTCACATTATAGAACGTTAATCCACCACCGTTGAATGTTGTGTTAGCAGTACTGCTAACCAACGTGCTGGTACCTGCGTTGAATGTCAATCCGGTTGTAACAGTAAAATTAACAAACGTAGCAGTATTAGTAGATGTGATAGTAGACGACCCAAAATTTATAGTTCTTGTTGTGGTACTAGAACTATAAAGCGCACCCTGTGTCAGCGTCATATTAAAGTTGCCGGTGTCAAAAGTACCCCTGACAACTCTGAATGAGTCAGTACTGTTTATAGCACTAGTCCATGCACTACCCAGCGTCCATCCGCCGCCGGTACCATCTAATGCTATATAACTAGTGGTTGTACCTAAAATAGTCACACCATTTGTAGTAATGGTTTTACCAGTTGCAGTAGCACAGAATACTATTATTGGTGTTGCAGTCCACGTCAAGTTAGCGGCAGGCAGTGTCATACTACCGTAGATGCTCCAACAAGTCAATGCTGCGCCTGCTAATGTAACTGCACCACTTGCTGGTCCAGCAATATTCACGTCAAGACAACTAGGTCCTGAATAAATCGTGATACTGGTAACTGTTTGTGATATGCTAAGGTTATAGGTACCAAGTCCGCCAGACCCTGTACCAAAGCTAGTAATATACGTGCCGCCAGCCACGTAGGTTGTAGCAGTTGGTCCGGTAGCTGTGCCAGCATAAATGCTGTTTCCAACTGCTAATGCGCCGCTGGTAACTACAGTAATGGTTAGCACTGTACCTGCAATAGTACCTGTACCAACAAAGCCGTTGGCCATTGTTACTGTATAAAGTGTTGCGTTGGATGCACTGTCAAATATCACACTGTCTGCATAGGTTGGTGCAGCAGCAAGTGTGGTTCTACCTGCATCGCTATACCAGTTTGTGGCAGTGTTAGAATCCCAGGTGCCTGATCCGCCGCCCCAATATCGTGTGGCCATGAGTTGTTACTCCTCTACCGGAGTGATAGCAGCGATCCATGCTGCAAAACGCTGTTGCTGCATTTCAGTTATTGCAGCATCTGTGATGTTGATATAATCAATGGGACTTAGTACTATAGAGTCTTTGAATGACTGACCATTGTAGTCAAATTCAAAACCTATACTCCACCATCCGTCTGGTCGTTGTGTTGCCGAACCCATGTTTGTAGAATCCCAAATACAGGGTATTTATCTGGAATTCTACTAGATTTTTACACAATGATGATACGGTCGAAGCCTTCGTCCGCAGTGGGCATTTCCAACTGCGATACCATGCCCATGACAATGTTGGCAGGAATGGTTTTTCCAGGACGATTGGCCAGTCGTCGCTGCAATTCTGCTTCAGGCGGAGTATTAAAGTACACAGCAATTTTTTCGTAATGCGCAGGCACACGATTCAATTTCTTGCCACGAGTCTTGGCAGTTACATTGGTCTGATCCCAGATTACATCGTGTCCTGCTGCAAACGCAGCCACAGCATCTGCATGCATTTGCCGTTCAGCTTCACCAATCACAGACTTGAACATGTCATTGTAGGTTTTGCCTGCGGCTTCCGCAGCAGCTTCGATTTTGTCATCTGTGCTGAGAATAACCGCATCGATGCCGCAATTTTTGATCCACGTGCTTTTACCAGAACCGGGTACGCCAATCAAGATGTAAAGTTTTTGCATGTGCTATCTCCTTGTTATGCGATGTTTATACGGTATCCACACTGTTGTCAACAGTGTCTGGACCTTTCATAAACTTGAGAAAGTGAAGATTGCCTTCCAGTTCTTCTTCACTGATACCACAACTCCACGCATGTAGGCAATGTTCACTGTTGACTTTGCAGATAGGACACTCCCAGCCGTGACTGTGTTTGAATTCATATAGTACCCAACACTTTTCACAAACGGGAGGTCCAAGGCCCATTTTACTCTATCCCTAATATAAGTTTTGCGTCATCGCTCATGAGTTCCGGACCCCATGTTGGATCAAATACCACATTAACGGTTACATTGTCGATGCCTTTAACTGCCAACGTTGCAAATCTAACATCGTTGACAATATCATCTGCACTAGGGCAAAATGCACTGGTTAGACTCATGATTATATCACATGTGTTATCTATAATGTTGACATTATATATAAGACCCAGATCATAGACATTGACGCTAATCTCTGGGTCATATACTTCTTTTAAATTTTCAACAATTAGATCATGACGGTTGTCTGGGTCAACAGTTTGATTGTTGGCATATATTACTGCCGTTGTATCCATAATTTTACCCAATGTTTCTATAATCAGTCAGACATCTTACGCTTGTCGATGACCACATCTGCCAGGCCATAGGCCACAGATTCAGCAGCAGTCATAAACGTATCGCGGTCCATGTCGCGCTCAAACTCTTCATAAGTCTTGCCCACGCTGTTGTGATCCACATAGATCTGTGTGAGTTCAACTTTCATGCGTTCAATCTCACGTAGTGTAATAGCCATGTCGCTGACCATACCCTGTGCCCCACCTGAGGGCTGATGGATCATATGACGTGCATGCTTCATAATATAGCGATGCCCAGGTGCACCTGCTTGTGCTAACAGTGACCCCATGCTTGCAGCTTGTCCCATGACAAATGTGTACACAGGGCATTGAATAAATTGCATTGTATCGAAAATACTCATACCAGCAGTGACTGATCCGCCTGGTGAATTAATATAGAAATTGATTGGCGACTTGGCATTTTCGCTTTCAAGAAACAGCAATTGTGCAACCAACAAGCTGGCACTGTGATTGTTAACATCAGTATCGAGTATAATCACTCGGTCGCGAAGTAATCTGCTGTATATATCGTAGCTGCGTTCGCCATTGGCGCTTTTTTCTACAACGATTGGCACTAGATTGGGCATGGTATTTCCTTTGTATGTTATATTAAGTATAGTATCAGTGACAGATTTTCTCAATCTCGTCAGCAGTGCGGTCGCTCATTGCAAAGCCGGCAATGCAATTGTTCCTGTTGTAATCATTGACAGCTAACGAGCATGACATAGCAACAACTATACCCACTATCATAATTACAAACCATTTTAGTTCCATTTCCATTTGCGTTGCTCCGTGTGTTACGCAGTTTATGTTATAGCCAATGCATCTTAAACAGCACAGCATCTGCATCGTAAGCAAACCAAAATCTGCCAGCTGTAGTAACAAATGATCCTGGCTTCAAATTCTGCTCGCACCATGCAAACGCAGGCTTGTAACTGCTTCGGATTTTCACTGACTGATATCCAAAGTTATCTAATGTAGACGTTTTTTGAAAACGTCTACGATTGTACAGACGTAGAAAATGTTGATAGTGTACTTTGTCCATTTTAAGATGCGCTCCGTCCTTTAACCAACCAGGTATAATATCGTCTGCCCAAATCACAGCATTCATATATGATTTTCCTGTCTGTCTAGCTTTTAAAAAAGTTATAGTTTGTGTTGCAGTTGCGGCAATGGCATCAGCTTTCTTACCCGCAGTTATAGCATCATAAAATTTATAATGCATGAGTTATTCCCATTCTTTCAAAGCACTGGCACTCACTGCTGCAACAATGGCATCCACATCTGACTGATACAAGCCACTGCTGGCAAAACTATTGAATTCTCCAATTCTAGCACCGCGTTCTTCGCAGAGGAAGATGTCCACAGTGTAACAGGTATCCAACTGCCAGTCTGCTGTGGCAACACGTTCTGCCATGGCAACACAGTCTGGATGCAAGTCGATGCGTGTCATCAACCTGTCATCCCAGCGGTATTGCGATCCAGTGACTATCTTGCGATCACATATCACAAAACGATTCTCACACTTGATAGGACGAGCTCGGGCAATCAAACACTGTTCATGGTCAAAGGGTCTGCTGGTCTGTTTGAGTGCAGACAATTCATAGTCCAGCTTGTCCATGGTCACATCAAAGCCAGTGAAGCTTTTGAAGCCGCTGTCTGGCCGCATGAAGATGTGATCGCCAAACAGATCGCGAATCATAGACTTGCTGCGGGCAATCATGCCCACTGGCATGTAGACACAGTGTTCATTGAAGTACCAGTCACCGGGCAACTGCGTCATGTAAAAGCTGGTGTCAGTGTCTTTTTTGAAACCATATGCGCCGGGTGTATAGCCACGGTTTTTGGTGCGTATGAACTTGATAGGACCATACATGACCACGCATTCATCTTGTCCATAGGGAATGTCTGCATACTCGCGAGTATTGGGATCAAAGTCACTTTGAAAGTATTCGATGCCTGCACGTTGCAATGCAGAGTCAATCTGTGGCGATCCGGGCCTACGAAAGATTTCAGTACTGATTGCCCATTTAACTGTGGAAGGTGTGCGCATTATGGTCCTGCTTCAATCATGTCTTTTGCAAAGTTTAGTGCCACCATGCAGTGTTGTACACCTACAATCTGAGTGTGACAATCGATCAGAGCATTGTGTTGGCCTTCGGGATTGTTATCACGTAGATCATCCCATACTGCAAACAGTGTACGGCTATCGAGAACTCTGCTATAACGCCACGGCGCACTCATGCCATACTGTTGATAGAGATTTTCAAGAATGACCAAATCAAACTGCGGCCCTTGCGCCCATACACTTTTACTGCCTTTGACAAATGCACTGAGTTCTTTAAGAGCTGTGGCTATGTCAATGCGGTTGTCAGGATCAAATGCTTCTGTGCGTACTGCATCATCTTGTTTAAGCCACCAGTCTATGGTGTCAGCTTCACTGCAACGGTTGATCTTCTCTTGTTCATCAATGCTCAACCGCATATAGAAGTTGTCAATGGGCTCACTCAGCGTATTTGGATTAAATTTAGCTGCACCCACTGTGAGGACAATGCAGTTGGCAGATACGCCCAGCGTTTCGATATCAATCATTACATCATGCATTCGTCACTCCGTTGTCAATTGTAGACACACTAACAGTATATGGTAAAACAGTCAATGACATTCGCTAAATATTCACATGCGCATCAATGAACTCACTGGTTACCGTTCCCATCCTGCTTATAAACAAGCAAGATCCACGTTTGACGATACCACAGACAAATGGGCCATGCAGACTCGTCGCAAAGACAAACTGGAACAGTTTAGAACGTTTCTAGAAAAAAATGGCTTCAAGTTTATAGACAAGGGATCGTTTGGCGCAGTATTTGAACGTCCTGGATATCCATGGGTATTTAAAATATTCAACAGGGATCCTGCATACTTACACTTCGTAAAGTATGCCATGGCACATCAGGATAATCCACACTTGCCACGGATCAAAGGCATCATAAAAATCAACGACGATACCTATGCAGTGCGTATGGAACGCTTGAGTCCAATACCGCTTGGCACAGAGCCTGCAATGTCACTGATACGTAAAATAGTCGGCATTGACAGCTATGGCGATCTCAGCGATGCAGATGTGGCATGGATAGACAAAAAGTTTCCAGGCATTTCTGCGTTTTTCAAAAGCTTTCCGTTGGGTGAGTTTGAATACGATCTACACTTACAAAACTTCATGCAGCGTGGCAAGACCATGGTTATAGTAGACCCCATATATGATTATAGAGAAATGCAGGGCAACTGATGCAGCTACGTGATTTATTCGAACGTCACTATAAAAGCTTGCCAGCGTATCAGCAGGCTCACAGTGATTTCTCTGACACCAGTACGCATGGTGCAGCCATGCACGGCATGCTGAAATTTGATAAATTCATGCGTGAAAATGGATTTGAACTGCTGGGATCGGGCGGATTTGCCAACGTTTATGAACGACCAGGATATCCTTGGGTATTCAAAATCTTCACTGGTGATACAGCATACCTGTCATGGTTGGAATATGTCACTGCCAATCAAGGCAACGAACATGTGCCTAAACTACGAGGTAAACCATTTAAAATCAACAACGGTACCTATGCCATACGCATGGAAAAATTAACACCATTGCCCGGCAATTTCACGGATGATCCATTGCTTGATGCTGTTATGTATGGCGGGCTTCCACTTACACGCAAGTCTGAAAGCACTATTACAGATCTAGGGCATCCGGATTTATTGGCTGTTTTAAAAGCGATAATGAAAATTGCATATTCTAATAAAAATTACAACACAGATTTACATAGATATAATCTAATGATGCGCGGTAACACACCTGTTATAACAGACCCGCTTGCAGATTCCAGGGTATAAAACATGCGCTTACAACAACTATTCCTCAACGAAAACACAGTGCTTGATGAACTCACACACTACAAAAACTTGCCTGCGTACAAAACTGCGCAAGATACATTTGCAGGTGTTGGACGTGGTGGTCATTACAGTGCCATGAAAAAGTTCAACGAGTTCATGAATGAACACGGCTTTAGGAAAATGGGCGAAGGTGCATTTGGTGCTGTGTATGAAAAGGAAGGATATCCATGGGTATTCAAAGTATTTCATGGAGATCCTGCATACTTGGATTTCTTACGCTATGCCATTGCACATCAAAATAACCCACATGTGCCAAAGTTCAAAGGCAAACCCTTCAAAATAGATGATAAAACCTATGCCATACGCATGGAAAAACTATATGAATGGACCAGTTACTTTGATCTTATGGGACATACCAAATCATTGATGTATGCTGTATCTTCGTGGAGACCGCCTGTGTCACCAGACCAAGAAGCAGTGTTTAAGTCACGCGGTGCCGCAGGATTAATACCAGTACTCAACAATCTTGCTCAATTGTGTGGTAGTAAAAATTACAGACTAGACCTACACCATGGTAATATTATGAGACGTGGCAATACCATAGTAATAGTAGATCCTCTGGTAGACGATGCGAGTTTGCAAAGAAGTGAACCAAATATGGCGCCGCCTGATGAATCGCAACAGTCCACTCAACCGGGCAGATTTGAACCCAGTTCAAAGTGATCTTCAATAAAGCCGCCAACTGGACAAAATCCTTTGTTGTAATTGTTGTTTGCAATTTCTGCACATTCGCGAACAATCAGTTCAGCAAACTTTTCCAGTGATCCAGGGTTGTTCAGAGACTCTTGCCAAATGCGCACCCGTTCTGTGTCAGCATCTGCCCATTTGGTTTGTACAAGCCCTGCTTGTTTGGCCAGTTCTTTGATACGTGGATTCATGCTGCGTCCTCATAAACTATGTTATAACCTGTGGGCATTTTTCTGCGCGGTATGTCACGGTTACGTTCCCGCTGCATCCAGTCCCACACTTGCTGTGCCAACGGATCCTTATATACTCGTCGTGTTACAGGACCAAATCGTTCACCTTTGGGACCTACTAACCACATATCTTTGCGATACTCATATTCATAAGTCATGGTTTCAATCCATATTTTCTGCACAGTGCAGCATGACCTGCCACTGCTTCATCCAGTGTTTGATAGCGATCAACGACTTCACTGCCGTTTTCTGAGAACAAGCAAGACTCATACTTGTAACCAAAATCCATGCCCGGTATAGTGGGCATTTCCACAGTGCTCAAGCGGATTGTTTCAAGACTAAACAATCCGCCATCGCTTGATACCTTTTGCCAACGCGGCGCCATCAGTTGTCTCCATCAAAGTGATAAGTCCATTTGATATCCTTCCACAGATGCCGCACGGAATCAATGGTAGTCTGAGTGCCAGTGTGCTTGCGGATATGCGCAACCAGCATTGCACGAGTATCTTTGCCGTCAAATTTGCCAAACACAATCATGGGAGCCACAGGGTCGTTCTTCTTGATAGTGGGCATCCACTCAGTGGCATAACGCTTGCGGTCCAAGCCAGATGCCACCACACCGTTGTAATAACGGTCGTAGCTGTCAACACTTGCAGCAATGCCTTCCCAAAAGTCATTTTCAAACTGGTCAACTCGATGACGGTCATCATCCAACATAAACGCTTTGCTGTCATCCAGCTTGTCCGTGACAATCAACTTGATCAAGTTCTTTTCCAAGTTCAAGTTGTCTTTGGTCTTATGGATACGACAGTACCACTCGCCTTTGATTTTGTGCATTTCGCCATCGTCAAAACGAATGATCCAACCTTCCATGCCTTCAACATCATGGGTCTCAGACAACAGTCGTTCCATGTTGGCAGCAGTGCCGTCGTAAGCACGAACAACATCAATATTGTAAGAACCTCCCCATTCTAGCAAGTCGGCATAGCCGACATATTCACCAGAGACATTGTGACGAATAGCCAGCAATACCAAACGGTCCTCTGGATAGTCAATGACAATGCGTTGCTTACGGCTGCACCATTCAAAGATGGGAGTCATACCGCGAGTGATGCATTCGCGTGCCATAGATTCATAACCATGAGTACCAAGAGTAGCAATGAACAGTTCTGCACCCATGCCAACATCAGTGATACCCATCTTGGTACCCCAACGGATACCCGCATCAGTGATCACAGGCGTAATCATAGAACCATCCAGCTTTTCCAAGATCACATGCGGACGATTCAAATCAATGCAGTGCATTTGAGTTTCGTCACGTTCGTTGACGTTGAAGAACTTGTGCAAACGGCGTGCCATGATTTTACCGTCGTTATGGAAAAGTATACCACGGCATTCTCGACGAATGGCAGCATGCAGATCGTATTCATTGTTCAACATCACAGGAGGGAACGTATCAATCATGTTGACCATGTAGTTGACAACGTAGCCCCAATCGCGTTCAACAATTTTAAATTCATCGCGACCTGCAATGGCAGCACGAACATCGTCGATATGATTGATGTTAGGAAATTGGTAGCCCATGTCGTTCAACCCTGTATGAATAACTGTGTATGGTTGACAATAACACATAGCAAATTACTGTCAACCATATTTTTATTTAAAGATGTAAAAACGAACGTTTTTTGTCTGCAACGATTGCAGGGATCGCTGCCATAACTCGTCTACAATAGGCACTGGGTTTTTTGCCTAATTTTGCATATGTACCACGGTTATAGAGAGTAGCTGCTTTACACCAATCGCCCTTTGCACGATCTAGCGCCTCTTTGAGGTATAGCATACTCCAGGTCAGGTTCGTTTCTGGGTCAAACAACAACTTGCAGTTGCCTTTGAATCCCAGACCTTTGGCAGTGGCACATCTGATCTGACCTAGACCATAGTTGCCACTGTTATAAGCTCGCACATCGAAAGTACTTTCGACCTTTATGATAGCGTATGCCAGCGAGAATGGCACCTGTCGTTCTGCGGTCTTGTCAGCGATTAACTGAACCAATGGAGGAAGGCTATCAACATTCACAACATCGGCACCCCATGCTTTGCAGCTAACGCATGCTAACACTAGGGCTACGACCATGATTTTTAACTTCATAGTAATTTATTTAACTACCAAAACCGCATAATTGTCAAGCCAGTTAACTGTTGACTGCGCCAAGTACCAGATAGTAAGCGGAATATTGCTTCTTTGCACCGTCAACACACTGTTAAAGTATGCTATAATATTGAAAAATACTGCGTTAACTCAGTCAACGCAGTATTTAATTTTAGATTATTACGTTGGTTTTGCAGTCTATGGATGTAGAGGGAACCTGCTAAGATAAGGTTGCAGTGCTTCTTTATATCCAAACACATAAGCAGCAGTGGCTTCGCGACGGAAGCACATATAGTTGCCATCTGACATTTCAACTGGAGGCAGTGTATGTGTTGCAGGAGCGATCAAACTTCGGATTTCACTGTTGACAATGTAAGGGTAAGTGGGATCAATCACAATACCTGTAATAAAACCATCTGTGTCAGCTTCATCAACTGATTGCATGACTTCTTGCCATGAACCTTTCAAATTGATCTGTGTGCCAAAACCATTGGCCTGTTTCATCCACAACTCAATGTCTGCCTTGCGTTCAACATCTTTAGAGTTGATGTAATGATTGTAAACAAAGTGATTGGCAGCATGCCCACTGTGGGCCTGTGCTTTTCCTGGGGCCATGCTCTGCAAATCCGTTCTAACGAACACATACAGTGCTAGATAATCTGCCATATTGTTTCCTTACAAGTAGTGTGCGGATTAAAAAACTCGCACAATGAGATGTCCATTTTCAACTTTAACCTCAACATTGCCCAGCGCCAACAACGGACCGTAGAGTTTGGCATTCTTTTCGGCAAGCTTGGCACGCTTGAGCGCAAAATGTGCGTCACAGACTTTGACAGCTTCAAACGGTTTTTTGCGATTCAAACCGCGCTTGGTGTAGTAGTCAGGTCGTTGTCCAAAGAAGTCTTTGATGATATCGCTTACAGCACACACACGATCCACATGAGTGTCAGTGTCGAAAAACTCCTTGTGTTGACCCGCTGCTTCATTGCCGCGGTAGATTGCATCAAGATATGCACCCAAGCTATTTTTCACTGTGTGAGTTGTATTCAGATCTTCTTGAACAAGCATTGCGGTCATCGTTTTGATCCTTTGGTTGTGTTGTGTCTCTGTGCTGCATACGTAACAGTTGTATGCAGCACTGTCAAGTGTAATTTTAGTTTGCCCAATAGCTTTCGCTAGCAACGCTGCAATGCCAAGGAGTGTTAACGCTTTCGCGCACAATTTCACCCGTCATCATGTTGCAAACTTCGCGGGTACCTGCAATCAGCAAGTGATAAGCAGCACTGTCTTGCACTGCAAGCACTGTGTCTTCCACGTTCTTCTTACGGCAGATACGAGTCTTAGCAGCTTTGGCAGCAGCTTCGGTTTTGTAATACTGCGTACCATAGGCACGCTCGGTAACAATTGCAGTAGTGTTGACGTTGTAAACTACGTAAGCCATTGTGTGCATCCTTGTGCGCTGCGTTATATGTTATACATAGCATCAACAGATACTGCGTCAACCAATTTTTAATATTTTTAACAATAAATAATTTGTAATACAAAGGTTTTACTACATGATTGAAGAAATTAAAAAAGCTGCCGAGTTGTCAAACAGTTGTCAACGTAATTGGGATCACAGTGCGTTGATACCAGATGAACATGTTGAGATGTTAATACATAGCATTCGTCATGCACCAACTAAACAAAATGAAACTCACTACAAAGTATTTTTTATTCGTAATCCAGAGCTTATATACCAGATATACAGAAAGACAAAACAATTTGCTGTTACGCCAGGAACTGGTGATATCACACAGTTTACAGACAACGACGGTAAAACCAAACTTGAATACAATGTTCGCAACTCTCAAGTCAACGCAAACTTACTGATAGCATTTTGCGATGATTGGGATCAATCAAAATCTCGAACTATGATTCACAGAATTGTAGATGAACGTCCGAATGATGTTGCACCTGGCGCTATAACTGAAAAAGAGCGTCAGAAGGCTCTCAGTATAGGTGTTGCTACTGGTGAGTTAATATTAGCTGCAAACTTGCTCGGCTACAGAACAGGCATCTGTACTGCATTTTGGTCGCATGAGATGACGGATTTTTTCGAGGGTGGGGAACTAAAACTATTAGTTGGTGTAGGCGTTCCGCATCCAGACAAGGATAGAAAAGAACACGAAGAAGTCGTCAACAAGGACATTGTAGCAGTTGATCGTCGTAGCGGCGACGATGATGCCAAATGGATTTTTCCTACGTTTGAAAAAGACGTGATGATCAAAGAACTGCTTTAAATGTTCAGAGCCTATAGTATCACACATCTTCTGTACGAACAATGTCACTCTGATATTTGTCCATAAACGCATCAAAATCTTCAACGTTGTCAAAGTAGTAGACAACACGATCATTGTAAGCTGCTTCACTGGCTACTCTCACTGCAACATCGCCCGTCAGTGTGCGTTCACACCATCGCCTTACAGCAAACATAGTCATTTGATCAAAGTGATCAGTCTGTGTACTCATCCATGCAGCCCACGGCCATAAGCTGTTAGGCCATGGCGGGTCCCGCTGGTCGAACTTCAAAAGTTCCTGCGGCATTATCCACAACACGGTGTTGGGATCTAAGCTGTCAAGGTCAATCCAGCGAGACATTTTTATTCATTCGTTAGTATGTAATGCATTGCAGCTTGCTCAAAATCATCCGAAGATTTAAAAAACACTTCTTTATCTTCGTAATTATGAATCCAGCATTTAGGTTGTGCATTTCTGCGTTCGAAACAGTACCATTCACTATTATTGCGAATTTCACTACCATCACCTAATGTTGCAATGCAGGATTTTACAAAATTATTAAACATACTACCAAACGTGTTTGCACGATATAAGTATCCTCGTTCAAATGCTTGATTACGATCATCTATTTTACAAAAGTCGCCAAATTTATATCTAGTACGAGGGTATGGTGTATTACGTCCCATATTAAACTCCTGTAACTTTGTCATTACGAAACCCCATGAACACAGGGAACCTCACACTCCAAACGTCATCGCTGTCTTGATTCTTTGTTAGTACATCTCCTTTGATTTCAACTGTGCGACCAATTACAGTATCGCGGCTTACCCAAATCTCATCACGTAGTTCTTCTGTATAGCCGCCGCCAACTGTGACTTCAATCAGCTTGCCTTGATCAACACCGCGACATACCAATCCACCCATGGTGTTTTTGAATTTGCTGTCAGCTTTACCAGGTTCAACGTCAACAACTTCCAAGTCCACAGTGATAAAGGGTTTGATCTTCATCCATGCATCGGTACGCTTGCAACGATAGCTGGCACCGGGATCTTTTACCATAATGCCTTCATAGCCAGCAGCCACAGTTTCGTTGTTGAACTGTTTGAATTCTTCCTGTCCTTCTGCTGTATCAAGATCGACAGCCTTCTTGGGAATCACATACACACTTTCGCCGCAGGTGTCTTGCAACATGGGTATAAATCCAACTAGCACATCCTGTCGTTCTGTCTGTTTCACAGCATATTCACCTGCACGGAATTCGTCAAGCGGAATGATATCAAACAGTGCCAGTTTGGCATCGCTGGTATCCACATCACTTTTGCGATTCAACTGCTTCATCAGTTCTTGGAAGCTGCGGCTAACCATTTCGCCATCCAGCACAATGCTCTGTTTCAACTTGGGCAGCATTGCAGACATTTTGTCAGTGATGGCATCAAACCTATCGTTTTGCCGTCCGTCTCGGCTGTATTGTGTAACAGTCTGTGCGTCGATATCCAAGATAGTGAGAATGCGCACACCATCCAGTTTGGGATCCAGCAGCTTCCAACCCTTCATCTTCTTGGGATGGTCATCTGCGTTTTTTGCAAGCTGGCAGCTAAACACAGGGATAGTATATTGCAGTGCATCACCGCCAATGGCTTCCAGCACTTTGTTGATAGTGCTTTCAGTTACACCGCACTTGAGATCTTTAAGCAGCAGTCTACGGTACCAACCGTTCCAATCTGCGGTGCTTGATACATCTGCTGCTGCAAGCAGTGCATCACGTGCAGCATTGCCAGTTAGTTGGCGTTTGCGCAGTCGTTCTAGCAGTGTGTTGAATTTGATCCAGTCCATGCTGGGTACAAAGCCCGGCATATCACCATCTTCAATAATGGGTGCTTTTTTGACACCAAATGTAACAAGTGCATCATATGCAAGCTTGGCACCTTGGAAGAATTCAACACAGCCTTGATCCCATGCGCGGCGCACGATGGCTTCTTTATCTAGTCTACCCGGTGTAGCTTCAAGCTGCGCAATGACGTCTGACGGTTTCATCTGTGTACCTCTATGGAACGTTATACACTATGATGTAGCAGATAAGCAGTGCGTTGTCAACCTGATCAACTACCTGAACCAATGCTTTGTTCAATTGTATCAAGTTCTGGCCAGTCTACATTGTGTTTGCGTAGGTAATCGACTACCTCTTTTGCAAGATCAAATTGGCTAGTATGCATCCAATTTAAAACTGTTTTAATTATAGAACGCTTGACTTTGTGGTCAGCAAACAACGCCGGGCTGGGATTTTTGATGTATTTTATGTTAAGGCCATCTTCTTGTACCGCAGCCGATTGTGACGCCAGGCTGGGATTTTTAATATATTCGATTGCCCATGGTCTGTGTTGCACCGCAGCCAATTGCACAGCTGGTGTAGGATTGTCAATTGATCTTATTGCCCAGCCAGATTGTTGTACCGCAGCCAATTGAATAGCTAGACTGGGATTAGAAATATATTGTATTCTACTACCGTCTTTTTTCACAGCAGTGAGTTGTCGCTTTTCGCTGGCAGTATTCAAGTCAGATAATTTTAACGATTCAGTTAGTTTGCCTGCATTCATGCTTTGTTCAATTGTATCAAGTTCTGGCCAGTTTATGTTTAGAGTTCGCAGTTTATTCGCTATATTGACCACAGTTTCAGACTGCGGTCCTTTATGTTTTAATTCAGCTAGTAGAAATTTTATTATAGTATGTTTATGCGGCAAAATGTCATTGGCTGAAAATTCAACATCAGTGGTTAAAACAGCAGGACCAAATTTAGATAATATCGCATTTGCATCTTGATTTAAAACGAACCTGACTGCGTCTGCTATTTCTCTTGCGATTCCGCCTGCATAGTAATCAATTTGATCGTTGTTACTATAATCAATTTCAATATCGGATGCTGCCGACTCACTGAATCCAATATCAGTTAACTTTTCAACTAGTTCACTGTCGTAATTACCTTCGTCGAACCAATTTTTTACCTCTTCATATGCTTCTTCGTCATCCGAGTTTGCCGAAAATTGTGGTTGAAAATTATATTGTAAAATAAGTTCGCCGTGATAAGGGTCTTCATCAACGTCCATTGGTACTGATACAGACATTTGTAGCGTAGTTACTCTAGCAGTTAACTTGACTGGTTCGTCGTCGATGCCAATATGACCATCGATAGTAACAACATCATTAATAGGAACTTTAAACAGTACCTCAATACCAGTGTCGTCATATACAGGATATAGTGTTATGTATTTTGCAATAAATTCCAAGTCTGCTGTAATAGACAACTCACTGTCTTCTAGTATTTTTCTATACTGTTGGATGTCGTCGGTCATCTGTTAATTTCCTATCGTTTTTGCATTCATACTGCGTTCTATCACCGCTAGATCTGACCATTGTACACCATGCTTGCGCCGGTGTTTTGAGAAGTGTTTCTAATAGCTGTTTGTAATAACCAGGTTCGTGGGTCATGAGTATTCTTTAAAATTACTGATATACTTATCTTAGAGTATTCATCGAGATATCAAGTTCTGCTTCGCCGAACTGCGACTGTCGTTGCTGTCATTTCGCAGGCTCCATTCATCAACTCAATCGCTATATCTTAATAATTGAATCTTAATTATTTCGATAGATTTGATGTCACAAGACGACTAGTGTGCCGCCTTGTGACCAAGAGCCAACATTTCGATGAGTTCTCTAGCCTGTCCATCAGTTCGCAACCTTATTCAGGCAAGGGGCTGTCATGATTTCCTCCCTTTTACGTTAATTTCTGCCTATCTCGTTCAATGGCCTATGGACCAACAATACCACTGAATGTCATGGATATGGGGTTACCGTCTACTACCCCAAGTATCATATAATATGATTTCGACCGCGGTTTGCTTATGCTGATACGCAGAGCTTTTTATTTTGAATTGTCACGGAACCGGATTGCCGGAAGCTTCGCATCCACCATCAGTGGGTAGTGCGTATCAGTCATGCTGTCGCCCATGTGCATCCCTTCCCGTCCGAAGGTGAGCAGTCCTATTCAAACGCCTGGACCGGCTATCGACAGTGTTTAATTAAAAAGGGCAAGTGTTACCTTGCCCTAGTTTGCAGTTATGGTTGCCATCCCGGCGGCGGAGTTGCGCCACTGGTATAAGCAGGGAATGCTGTGTTAGATACATCTGTGCCATATCTAGTACGCAATACAATCCCTCGCTTCTGCAAGTTCTTACTACTGTCGTAGTATACTGCCATTATGGCATTAGGCACAGTGGAATTCTCTCTGGTAAACTGTGTATTAACAGTGTTCCATTGAGTGGCAGCACCAAATCCTGTGCCAACTGATTGACTAACAGAACTCAAACTGTCCGCAGATCCGCTGTGGTTGTATATACCTCTAGCTACACTGCTGCTGGGATTGGCAAACGTGAGTTTGTTGATACTTGACGCAGGAAAACTATTTTGCCATTGATACTCACGGAATACCATGGCACCAATAACTCCTGTGTTACCTACGTTGCCGCCAATTTTAGCCACATAGCTTTTGCTGCTACGGCTGAAGAAGAACTCGGCAGCGGTTGCTGCATCCAGTTTCCACCCTGGTATTTCCAGTGTGCTGTTGCCATTTACCACATAGCCTTCGCTTAGATGCCCTGCGGGTTTACCCTTGAGGACATCTAGTCCGTCTACACTGAAGATTGCCAATACCCTATCTGGACTTCGATTGGTAAAGCGGAGAGTGTATGTGCTACCCTCTCTGCCTTCAATCCAAACCTGCCCTTGATGATAGTATTCATCGGCAGGTCTGCGTCCAAGTGGGCAGATCTCCAGCTGATATTGTGCGCTGGAATCAAACATCTTACTTGATCCTGTCGCGTTCTTCGGCAGTCATACTAGTAGACGCATACACTGCATGCGTATCCAACCCTGCTATCTTTGCACTGCGCATACGTACAGTGGTAGCACTGAGTGTACCCATAGTCTGCGCCATGTTGGTAGTGCTGTAGTTTACACTGTTCATAGTGTTCATACCAAAGCTTGCACCAACTGAGAACGCATCAATGTTTGCACCAAGGAACACAAAACTCCAGTCTGCCTTTTCAGCAGCAGCAACCATTGCTTTGATTTGTGTACTGTTGAATTTGCTACTGGCGTTTTCTTCGCCGTCAGTCATAATAAGAACGATAACACCGGGGCGATCCTTCTTCTTATTCTTTTCCAGTGTGGCATTTACCTGCTCAATAGTATAGCCAATGCAGTCGAGCAAGTTGGTTCCACCATTGGGTCGGTAGTTCTTTTTATCAAGCGCAGGCGCTTCGCTAATTGCAAGATTTTCAAACACAGTTTTGATATGCGGTGCGTCGAACTTGTTCAGTGTAAGAGTTGCATCGCCTGCATTTTCAGCAGCACGTTGGCCTTGAACAAATTCGTTAAAACCAGAGATAGTGCTGTCGTAGCAGGAATTCATACTACCGCTTTCATCAAGTACAACCGCAATAAGGTTGCCTTTGGTGCCAGCTTTTTTAAACTTGTATGTGTTTGTGGGAGTTGTGGTTGTTGCTACTGTTACAGTAGTTTGCTGTGTCAAACCGAGACCTGGAAACGGGTTCGGCAGAGTGCCATTTGTAGTAGTCATATCAATGTCCTTCGAGGTCTTTACTGCCCAAAATCACCTTTGGGTCTTATCTGCCTCATCCTGCACCCTGTGTGCATTAAACATATTTATAATGTCTGAATTGCTGATATCCAAATTATTTAGATAGAACTCATTGATTGTCAGCAGCAGTTGCACTGTCTTTTATTATTTCCAAATCTGGCCATGTGACGCCTAGTTTGTTTAGTTGCCATATAAATGCTTTGGTATGTTTAAACATCTCTGCTTTGAGATATTCCAGCAACATTTTAATTAATCGGTGCCTGTATGGTTTAAGATCTTCTGCGTGATCGCCTTCGTAGCCCATGCGCAACAATTCTACCAATGCAAGTCTTACATTTGTCATATCATTGGCATTGAGAGCTTGCATTAAATTATCAAGTTGGTATTCGGCGTCATTGCTCATGGTGTATCCTTTTACAGTTGTACTGTTGGAAACAATACAGTAGTCATAAATTCTGTAGCAAGTTCATCGCCTAACAGATTCTTAATGGCTTTTACAGTATGCTCATTTTTACGTTGCTGTATGCAATATCTATCCTGTGCGGCTATGATATTAGCAGACAGGTGTGTATCAGGCGTTAAGCTATCAAGGTATTGTGCTAATACCAACTTTGCATCGTCTGCAATTGCTATCAACTCATCGCCTGTTGGTCTGCATGCAATCCAATTTTCGCCAAATATGTCGCCCCATTCTGGACGTTGTCTAGGACGTTCAATTGGCAATGTGGTAAAAGGCTGACTGGGTAATACAGTGGGACTGAGATCCCAAAACAATCCAGTTACTTTGCTTTCGCCTGCTATAACATCAAATCCAAATATAGGAGCAGGATCGGTAACATGCGGAAATACACAGCAATGTACCACCATGAAACGATCCTGATTAAAAATTTCCACATGCGCTATGCGAAATTTCGGACTGGTCCAACGATGGTTTTCCCAACCGTAATCTTTTGTAGGTACAGTTTCACTGTTTGGTTGTCCTGCGATTATTGTACAGAAGTCACGAGCAACTTCATCCAAATAGTTGATAAAGTTCATCGTATATCCTCATGGTCCAATCAAATGCCGCATTGGCTTCGTCGTAGTGTATATCAGTAAGATTTGCTCTCACGTAAGCAATACAGCCCTTGAGGTCTTCAAATTTTAAATGTGCATGCGGTCCAGGCAACTGTTTGCCTATCATCTGTCCGCCATACATGTTTCCTAGATAATGCACGTAGACATGCGCCCAACGGTCATTGGCAGATAACCCACTGAGATACTTTACGTAATTTTTTACATTTGGTGCTATTACGCAAGGCTCGTAGTCCATATCTGCAATGTCTTGCAATATGATTTTGTTACGCAGCACTTCTGGTTTGATAATCATACCGTCCCGTTCTAGCTCTGCATAGATTGGTTGCATGTTTTCGATAAATGCAGCATAGGTGTCGGTTCGCATGCCACCTGTGATCATCAGTTTACTTAATTCAGTTTGCTCTGCACGTTTATGACTGTCGCGCACTGCTTCGCGTAGATCCATTTGTTTACCTCTGTGATATTTTGAGGTTCATACCCTCTAATACTTTAAGCAGTGTAGCAAATCTTTCGCGGTCTTGCACTCTAAATTCTTCAGAAAGATTATCCCAAGGCTGAAGCATAGGATGTTTACGATTTTTTGGATCCATTTTGTGACCAAATGTCCAACCTTCGTCCATCTTGCGTTGGTGCCATTGGTTGTGATAGGTTTTAGCAGCAGACTCTGCAATACCTGCAAGCATATCCTGTTGTACCTGTTGCAGTTTTGTTTCTCTGCCATCACGCTGGCTCCAGTTGATAACAAAGTCGCCGTCTGGATACTCTGCATTCCATGCTTCTGCAATAGCATCAGCTTCGGCTTCTTCCAAATCTCTACTGATAGGCACCACATAGTGATAACCATTCTCACCTTTTATACAGTAGAGTTTGGTGTTGACTAATTCTCGGCCTTGTAACAGTCCTGTTTCGGCAATGATGCCATTAGGACCGCGGTCTCTAACTGTGCTAAACCATTTCGCAGGAATACCCTTGGGCAATGGTTTGGCAGTTTTAATTTCAATGTTGTGTTGTGATCTGTGCTGCATCAGATATTTAGCACTGTAATCACAATATTACCATTCCCAAATCCATTGATACCCGCGATGCAGTTGACGTTTACCAACCATGCTCATCCATTGTGCTACAAATGTACCTTTGCCCACATGCGATCCGTCGGCGGCCATGAGGTTATCATCTACTGCAACCAGTGTACCAGGACGCAATACATTTTTAATAGCCAACAATTCGTAGATATGATGCTGTGCGCTGGGTTGCCAGTTGTTTAAGTCAAGGTCAAAACTATCCAAGTACAGTACATCAATGTACCTGCCCATTTTACCAAAGTTGACTTCTGCTTCTTGCAACCATTTTACGCTGTCTCCGCAGAATACTTGATGACGTTGCCCTGTTAGGCTTTTTGCAAACTGACAGGCACGTGGATCGATGTCTACACTGTAAAGTGTACCTTCGTGCATGTCCGCCATGGTATTGAATACTTGACTGCTTTGTCCGTCGCCAAACCAATTGTCAGTTTGTCGTGTGCATCCAGTTTCTACAATAAGCGGGTATCGGCTATTTTGTACTTTGTTATACAGTATTTCAAACCCGCTGCGTCTTTTGTCTAGGCGGGCGAACATTTCATCTAATGTCATGTGTTTACTCCCAGACCATATTATATTGTCAACTGATGTGAAGAACACAATTAAATACAGTATGGAAGATAATGTAACAATCTTAGAATCCACTGTGGTGTTAGATGATGATACCGCAGCACGGGAAGAACAACAACGCATACTGCTGTTGTTGCTGGATGTAATGGAGTAAATATCAACATGAATATAACTGGAATCTTTGCAGTGGTATTGATAGTAGTAGGTGGTATGTTCTACTGGTACTTTGACCACAGCCAAAAAATCATACATCAACTGGAAGCCGATCGTGCCAAGTTGGAAATATCGGTACAATCACAACGAGATGCTATATCTGCATTGCAAATGCATGCAAAAGATCAAGCAGTGCAAGTAACGGAACTGCAAACCAATTTAAATACTGCTAACAGCTATAGAGATACACTAGAAAAGAAACTACGTGATCACGATTTAACAATGTTGGCTCGTGCTAAACCCAAGCTGATAGAAGATCGTATGAATGCTGCTACCGCAGCAGTATGGAATGACCTTGAAACTATTACAGGTGGTAAACCCGCCAATACTGCTGTGCCTGCTGCAAAAACAACTGCACCATCAACAAGCAGCACCGGCCATTATAAGAGTTTAAATGATGTCAATGCACAACCCTTACAGTAACACATACCCAACCGTTGCATTGCTTGCTGCAACATTATCAATCGCAGGCTGTGCAAGTACTACTCAGCCTATTCAAATAGATACAAAACCAGTTCAACTAGAAATTATACAGCCTGCACCTCCTGCACCTGTATCGCTGTCAGAAGTGAACGTATCTGTTGTAACAGCAGCGACACTTGATGCATTCATAAAACAAGCCAAAACAGAACAAGGTACTGATAATCCTGTATTTGTTGTATTAAGTGTAAAAGGTTATGAAAATCTCAGCTTGAATATTGCAGAACTCAAACGTTACATACTACAACAACAGCAAATTATAGCATATTACCGCAAAGCTACTTCACAAAAATAAAGAAATTAAAATGAACAGATTAAAGAAAATACTTCAATCAAAATGGTTTAAACGAGGCGGCTTGGCAGTTTTGTGTTTTTACCTGCTCAAAAGCACATTATGGACCATACTGTTTGTTGCCATGTACATGGGGTGGGTACACTTGTAACACCGCACTGAAAACACTGTGTTAAACTAAATATTGCTACTCAGCAATAAGGCAGTGTTGTTATGATAAAACGATTAAACCCCGCAACCGAACCCAGCGATAAACCAAAAGTTATAAAGACACTAGATGGTGTTTCTAGTTCAGACGATGATACATTTTATCAAGGTACCGGACAAAGCGTGGCACCTGCAACACCAACACCACCGGCACCTGCTGTTACTACACCTGCTGTAGCAACTACAATGACCAGTGCGCCGCCGCCGGTTGTGCAGCAAAATACCACCGCCTCTGTAGTTACAACACCTAGTACACAGTATGCCAGTACCATTACAGCGGGTAATATTACCAGTAATGTAGATGCAGTTCCCAATTCAGACGCAGCAATTGTACATCGTAAAATGAGTCTTGAAGAAGCCAAGTTTAGACTTGAAGAAGAAAAGACTCGTCATGCAATATACATGGAAATACGCAAAGAGGATTTTAGACAGTCTGAATTAAAAGTAGAACAAGATATCAACAGTAAAAAAGAGCACGAACATTGGATGAAGTCCTATTGGCGTCCTGCAATGGGATGGCTCTATATGATAATTTGTGCGTTTGATTTTATTGTAGGACCTATGTTAACTATGGCCATGCCTATATTTCTCAAAGGTCTTGGTGCAGCCAGTGTTACCTACACACAATGGTCAAGTTTAACATTGAGTAACGGCGGGTTAATACATTTGGCATTTGGCGCAATACTGGGTATTACTGCTTGGACTAGAGGACAAGAAAAAATCAGCAAGATGGGTTAATACAATTTACTTCAAAATTGATTTCCAGTGATATATGGTTCTATCTATACCTTCGCTGTATGAAATTGCAGGCTTCCATCCGGTTAGTTTCGTAAGTTTTTCATTTCCGCTGTTTAACCACCATATTTCGCCATGACGTGGATCTTTTGTATTCCAATTTATAGTGCCATTCCAGTTAAGCTGCTCTGCTATATAATTTGCGCAGTCTTTTATTTTTCTTGGATCATTAGGACCTATTGTGAATATATTTTTTGCACATTTTTCTCTGTTTTCAATAACAGTCATCCATGCGTCTAACAAGTCATCTATGTAGATAAAATTTCTATAAGGTTCTGCATATCCTAAATTACACACATTACCAGTTATCATCTGGCTTATAATATGCTCTGTAACAAAAAAGTCATTGTCTTTTCTTCCGTATGCATTTGTCTGCCTAATAGCAGCCCATTCTAATCCATATGCTCGTCCAGCATATTCAAGATATTTTTCGCAACCATATTTTGCAACTGCATACGGCGCATTTGGGTTAGGTTGTGTTTCTTCAGTGAAAATAACAGGTATTTTAAATGTGTTGGTTTGTTCAATTTCGTCTGATATTGGTTGCCATCCATACACTTCCATAGTGGATGCAAAAACAAAATATGGCATATTCTGTAATTTACTACATGCTTCAATTAGATTTACAGTTCCTATATAATTTACTTCGCTGAAGCTTACTTGTTCATAGAAACTTTTTTGAACTTCTGTTCTTGCTGCCAAATGTATAACAATATCTGGTGCTGTTTCTTTTATTTCGATGTTAACAGCTTTGTGATCTGTTAAATCACTTTTGAGAGATACAACTGATCCAATTTTTTGTAATCTGGCTATAAGATGTTGTCCTATAAATCCGCTGGAACCTGTTAATAAAATTTTCATTGCTAATTTCTTACTGCTAATATTGTGTTATGATCTAGTATATATTTTAATATTGTATTCGTTTTCAAATGCAGCAGCATCAGCTTCGTTGTTTACCATAGGTTGTCCTTTGATGTTGAGACTTGTGTTAACTAACATAGGGCATCCGGTCTCGCTATACCATCTGCGCAGTGTTTGATATAATCCCATGTGCTGTTTGACATTTACAGTCTGTACCCTACTGGTACCATCTATATGTACTATACCGGGAAACCGAGTAGGTTCGCGACATTTGACAGTATATTGCATGTATGCATGATTATAATCTGTCATATCGAAGTATTGATTTGCATGTTCTTCTAGTATTACAGGTGCAAATGGTCTAAATGCATCTCGTCTTTTAACAACATTTAAACGTTCTTGAATATTAGCTATGCGAGGATCTGCTAGCAAGCTGCGATTACCCAATGCTCGCGGCCCAAACTCTGCACAGCCATTGGCAACACCTACAACTCCGCTCTTGTGTAATTCGCTTATCAGTTTACCTAATGGATATAACCCATCTATACAATGTCCCAAGTATGGGCCTTCCCAGTTGACATGTTGTTTTAGATATGCCAGTGCAGCACCAAGACTGTTGCCTGCATCTCCTGGATTTGGCATTATCCAAATGTTTTCCCATATACCTTGTGCTGCAATTGCGGCATTTGCTACACAGTTCAATGCACAACCACCACTTAGTACAAGATTATCTGAGTTTGCTGTGGACTTTAAACATGTACTGATGCGTAATACAATATCCGTGAATATTGCTTGAGCACCAGCAGCTAAATTATGTACATCGGTAATATAAGGTTGCCAATTTAAAATACCTCTATGCATGTTGACTTTACAACGATAAAACGGCCAGCGGTTGGTTATTTCTATCAGTTCATCTAATATTACTTGCTTATATTTGTCGGGGTCGCCAAATGCAGCCATACCCATTACAATGTATTCTTCTTCGTTGGGTTTGAATCCACAGCGTTGCGTAATTGCTGTATAAAATAAACCAAGACTGTTTGGGTAGTGTGCAGCAGCAATCTTTTTAAGACTTATACCATGGCCATACCATGCAGTTGTGGTATCCCATTCTCCAATGGCGTCTATTACCAATATAGCAGCAGTATCAAACCCACTGGTATAGTAGCCACCTGCTGCATGACTACGATGATGACTGACAGTATGCATTATTGTGTCTGACATCTGTAGTCTGTTTAAATTAGTACGTGGACCAGTCAAGGTGATATCTGACCATTGACCCGCCCATATTTCACGTGTTAATTTCAACAAGGGTTTTTCGTGCCATATCAATGCACTGGGTGTACCATAAACCAGTGCAGCATTTATCAAATCTTCAGTTATTCTGTCGTCGTTTTTTATTTTACTGTATCGTTCACTATGTGCAGCCCATACAATTTTATTGTCGTTGATTATTGAAATTGCTGCATCGTGTCCACCGCCAGATATACCCCAAACATTGATATTTTTCATAAGTGCACCTTTTAAATTTCTGGAATAACACAGCTTTACTATACATATATAGTATAATAACAGTAAGATAAGAATTAAAAATGACAATTTATATATTGTACCACAATGTTAGATCTGACACAATACCGCAATGGAATTATATACCAGATGTCTCAGTACTGTTAAAAAACTGGCCAACCAATGTAGAACAGTTTGATTTGCGATTAGACAGCATGCCCAATACAGATGTTGCATATGCAAAAATAGAAGATGTGCCTGAGCGTAGCAATTGGTTATATTCATTGAACAATCTGTATAATCATGATTTATATAGACGCTCAGATTTAACCATACTTGATTATTTTAAGTCTGTGCCTCGTCTTATGTCAGATCTTATAGCAGGGTATGGTAGAATAATGTATGACGATAGACGCGAAGGATATCTATATCCCAACTATGTAAAGGCGGAAATAGAGGGATTTTTCAAACTATACGGTATACCACTAGACAGAGTGGTATTTGCAACTGGTACTGCTAACAGTGCCGACATATTCAGTCGTAATGGTTATACTATGCAGCCATTATACCTACAACAATTTGAATTGGAATCAAGTTGTGCTGTACAAAATTGGCCAACTACACCACCGCAACGTCACATAGACCGGCGATTTTTATGCTTTAACCGTTCATATCAATATAGAGTACATCGATTACAATTGCTAGCTAAAATGTATAGAAGGAATTTATTAGATCAATTCTATTACAGTATGTTAGATGGTGTGGACAGGACAGACGTAGTAACATCTGCTATGCGAGTTATGGGAGTAGAACCTAACAGTTATGATACAGCGGGTGCTATGCGTGAACTAAAGTCGCGCATGCCAATGTTATTAGACACAGATGATTTACAAACCAATCTGGCATGGGTTCACACAGAGTCTGTGGAATCATACTACAATCGCACGGGTATTAGCGTAGTAACAGAAACACTGTTTCATGACAATGAAATATTTTTCAGTGAAAAGACATGGCATCCAATGCGTATGCAGCAACCATTTATATTGGTAAATGGACCTGGGTCGCTACAGCATTTGCGAGATCTGGGGTACATGACATTTGACCATTGGTGGGACGAAAGTTATGATACAATAGTCAATTCCTATGAGCGACTGGATGCCATAGAACAATTGATAACGGATATTGCAGCATGGCCAGACAGTAAATTTATACAGTTTGTAAAGGAATCTCAAATTGTTTGTCAACATAACTTGGCTCATTTGGCAACCGCACACACTCGCATCGATTATAACCAACGACTTATTGCACTGTTTTAGCAGCTCGTTTGGCCTCGGGTGTTAATATGCTTTTAACATGATCATCTAACCAATATGGATCAGCTGCATGTATATATTTTGTATTGGCATCTAGTTTGAGTATATCGTCTATTTGCGGATCATCCCAGCTTAATGGGAAGTTCAACCAATGTGACAGACTTTTGATGTATTGTCTACGATACAAGTACAACAATTCCTGGCCAATGTAAAATGGCGGCACAGACATCCATTGCAACAGTTGCGGCATATTACCCCATGTTGGCCCGCCGCGCAAACGAGTCTGTTGGTATGTGAGTATGTTTTGATCTCGGCCTATGACCACAGGCTGTACATCAATGCCAAGACTTTCTACTTTTGACATAAAATCAAAAATAGGAGGCACTTTAGGCAACCAATTTTCTATGTAGGGATTTGATATACTGGTCACTGCATACTTTTTACCACCCATTATATCAAGATCGATCTTGTCTATGTTGTTCCAATAGTAGTTGAACGGTTCTTGATAATGTGGAATAAAATATCCATCTGGCCTGAGAGCATCTTTCCATCCATGCACATCTGTATGCATGCTGAATATTTTGCCAAACAAATGATTACCAGACCCTTGCGGACCGAATAGAACAATCATTTTCATACAGTCATTACCTTTATGCCGCTGGTCTTATAATCTTGCAAATATTCTCGTGGCGGCAATGCAATATGCAATGCATTGGCCAATTGGTGATTGTTGGTAATATCCAATCTTGCACTATGTCGTGCGGCAAAATCTATAATATCTGCATTTTGTTGATCTATATGCATGGCCATCATTTCTAAATTGCTGTAGTATTGATAGTTGGGATAGGTTATGTTGAACTGCCCACAGCGTACCCACCATCCAAGGCATGCGTCATTGGGACGATGTACAAGAACTATCGTACAGTCCGGCCACGTTTCTCGTATATAATCTAGATGATGGCAAAATACATGACTTTTGATAATGCGTACACCCTCTCCTGAGAATGGTCTATCGAATTCTGCTTCTGCTGTGTGCTTGGCCAGTTGTGGTAACTGCATAAACTGTTTGCCGAACTCCATACCAGGATCGAAGTATGCACCAAGATGCATGAGATCTGGCTGTCCCCATGCAGAATGATAATATGTTCTATTGCTGCTGTAGTCAGACCTGTCAATGTCTATACTGTAGTAAATGTTTTTGCACACCGAGCTCCATTTGGAACCCGGTGCACCTGCCATAAAAATATATTTTGGCAATGTCATTGTCTAGTCTTTGACTGCGGTCAATTTGGTAATGCCCAATGCAAGTGCACCAGATCCAAACACAGCAAGACAAGTGCCAAGCACTGCAATGTTAGGGCCGCCGCCGAAGTTTTGACCGTATACATAAGTCGAGAACCCAACTAGGTACGCAATCAAAACACCCCAGAACATACCAGCTTCGTTGACTAACTTTTGATTTAGTAGACTAAACATCAGTGGGAACCAAACTGTTGCACGCAAAATACCAAAGAACAGGAAGATGGTAATCAATGTCATACCCGGCCAGTTGGCAAGTGTAAGACCTGCTGCAATCAACAGAACCATGCCTATACGACCATATGCAATGCTGGACTCGTCGCCTGCATCTGGCTTGGCCATGTTTTTGACATCATGCCCAAATATATTGGACACAGAGCTAAGTTGCGAATCCAGCACAGACACCAGTCCTGCGAACAACATAAACAGATACATTATAGCAGCCCATGCAGGCAGCAAACTGCCAACTGTGATGATGTTCACATACCCCAACAGTTCTTTTGGAATCTCATAATGCATGCCAGCAGCAGTGAATCCCAGTAGACCAGTCAGCAAGGGTGTGATGACAAAGATAAATGCACCGCCTACAAATGACTTGATAACTGCACCTTTGCGCACTGCAAATGCACGTTGATAGAACGCATTATCGCCCCATGGTGCACCCATGTGGCCTATGGCAGTTGAGAAGCCAAATCCCATGAACACGCCCAGTGCAAAATCAGTGCCAATGATACTGCGACCATTGCCAGTGATGCCGCCCAGTCCTAGATCTACTATATCCCAGCCGCCTGCTGTGCCAATTGCCCATGGAACAATTACAGCCAGGCCCAATACCAACACGGTCAATTTGAAAATTTCAGTGACAACTGATGCTTTCAATCCGCCACGTATGGTATAAGTCAATGCAATTGCTGCAAGTATAAAGCTAACAGTATGATAGCTCATGCCTGTCAGCACTTCAACAGACTTGGATCCTGCCAGTACGTTGATGGCAAAAGAACAGATTGCCAACATGCCAAGTTCTATCATAAACAGACCTTGTACTCGTTTGCCGAACTGTTCTTTGAGATAACCTGAAATGGTAAATCCATCTGGCTTCTTGTTGCGCAGTCTATTGGCAAACCAAGAAAAGAATATCAGCGACAAAAAGTTGCCTATACAAAACCAAAACAGTCCCACAAGGCCATTTTGGTAAGCTTGCTGTGCTGATATGAACATACCAGGTGCCCACATCCATGCTGCACCTGTGCTCATTGCACCTTGTAAAGGACTGAGTTTGCGTTTTGCAACAAAGAATCCTTCCTTGCTAGTGGCGTATCCGCTAGCAAATACCCATGTCAATCCAAACACAATTGCAGCATACATTGCAAGAACAATGCCACCTGTGCCGGGAGTAAACAAGGGGAATAATGTAGTAAAATCCATCTTATTCTCCATGTAGATGTTTGTGAATCGCCAGTTCAACAGGACTCGGTTCTGTCTTACTGGATAGTGTGAGTAATGCATCTGTATAAGGCTGCTGTAACAGTTGCATCTGTTGTAGTGTAGATGTAAACAACTGGCTGTCAATCATTGCCCATCCAAGATGCGCTGCAATTTTTGTATATAGCACAGTGGGATCTGCTGTTAATATTTCTGTCATGCCCAAGCGCATAAAGCGTGTATCTTCGATTGTGCGCACGGTTGTGTTAGCCATGTCAAATTGCAAACGATCATATAGTTGAGAGTCGTTGCTGATCTCCATCATACCGTACCAACGGTCTTTGTCCATTTGACGTTCATTGCGCAAGTATCTAACATAGTGTTCGCTGTCATCCACACATTCTATCAGTATCGCACGATCTGTGGGTCTCATCCATTCTACGGTCTTTGCCACCGCAACATTGATATCTTCGCCTACACCTGCGGGCCAACCTGCATATATTGAATAGCCCCATGGGTTATCGTGGTCGCGAGAATCCGCCAATGCTTGCATAAAATCTGTGTTGCGTTTGATTTTACAAAAGCTGGCATATGCATGACTGGACCCATTGGGTTTCAATGGATTGTCAAGTATTGCAGGTTCGTGCTTGCTGCGTTCTAGAGAAAATCTGTCAACCATCCAACTGACAAAGCTGCCAAATGATCCGGGCTGATACAGTATGCAAACAGTGGTCACAGCTTGACCACTCGCATTGGCAGATGCACAGCAGCCTGTGCTGCTGCTACAATCTCTAAAGTCCTTGCAGTTTGTTTGCCAGTGATTTGGAGTAGTGGACGAGATTTCCAACCTGCATTGACAGTGGCATGCGGCATGTCCTGCCATTCCCATGTAATACAAGTGCCTGCGGTCCATTGATGGTATAGGGCATTGCCAAACATCCACGCTTGGCCCATTTCCCAATCGGCTAGCATTACTGCGAATCTGCGCATGATAGCAGGATTTTTATCCATGTCAGTTACTTTGAAACTGTTCTCACGCTCAGGTCGTGCTGCAAAATTGTCAATGTGAAAATGCAGCATTTGACCAGTGGTTTGATTATGAAATTTAATCATGGGATCTTCTAGTCCAAGATAATCTGCAATTTGGTGAAATACTGCAATATCTTCTGCGGCAGTTCTTGAAAACACTTCTGCATGCGGACTTGCGCCCGCATTGATAAGGTCTTGTTCTTCTGCGTTGGCAGTGTACAATCCTTGTTCTGCAATGGTTTTATTGAAATTGTTTCTTGTGCCCCAGGTGCTGACCTGTGTGCGTGGCATACATTCTGATATGGCATCTGTAAAATCTGTATCGAAAATGCAAACAGGGGTGTAACTGTCTTTGCCCAACTGTGGTGCACGAGTGTTATCAAAATGCCAACTGCTCTTAGATGTGGTATATTCCCATCTACTACCGTTCCAATCTTCGTATTCTGACATTTTTATACCCATTCTTTCAAATATATTACAGTATATATCATTTTTATTGGTTCTATAAAAAAAATGTGTAAAATTTAGAATAAATTATACGATGCGTATTTTACAATCTGCCATACATGGAAAATTGCAATGAATAAACGAATACTGACATATCTGCTAGAAAATCTAGCTGACAGTTTTAAATTGGAAAGATGGTCTGATATTAGAGCAGCGTTAAATGCCAATACAATCATTGATCAGTTGCCATGGACACCCAAGCGACTAGAAAAATTTGTAGAAGATATAGATAACACATTTGATGTTGTCATAGAACCAGTGGGTACTGTTGCTGTATTGGCAGACAAGATTGATTATGCATATGCCAGTAAGTTTTGGGGTGGCGGCATATGGAAACCTAAAACAGATGGATACCAATACACAGGTTGGGGCATTGTTGAGGAGATCAACAAACGTAATCCGCGAGCAGTGTTGGATGTGGGATGTGGTTACAATCAATTCAAGCCCCGCATACCCAACCTTGTTGGCATTGACAAGTTCAACAACAGTGCAGACTTTATGGTAGACATACTAGAGTACAATGTGGAACCAGAAACCTATGATGCAGTCATTGTATTTGGCAGTATTAATTTTGGTGATTACAGCGAAGTATCTGCCAAATTCAAAAAAGTATTTGAACTTACTGCACCCGGTGGTAGAATTTATGTAAGAGCTAACCCGGGCGAAATTCATAAAAATGGACCATGGATTGAAATATTTCCGTGGACATTCGAAGCTGCTCATAAAATTGCAAAAGAGCACGATGTTGAATTAGTTACATTTAAACAAGACAACAGTAATAGATTGTTCTTTATGTACGAAAAATAATGAACCGATATTTTATTGGTTCATTTTACCTATAGTATTAATTATGTTGTATTTGTTGTTACACTTACCGCACAATTCATAACAACATACATTAGGTGAACTTGTTAAACTATTCATAAGATTTGATTTGTAAAAATCATGTTCTAAAATTTCAGCTAATGTATGTTGATTTATATCATTCCATCCTGTGTTAATATCAGGTGTATATAATATATTTGCACTAAGGTATTCGGGTGATGGGCTATACTGTAGCCCACCATACCAACAACATGGCCAGATGTGACCGTTCCAGTCAATGTGTATACTGCGTTCATTCTTTGTATAGCAATCTATACTGTCTATTTTTGCCAGTCTATCTATTATTGTATTTCTTGACGTTACAGGATCTAACGTTTGATAATCTAATTTTGTAATAACTGTATCTCGCCAATGTGCTACATTATCCCACTCTGTTTTGTGATTATTGTATGCATTCCAAAACTTGTCGCTGCTACGTAAATCATTGTTGGGCGTAACTATAAAACTTTTAAACCCAACCATATTACTAATTGCTCTAGCTGCTTCTATCTGATGTTTGTTCCATGAAAATTCTATAAATTTCCATTCGGCATTTGCACCAGCTTTAATTACAGTGTTAACATTTTCCCAAACTTTATTCCATTTTACAAATCTTCTATAGATATGATTGGTATCTGACAACCCATCTATACTACATTGTATTAACACATTGTTTGGTCTAATAGTTGCAACTTTTTTCCAAAAGTCAATACTGTTAATACCCATATTACTTACAACAATAATTTTTGCGTCGGGGTTTACAGATGCTGCATAGTCTATAAAATCAGGCAATTCTTTTGTTGCACCCGCGTCGCCGTAATTACCACAAAATGTTATTTGTTTCAGACGGTTACCAAGTTCGTTGATTATTTTTTTCCAAACATCAAAACTCATATGTTTGTTAAATGGTACAGTTTGATTTTTAAACAAATTGTCAATTTGTCTAGCACAGCCGGGGCATGCTGCATTACAGCTTGAATTGATATCTACATTTAACATTTCAATATCATTAACAGTTAAGTATCTATTCATTGATTAATCAATACTTGTCCATACTATTATTGCTTTTTTACTTGTTATACCGTGATTTAAATAGTTGTCGCTGCAATGATAACGATATCTATCTGCTGAAAAACAACTGCCTTTTTTCCATTTATACACACTTTCTACGGTGAGATACTGGAATACTTCGTATCCGGTTAATGGATAAAAATCTCTTTTATAAGTGTCGTCGTCTATTGAATACAATTCATTTGGTTTAATATCATTCGCACGTATCCAACTCCACGGATCTTTATGCCCACTGCGTTCATTAAATACATAAGTTTGGCTGTCGTAATCTTCGAACGGAATTATGAGTGTCCACGCAGGATTAGGTGCTATTACCATGTTAGGTTGTTCGGCGTCATTATGTAAACCATATGGAAATCTGCTATCTAACACATGTATATGACTTGCTTTTACACCGCTGCCAAATGTAGCTTCTAGTTTTGGTTGCAGAATATCAACCAATGGTTTCCACTCTGGTTTGTTGTAAAAGTTATCAAATACATAATAATGTGCAGTAGTATGATTGGTGTCTCCCATAAATTTTAATGCAAGAGGTGCCATACATGTGTCATGTCCATACAAGACTTTATCAGATGCAGCAGCTTTTTCAAACTCATGTAATTCTGAATCCGACAAAAAATTATCAATTATCTTACTATCAAATATAGAATTTTTATAATAATCTGAATAGATATATTTTTCTAAATACTCTTTATCTTCTAATCTTTCAAATGACATAATTATTCCTTAAATTTTACGTATTTATATTGTTTTATTACCATCAAATTTATTTATATTGCACTCTAGATTGAATTCCTCCCAGTCAAAGCTCATGTTTTGTTTAACACATTCTTGATATTTAACTCGGTCGTCACTTCTTGTAGTTTCGTGTGTAAATTTATGCTTTAGTTTGAAACTTAAATTGCCAATATTATCAACACTGCAATTGAATTCGCTATGGTATGGACTTGCAATAAATCCACCAAATTCTGGCACATCTAGCTCTGGGTTACTAATCATATTAAAATCAAACGCACCGTATATTTTATAAAATATCCACGGTATTACTAGATATTCATTTGCTATGCTTGTGCTTAGTTTATTTTTATCAGTATTGAGTTTAGAATATTCATCATAATATGGTGTAAAATAATCAAAGTTTTGATTGGATTCTTGCGGTATATACTCAACAGGTTGAATTGTGGTGTTGTAATTAAATTTATAAAAATCGTTTATGTTTTTACGATTCTGACCATTCATTAATGTAGCACCTGCATGATCTTGCATTATTCTTAGCCATATATTCATAAACTTCAATCTTATAAATCTATGAATAATGGTGTTTTTGTAATCAGCAGTATACCAATTGCTCATAAATGTATTATCCCATGGAGTGTCAATCCATTGTAAATTATATTTTTTCCAATTGACATTCAAATCACTGAATGCTGCATCTCCGCAAGTCATTCCAGGGCTAATAGCATATATCCATTTACGAGTATTATGTAATACATGCAAACTGTGTAACCACTCACTAGGACCTTCGCTTGGAAATCCAACCACCCAATTCACATGACTACTTACTCCTGCGGCCGCAGCATCTCGCAGATTATTTTCAATTTCCCATACTTTGATATTTTTCTTCATATCATTTAGAACTTTTTCGCTGCCACTTTCTACACCAAAGCTTAGACTAATGCAACCACTTTTTACAATATCATTGAACATTACGGCGTCCATACGACCGTCGCAGCGTGCATAGCTATTCCATCTGACATCTAACTTACGTGCGATTATTTCTGCAATCAAATTCTTGAATTCTTTTAAATTACCATTTGCAAGGCTATCAACAAACCAAAATCTGTTAATTCCGTATTTTTTAACTTGATATTCCATTTCGTCTGCTACGCGATTGCTTTCACGCCATCTGTATCTCCAAAAATGTGTTTCTGCACAAAATGTACACTTAGCAACACATCCTCTACTGGTTTCTATACTTACACCGTCGGAGTGTTGGTAGTCATTTAGTGTATAATCATCATAATCAGGAAACGGAAGCGTGTTCAAATCTAAACTGCTTTTTAATCCGCCTAATACTATCATATCGTCCGATTTTGGCAACACATTGTAATTTTCAAGTAATGTAAGTAATTCTTGTTCGCCTTCGCCTTTTATACAAAAATTAATCAATCCGCGTGGAAACTTATGTGTTTCATATATTAAACTTTCGAACCAGGTATTAAAAGCCTCGGGACCGCCAACCATAATGACTTTTTCGGGCGATAATTCTTTAATACGTCTAATCATATATAAACTTGGCAATAAATTTGTCAAGTAAAGACTAAATCCAATAAAATTACTGTTGTCTGCCAGTATTTTGTGTATATATTCATCTAATAGAGATTTGAGGATAGGATGTACTTCTTGATCATATACAGGTTGTTCCCATTTATAATAATTTTTACTTTCCCAATAATCTACTTTATATTCTTCTATTAGATACTTGTATGCATTTACATTAATGTCATGTACGGTTACATTATAGCCATAATATCGTAATAGTCCCGTTAATCTTGCAATGTTATACGGTGGAAAAATAACACCCCATGCAGGTGCCATAACCAAGCTAACAGTATCATTATTCAAGAGACTTGCTTTATACTCTGACCAATATGTATAACCTCTCTTATTTTTTTTACGATTATCAGACCAATAATTTACTAATCTGGGTTTAACAGCTAAATCGCCAAGATGACTATTAGCATGATTAATAGCCTTTCTGTCTTTTTCTATGATATGAAGTAAAACTTGATCTCTGTCTTCACTTTGCAATTCGTTGTTGTCAGTTATTGCCATTCTGTTACCAATTGTGCCAAAGTTGGATGTACATCGTTGATACTCTGATTTCGTAGTTTATCATATGCAACGGTTCTAATTGCAAACTTTTTTTGTAACTCTTTAATATTAGATAACGTATTAGTATTGCGTAATCTGTGAATAGTAGCGTTTATTCTAAAAGCATCGAGCTGGTCTGGTGTAAAATCAGCTGATGCGAGTTCTATTTTATTAGCTATATTCAACCGCTCTTCTAATGGCAATATATCAATTTGCAGATCAGCAGGACTGTCTACAAAGTTAAAAATTAAATTACCGTTTTTACCGTTGTCTTTCCAATAATTTATAATGTTAACTAAGTCATATGCATTATACGCTTGCACAGTTGCTAATAAATGAGTCTTAACTGACATACCCAGATACTTTTTGTATGCAGCAGAAAGTTTTGTCCAGTCTGCGCCATATCTAATGTAGTCATTAGTATATCCGACACCATCTATACTAAATTGAATGTCTACATTTTTAAACTGCTCTAACCATTTTAATACCTTGCCTTGCATTCTGGTGCCATTTGTAGTGATATCTAAATGCAAATGCGTATTGTTGGTATCTATGCAATATTTTAATAACTTGATAACACCTGTCATAAAGAACGGTTCACCGCCTGCTAATTTAAGTGTTTTTAAATGTGGTAACCATTCTGTTATTTCACTAAACAGTTTGTCATTTTCAATCCAGTCGTTGACTTCGAACCAAGTTTCGCCTGTGATATTTTTTAAAAATGGGTTATCTTTATGTTCGTTTGCAATAGTACTGCTGACACCAACAAAACACATCCTGCAACCAAGATTACAGAACCTGCCTGGGCGCCAGTCTACCCAATGAGGAGTCTTGTTGCTATTGCCGTATTTTACATCAATATCCCAATCTGCTGCGGCATTAAACCATCCATTATGTATCATCCTATCGCTACCGCCGCCCGAGTCTTCCTCTAATTGGTAGCACTTATTACATTGTTTAACAGGTTTACCATCCAACATATCTTTACGAATTTGTTGGTATACATCTCCGGTCCATACCGCATTCATACTGGTTTTAGTAATATCCTCTGACACAGGATATTTCCAGTCTCCGACGCAGCATACATTTGCATGACCGTTAGTTGATATGTGCATGTGATTAAATGGTAGTATGCAAAAATACTTGTTGTTTTTAATATGATCTTTCCAACTATCTGTCATTTTTGTTTACCTGTTTTATCTAGTTTGACTTTTTTACTTCTTGCAGAAACATCTAAGTGATATTGAATTATATCGCTTATACCAGACAAACTTTGTCTCCAGTTTTCATTTCTAATTTTATCAAGTGCATCTTGTCTGGTAAAATATCCTTTGAACTGTGTGTCATCTGGACTTACTTCATTCATGTGTGTTAGTACACTACGTAAAGTTTTTTCTGTTTTTGTACACCACGCAATATCATTGTTCCATCTGCGATATATTTCATCTATGAAATTCTCATATAAATTGTCAATCATAACTTTAATACCGACTGGCAAATTTTGAATATTGTAAAATTTTGGCCAATATAAATTGTGTACTACAACATTAGGATTAATACGGTTAAATTTCTGTTCTTTAATCCACCATATCATATCTAATAAATGTACTACATTCATTACACTTAATGTAAGCGTGAAACTAGCAGTTGTGTTTTTTAAACGAGTATCTGTGTCAACTTTTCTAATATTGCGTTCAACAGTGTCCCATTTTGCAGGATGCCTTATATACTCGAAGTGCTCAAATATGCCATCTATACTCATACCCAAATGTACTTCTTTGAAAACATGCCATTTTTCAAAAATATTGTTGGGAATTCCTGCCATGTTTGTATTGTATTCAACTGTTACATTAGCAGCAACTTGCTTCTCAATCATAAAATCTAATAATTCTCTGTGTTTTATGTTAACGGTTGGCTCTCCACCTGTAAAATAAAACCGATCGATTGTGTCAATGTTACGTTGTATTTCCTCAAATAGTGGACTGCTGTCTACCCAATCGAATATTTTTGCAACTTTGGGCCTGCCATTTATTACATCTATAGTAATAGGATTGCCGCTCTTAGTAGGGAATGTATTACCGAGTCCTAGTGCGATCCAGTCGCTATACCACTGATCGCTGTCTGATGGGCCGCATGTTCTACATTTTATGTTGCATTTATTACCAAATCTCAAATCCCAATATTTGATTGGCATCGTAGTATTGTTTATAGTACCATCTAACGATGTATCATTTATTATAGTTTCAATATTAGAATTGAATATTGCATTATGTTGTTGTCTTTTACTTTCTATACCATTTTGTTCTTCATCCCAACACAGTTTACATACATTATGACGTTTACCTTCTAACATTCGCTGCCTAATAATTTTCCAATTTGGTGCATTGCGATTTGCACCTATATCGTCTGCCATTGTTAGTAGTTCGCCGTCATCTTTTCGTATCTCACCAAACGGTAATTCAGAATCATCATATATCATTTGACAACACATACGTACACTACCATCACTATTAGTAGCAGCATGTACCCAAGGCAATACACAAAAACTATCTTTGAATTTAGGGTCTGTTTGAATAGACCATGATTTTCTTGCTTTTATTAATTCGTCTCGTGTTCTACCTAATCGTCTCATGACAATTTCAAACACATCATCTGTTGCAACTTTATTAAATATGCATGCCTCTATCACTGCATCGTCTGTGTCGTACATTGCAATTATTTTTAGATTTTCGACTGGACATTCGGGATCTGTGACCATTTGAATACGTTCTTGCATACTTCTAAAAATACTAGGATCCAAATTGAACCTATCCTGTTTATGTTCTACATCATTTGTATTCATTTAAAAACCGTCTTTCCATAATAGAAGTGTTATTTTCTATCCATTTATTAGTATTGCGTATGCAGTGTTTAATGTCTAAATTATTAATATATGGCAATATTGTATTCCAAAATTCTGTACTATCTGTTACAAGACAGTCTACTGGTATAGTTTGGTAATTGTCGTATATCATAGAAAGATATTTAGGTAGCACATTACTTTCGTAAGCAATTGCATCACCTTGTGTGGTTACATAATGATATATGTCGTCATTATGCGTAATTGTTACAGGTTGGCGTGATTTGTATTGTGTATTAACAATATGTAACTCGTGTTCCCATATCCACGTATATTTTTCAGCCCAGTTTTTAATAGTATTAAGTGTATTTGAATCATTTGTGTTGTTTACTGTGCGTTTTATGTACTCAAATGTTACATCTTGTACGTTAACACGGTTTAATAGTTTTGCAAATGTTAATTTTGCAAAATACGAATACTCTTGCTTAACAACTAAATGTAGCACTTTGAGATTGGGTAAGAATTTCCAATAGTATTTTGCAAAATATAAACTTGGGTGATCTTTGATAATGTAACTACCATTGCCTATTAATTGTGTATATTGATCTGACATTAATTTACATTGCCATGTTGATGAATTGTCTGGATCGCTCCACATAGTTGCATAGTCTATTATACATGTAGTATTGGTTAGGTTTCTTTCTGTATTAGTTTCGCTTAATACTGGATTAATACTATTGCTATTAGCAGCAATGATGTTTGTTAAAAACTCGCCGCCTGTACCGCTACTGTACAAAATTAAAATAGGATTGGATTCATTTATATCAGAAATAGTTAACATGCAAAATTAATCCTAACTTTATTGATTTCTGAAAAATTCTATTTCGTTATCGCTATATTTAACCAGTGAACTGCTGTCTTTGATATCGCGTATGGGCACAAGACTCAGCATGCCTTTCATACGATTATTAGCACCCGGTTTGTGCAGTAGATCCAGTGCTAGAATTTTATCACGCAGTTGTTGCGCACGATCTAGATAACCAGGAGGTGTCATTAATTTGATTTCAAGCCAATGGTCGCCGTCTACACGATCTTGATGCTGCATCATTATTTTGCAGTTCTCAATAAACCTGTCCTCGTTGCCCTTGTACAAATCCATACTGGCAAAATGTGCGCTCATATTGATGCTGTTTACATACTGTACAGCTTCTGTCCAAAATTTAGTACTTCTGCTGCCGTTTGTAGTGATTAATACCCATTGGTTACGGCTTTTCAAATGTCGAAGTATATCTACAAAACGTGGATGCATTGTGGGTTCACCGCCACCAAAGTTCCAACGTATGGATGCACCTTTGCTCCATTGGTCTATAGTCATATCTATAGTACGTATAATAACTTCATAGCTGGGAAACTCTTCTTTGTTGTTATGTACACTGGGCCAGCAATATGCACAATCATAATTACAACGTCTGCTTATGTCCCATAACACCTGATATGGTATTTCAAAATTCATTTCTACAGCAGAAATGTTGTCGCCGATGGTATTGACAAAGTTACCTACCCTGCTAGTACCAGCATAGCCGTTTTGTGTGACATCTAGGTATTTTAGATAGTCGTCGGATTTGGCTTTGCTGAGAATAACATCTGCACCACAGCCGCAGTGGTCAAATTTACAAGTAGCATATTCTTTAGGTACTTCGAACCCTTCAAATATATTGCCTATATAGCCCCATTGCTTGCCAATGCCTTCTTCCAATGTCAAGTGACTACGGAAACCGTTGCCGCTCATAGCAAACTCTTTTTTAAGCTGCTCTTCCTTTTCAATAAACAGCTCAGGGCTTAAATCACCATGGTCGAAGTGAAACTTCTTATTGAATTCTTTCCATCCTGGCCTATTAAAACGATCCAATTTGGTACTGGCACAATTTGCAATCCAAATATTGCCATCGTAGTCAAAATACAATCCGCGAACACCTGCACTGCATTTCCACCCGTTCCAACTGTTGTAGCCTCGTGCAATAGCTTCATCTACACTTACTCGTAGAAATTTGCCATGCTCGTCATACATACGAAGCTGCTTGTTATCTAGCGGAATATCTGGATTATTGGTAATTGGCATTATTCGTCCTCTACAACTGCATAACTATCTGTCGGTAATATTTTCTTGCACATTATATCAAAATTGCAATGACACATGTTTTTGTTACATCTAATAGGACCAGTTGGCCAGCGTATACTATCCGGTGTTTTAATATTGCCAAACACTCCGCCTACTCTACACCAACCTCGCATAATAGAGCCGTCAAAGTCTACGACAAACTGTTCTACCCCTGCCCAGCAATCCCAGCCTTCCCAATTATTAGATTTGTCATTGATAAATCTGTGCGCACTGCGATTTTGCACAAGTTCGTTGATATCATCTATCATATCCATGCTGCCGCGATAGACTTTCCAGTGCTTGTCGTATTGAATCTTGCTGCTTAAATTATCCCATTGACGATCTATATATGCAGTTTGTTCATCTGTATATGTGTATAGTGTATCGCCGAAATCTATTATTAATGGTTGCAGTGCAAGACTTATATTGCTAACATTAACAAGTTCTTCTGCTACAGCTACACATTTTTTCCATATCTCGGGATCCCAGTGCATCATAATATTACAGTGTGTTCTGCAATATTGACTCATAAGTTTAACCACTTCGACAAAATGCACAGCATCTCCCTGTTCAGGATGAAAACTCAAACATATATGATCAAACAGTGTTTTGTTTTTCTCCCACCATCTGATAGTTCTACTGCTGTTACTGATAAAACCTATGTCGTGTCCTATGTGCTTTATATACTCTGCACACTTTACAAAGTCCTTCCATAACGTAACTTCGCCGCCGGTGAATTCAAAATATATTTTACGAGGTGTATAATGTTCTACTACATTGTCAATGAATCGTTTTACAACGTCGTAGTCGTTCCAACCAAAACTACCGTCATTTAAGCTGCTGGGACAATAGCTGCATTTGAAATTGCACATATTGCCAAGATTCCAGTTAACTACTACCCAGTCTTCACAGCCATCGTGATGGTGAGCTAATCTATTGTAAAAATTTTGTGGACCAAGTGGCATGATAATCTTTCTGTTTAAATTATTATATATCGAGTACAGTTCTGTTTCTCGTATCACCATAATGTACAACAGTTATACCATTCTGTGCATTCGCTGTTCGCCAAGGATCTATTACAACACTACCTGGTGCCATCATGTTTAGTATGTTGGTATAATCTCTCTGGTGTCCCAACAAGTATGTAGACGGGTTTTCTCTATCTACATTGTCATAGCTAATATCAGCACCTAACTGAACACAGTAGTGTCCCACCAACATGCCATAACTACCATCTGTGTAAGGCACACCGGGTTTAAAGCTTTTGCCTAGTATGTGTACAGGTAATCCGTACTTGACCAATGCGTGTGCTAGATTTTCTGCCTGTACTTCCCTTGCACGCATAATAGAATCGAACAGATCGTAACCAAGATTTAATTCTTCTGCAAGCCATCGCAGTGCAATATTATCACGAGGATGACAGGGTCCGCCATCACCCATACCGGGTTTCATATATGCAGGGCCCATGATACGATATGTGCTGTCTGCCAATGCTTTTGCAACTACATCTACATTCATATGCCCTATGCGTTCTGCTACATCTTGTATCATGTTTACTAGACTAAGTTTGGCAGAAATAAAAGTATTGTAGAATATTTTAGTGCTTTCCATTTCTTCCCACGTACCTGTCACAGTTCGTGCAGTTCTACCTGATACGTGTTCGTAGAATGTTAGCAGCGAGTTTACAGTATCGGTATATTCACCATCTGCTGTGCCAACCATAATCATTTCGGGATCGCAGAAATCTTCTGCTACTGTACCCATTGCTATAAGATAAGGATTGTATATCAACTGTGCATTGGGTATAACAGGTGCCAATAGTCTTCGTACTGTACCAGGCAACACTGTGCTGATTAATACAACTGTATTGTTTGAATCCACATACTGATTAATTTCGGTCAATACTGAAATTACATACGAGTAATCAAAGTCTTTGTTTTCAAGATGGCTGGTTGGTTTGCTGCCATCGTAATTGGGATCATGGGGTGTTGGCACAGCAATAAAAATCAATTTACTATTTGATACTAGGTATTTGAGATCATTTGTTATATTGACAACATTGCTTGTAAACGGTTGGATATCATATCCAATAACAGAATGTTTGGATGCCATTGCTTCTGCAACAGGCATGCCTAGCTTGCCTAAACCTATAAATCCAACAGTTGCCATTATATTACCCCGTGTACAGTACTACAGTATAATGCAATAACTCGTTATCTGTATATAAATGGATCGCGTTTACGCAATTCTTCTATGCGTTTTTTAAAGGCTTTTTTATCTTTGTAACGTTTAATAAGACGTTTAATCCAGTTGAACATGTTATAATCCTTTGTTGTAAATTGACATAAATTTATCGTATGCAGGCGTAGTAAACCAGTTCCTGCTAAGGAACCATTGCTGATTGTGATGACAGATTTCTTTCACTTGCTCTAGCCAACTCCATTTGTCTTTCACATAACTGATGTTTTGTAAATTGCGTACAATAGCAGAAACTCTATCTGCAAATGGTGCATCGTCGTAGCTTTCATCCCATAGTGTGTCAAATGTTTCAAACCCCCACGACTTTAATTTAGCCAAAGTTCCAGGGTGTGCCAACAACATAAATGGTTGCTGCGCCCATAACGGCTTCCATAATTTTTCACTAATAAACAAGTTATGCGGTTCATCAAATGCATGTGTTTCTGTTACCACACTTGCCCAACTGTTGAGATAGATACTGGGATTAATCTGCATGGCTTTGTTGTTGTCAAAATCTGCATCATCCACTACCAAAGGCAGCACAGCATTGGCTTTGTCTATTACACTTTGTGGCACATCATGCCGTGTCCAAAAATCATATACCAGCTTGTTGTGGCTTATCATTCCCTGTAAATGCAAATCCTGCTCTATTAAACGCATTGCCATAACTTCTCTGTGATTGCGACTAACACGATTCAAACAGTTAAACAGTTTTACTGTATGTGGCCGTTGTTTGGCTTGTCTGTGATCATCCCATGTCACTGCTGTGCTACGACGCAAATTCAATTGCTGCATATACATCAAATGTGGAAACCCAATGACGCCAATGCGTTCTCGTATACTGTGACTATCGCACCACTCTGCATAGCCGCGTTCTTCTAAATCATTGCCACTTAAAAACAGCATACTTGCGGCGGGTATTGCATTATCGTTACATAGTTTATGTAGGTATGCATATAGTTTGGTATCATAGAACCCTTCGTTTAGATTGTCTACAACCAACAATGCACGACCTGCACGAGCATCGTCTAACACCACACTTGGTACAAAATTAATAAATGGTTCGTATCCAAATTCATTACCAGGCCACCCTGTCCAGTAACCAGCATCGTTCCATGTGCCTATATTATATGCATATCTCTCGGGTCTGTTATCCAATCCACTATGATGCCAATGATGATCGGGTCTATCCCACCAGTTTAATCGCCAATAGTGAAACATATTAGCTACAGGAAAACGACCCGACTTTAATTCCCATCTGGGCCCGTGTGTGGTATGCGGGCATGCTGTCATAGTCCTAAAGCGTGCAGGGTCGTCAAATACCCAATGTACTGCTGTCATGGTCTTAACTGTGCCAATCTAGGCAAATAATCCTGCATTTTACGTGATTTTAATTGGTCAAGTAGATCAGCATCGTGCCAAAACTGCTCCCATGAATCTTCAGGCCAGTCTTTGAAATTGTATATTACCATGTCTGTTGCAGCCGTATCCATGTAATTGAGCGCACCTTGCCAACTGCTATAGTTACGTTGAGTTTCGTGTCCCAACAGCGACTGTTCTACTTCTGCACGTATTTCCCGTTTGGCATGTCTGGGTAATAATCGTACATCTTGATATGTGGGTTGATAGACAATGTTCACAAACGGCAAGCCTGCAAAACACTGTTGCTGGGTAGTCCATTCAATAAGTTCTGCAACGTTGAAACAATTGTAAATTCCAAACGTGGTATGCAGTTCCAACTTGATATTAGGTGCTTGCAATTCTGCAATCCGCTGTAGGTTATGACTGATAATACGCCAATCGCTGTTCTGTCGTATATAATCATTGGCAATACCCACAGCTTCTACGCTGACATTGATGTTTACCCATTGGAATGATTGCCACATTTTTAACAGCTTTGCAGGTACATGTGTGAGATTGGTATTGTAACTGATCTGTTGAAACTGTGCCAATCCCTGATCGATGCAGGACTGTAATATATCCATATGCTGTTTGACAATCAGTGGTTCGCCACCTAAGAAATTCATATGCGTAACAGAAGGTAAACTGCGATTTATCAACTCTATTGCACCTGGGTCTTCGAACCATATTTGATGCGCACTGCGAGGATCTGCTTCAACTGATTCCCACCTGCCCAGTTTGGCCAGATCATTTTGCCACAAATGACTGTTCATCCAGTTACACATCCTGCAAACCAAATTGCATTTATTACCAAATGTAATATCCAAATATTGTATTTCGGCACCTGTTAGCAGTGTGCCATCTGCTGCAATTGGTTTGGCCGTAGGCAGTATTCCATCTTTGGTATATACATCGTTCCATATTTGCCTAAAGCTAACACCGCCGTTATCTTCTATTTTCCAACATTTGCTGCAAGTTGGATGACGTTCACCTGCTTGTATAGACAATCTAACTGCTTTGTGTAGTTGACTGTTTAGTACATCCAATGGATCTGCACAATCGTTGACAAATGGTTGACTGTAATCTTCCCAATGTCCGTGATTGTTGCAGCAGAGTCTAGGACGGCCAGGGCCATCCAAACTCAAACTGTTGTAAGGTAATACACAAAATACATCTGTCATGCTCGCTGCCTTTTGGGTATACTCATGTCAGTTCCGCAATGACAATGTGTACGTGGACAAACAACTGTACTGTATAAATGATTCAAATTCAATGGTGTGTTCATATTGCCAATAACACCCGATACTCCGCAACTACCCATTGTAATATCACCATTTATTGCTATGTTAATGCTAGTACCAATATCACATTGCCAACCCAAAAAGAAATTGCGTCGTTCGGCAGTAAGACGATTGCTGTTCACAGGCCGTACCGTGCCGTCTGCATAGTGTTCTACTACTAAACTGTGTCCTGCACGGTTATCTGGTGTAGGCAATGACTGCTTGCTACGGTTGCTGTTCTTCATTAACCATTCGACTTTTGCAGGATCGTCATATGCATATGGATCGGCAGCAGTACTCATTTCATCTAGTATAGGTACATATTCCATTGTGACATTTTGCATAGTTGCCCATATCTCATCTGCACGTTCCAACATGTGATCCCAATGTGATTCTGCCATCATCATACGAACAGCAAGATAGTTTACTTTGTCTTGTAGAAACTGTGCAGTTTCCAAAAATCTATCATGCTTTACCCAGCCAGGGTGGTAACTGGCAACCACATCATCGAACCTATGATAGTTACGTTCCCACCATACCAGAGGCTTTGACAAATTGGTATTGATTGCCAATGTGACTTTGTCTGGCAATATATTAGACAAATAATCGCATATAGGTAATAGAGCAGGCCAGTGGGTGGGTTCGCCGCCGCTAAAGAATACTTTTACTTTGCTGTATTGTTTGCCTGCTAATCCGTGAATCAGTGTATCCAAATTGCTAAGGTAAACTTCAACATTTAAGTTGGGTGTGTCTCCGCCCCAATTACCAGGATTGCAATAACCACATCGAAAATTGCAAGTGTTACTGGTTTGCCATGTAATATTGAGTGTGAGTCCGTCTTGTGCTTCTATGGCAACTAATGCATTGTTTTCTAATATCATTTGTTAGTATTAATACCATTTTTTAATTGATCAATCAAGTCTGGCCACAATACAGAATGGTCCATACTGTGCATGCTGTCGTTAACCGCCAACCAGTCAATCAGCCGTTGTTGTGCTACGGTAGTAGCAGTTGTTTGTGACAACAACGTGGTACTCATATAATCTAAACCGTCGTGAAAATTACAATGACCGCCTCTGACTATGGGTCGCAATGCAGTACGTAATTTGGTAATCGCTGCTGTACGATACTCTATTGGTATAACTTTGGCACTGAGATGATGCGGAAAGTCCAACATAATAGGATACCATATGATATTTTTATCGTAGTCTTCTGCCATGTATATCAGCCACTGAATCAATGGTTCTATACTGTTGTAATTAAGGGCACCTACTACTGTGTACACTTTGAGTGTTTTTGCCACGTCATGCTTTAGATATTTTTCAAAATTACGAACTTTTTCTGTCCATACTGTGGGATAACGTATGTATTCGTCTATTTTATTCAAACCGTCTATGCTGATTTGAACTTCTGTGTTTTCGAATTTTGCAAGCCTGTCTAACAGTTTGTAATTCCACACTGTGCAATTGGTAGTAAAGCTGATATGGCATGTGGTATTGCCTGCATCCAACAGTATATCAAGGTACTGATAGATATTTGCATCCATAGTTGGTTCGCCGCCTGTTATATACAGACGTTTAAGAGTGGGTGCCATTTTGCGAAAATTTAGTTTGCTTTGTTCTGTGTTTATATAGCCATTATCTGCATACTCCACAGTTGTTTCACTGCGCCATTGGTTGTCTAACCATTCCGGCAATGCTGTATTTTCTATGGCATGTTTACGTTCTTCAGCTATTTTGCTACTGCTTCCACTCCAGCATGTAACGCATTGCAAATTACAAACAGTACCCAAACGTAATTCCAAACTGTCTGGCATGTCTGTGGCAACTGTGCGCAAGTCTTGCGCCAGTGTTGCAGCATAGTCACGGTTGGCGTGTGTACGAGGACTGGGATTGCCAGCTGCTTCTATATTGTTACAGACTTTACAGTCTTTAACTCGTTCTCCTGCTAACATGCGTTCTCGTACTGCCTGCATATATGCGCCGTTCCATATATCATCCAGTGACTGGGTATTCCATTTTGCAGTGGTATAATCCTGATTGCGAATAACAATGTTGTCACTGATGTTGCAACAGAGTTTGCATTCTCCCTGAGGGGTCGTGTTGATATTACGCCACGCCAATGCACACAGGCTATCAGATTGCATGGTCAATGCCCCTTAATTCTGGAAAGATATCTCGCCAACTTTCGTGACGAATTTTGTCTAATTTTGCAGTTTGATGTGCCCACAGATGCAGCAATTCGCTGTCATCTTGCTCATTCATAAATGATATTATACCAGTGAACGCAGCTATGGTTTTATCTGCTGCTCCATTAGTTGACAACCAATCACAATGTCGATTTATTTTATCAGTTACACGTTGCTTTATCTGTTCGGGTAGTACTCGTGTGCTAAAATATCGCGGACTTGTCAGTTGATTAATGCGTATATTATCAATGCCAACCAGTTCATGCTGCACCCAATCTTTGTGAAAATCACTAAGGTGTTTGACATTTAACAAACTAACAGTGGGAGTTATTTCAAAATATACATGGGGTAATTCTTGTAACATGCGTTTGCGATTGGCAACAACATCTTTCCATATCATGTTCTTACGTATATACTCGCCGCGTTCTCCACTACCATCAAGACTTGCAGCCACTTGTAAATTAGGGAATTGTCTCCATAATTCAAACAAGTCGCGTTGTTTGTAATCCAGTTTGGTGAAATTGGTAGTATAGTTGAGTTTTACATCTGTTTTACCTATGCTGATCCAATGATCCAGTATACGATAGTGTTCTTCAGTCATAAGACTTTCACCACCTGCAAAGTACACTTCTTCAGTTGTAGACAAATGTGGTAACAGTTGCTCCCAAAAATCATCGCCTTGGTTTATATTCAATATTCGCGGTGCGGTATGGGTATGATCCAGTGTAACTGCATCGTCGTACCATGCACTACTCAACTGCGGGCCGCATGTTCTACAACGTAGATTACATATATTGCTAAATCGCACATCAAAGTATGCAAGATTTACTTTTTCAACAGAGCCATCTTCTGCTGTGCTGTCTACCACAGGTTGATGATGTGCATATGCTTGATTGCTGTTGTTACGCAGTGTAAATGTGCCGTGACGTTCCACATCATAACAACGATTACATGATGCAGATTCTTTACCTGCCAACATGTTTAATCGCAGTTCTCGCATGCGTTCACTATTCCATATGTCTTTGATAGTAGAGTCATTGGTATTGCCAATGGTCCAGTTTGTATCGCTCATGCAGCAGGGGAATACATCTCCATTAGGCCACATATGCATATGCACCCAGGGCATCATACAAAACACCTTATTGTCGGTAGTCATTCAATTTTTCCACATTCGTTATAGAAATCAACCAGTTCCGGAAATGTATCTACAAACTTGGTATTTCTGCGTTTATCATGCTCAGTGAACCATGCATAAAAATCTCTGCGACCTGTATACAGTTTGTCACTGCTATAATTAGTCGTCTCCATATACCGTACCACACGACGAAATTTATCTACTTCTAAACTGCCAAATAGATTCTTATCCATGTCATCTTCGTTGGCTTCCATAAATGCAAGACATTCATGCAAGTATGGCAAGAATTCTGCTTTGGGTAGCAGGTTGATATCGTACTGCAACGGTTCTCTTAGATATGGAGTATCAAAGCGTACATTGCGCATGGTTCTACGCTGTTCTGTCGGCGGCGGCGCATACTGCGTTCTCCATTCCAACATTTTAGACAACAGCAATTTAAAACGCGGTACACTGAGTATATTGTAAGTCATCATCATACTAACTGCTTGACCAGACAGTGTCATGTATGTGTTTAAGTTCTGTTCCCACTGTGTTATATCAAGTCCTGTGCGTATATACTCTGCTTGCGTTCCCCATGTATCAATACTGGTAAACAGTGTAAAGTCTTTGATACACTTGCGGTCTATTAGATCTTTGATTTTGTTAGCAAGACGTGTAACCAGTATGGGTTTTACACCCAGGTTGCTGTTTATGTTGAGTTCTAACTTGGGCATTGGGTTGTTAGACAAATCCTCTAGCAGTGTCCATGTGCTTTTGTGCAGCAAGGGTTCACCGCCTGTTATACGCAGAATATTAACACTGTTGCGCACACTGGGCCACCACTTCCACCATGCATCTACAAACGGATTAGATTCCTCTTCGAAGATGGTCATCCAATCTATATCGCAGCGATGATTGGTTACCATGTCGTATGGACCGTGATCGCGTATCTCATTATAGAACTTGCTGGATGCCTTGGGATGGCAGTAACCGCATTTGAAATTGCATTCGTTGCCAAAGCTGACTTCTATGTATTCTGGTGCAACAGGAAAGTCGGCACCTTTGGCTTTGATCTCGTCGTAGCGGTCCTGCCTAAAGATACTGCTGTTGCGTATGTGTCTATCGCTGATCAAATCCTTGTCAAGATTTTCAATGTTCCAGCAGTATTGGCATCCGGCTGGCTTGCGCCCGTTCAACAATGCTCTACGTTCTGCTTTCTTTTCTTCTGTATTGTGTAATGCACTGGGATCCCACCCTATTCTTTTCTCATCTATCTTGTGAGGTGCAGGATGATAGCAACTGTGTGTTTCACCTGTCTGCAAGTATATAGTGGTATGATGCCATTTGGCCATGCAGAATGTTGGACTGATGGCATCCATCAGAGGTCTGAGTTCATCTATTCGTTTTCTATCTACCATAACCTTAGTATATAGGTTGGACCACAGATATGCTACCAACCCAACAATAATTTTTGTCAGCTCTTGTAAATATACCACTTATGTATATATATAATGTATTCAAATAAAGTTTATGTAACAAGATGACAAAATCACTTGACAATTTTCATACAAACTGCTACTGTGACATCGGCTAACCGACACAATAAACATCAAAGCAACGGAGCAAAGTTCATATGGTAAAACCAAACAAATCTGCATCGACTAGTACTGCAAATGGCCCGCAGTTCAAAGAATTAGATCCAGTACGCATTTATTTGAAAGATGTAGGTAAAACTCCACTGCTGAATCATGCTAAAGAAATTGAACTTAGCAAAACTATTGAAAGCAGCAAGCAGACTATTATGGATACGCTGTTTGCAATTCCCATGACTGTGCGCACTATTGATATATGGATTCAGGAAATACTAAACGGTGAACGACCAGCAGACGAGATTTTTGATGTAGAACTGCAAGCGGACGGCACATTGTCACAAGAGCTAGTAGACAAGTTGACAGAAGTCAGAACAATGTGTGCAGAATATCTCAGCAACACTGCTGGTAAAATTACCAAAGTTCAACTGCTTGACACGTTTAATGAATTGCATTTATTGCCATCCAGTATGACTACAATGATGACAAGTTTGCAAGACATCAACAAGAAATTACTCGAAGGCGACGGCGCAATTATGCGTATGGCAATTGACTGCGGAATTGATCGCACAGAGTTTATCAATTGCTATGTGGGGCATGAAGACCTGCTGTGGTTAAGCGGCAAGCAAGGCAAAGGTTGGGATCGGCTTCATCGCAAACACAATGAATTAATGAACTATGTTGGCATGATGCAAGAGCAAGCTGCTAATGCAGGGCTATCTGTGAATGAACTGCGCACCGCAGTGAGAGTACTGCGTAGTCAAGCCAAAATCAAAGATGAAGCAATCAGTCATATGGTAAATGCCAATTTGCGTTTAGTTGTAAGTGTTGCTAAAAAATACAATCAACAGGGCAATAGCCAACTGTTGGATCTGATTCAAGAAGGCAATATTGGCCTAATCAAAGCAGTTGAAAAATTTAAATGGCAATTGGGTTATCGTTTCAGCACTTATGCAACTTGGTGGATCAGGCAGGCAATTATTAAAACTGCAACTGAAAGCAATCGTACTATTCGTATTCCCAGTCATGTTCTTGATACTATCAAAAAAATAAACTCTGCTACTAAGGAATATTTCTACAGCAATGGACGCGATCCCAGTAATGCGGAGTTGGCAAAAATCCTCAACTGTGATGAGGACAAAATTGCACGTACCATGCGTGTTGCCAAAGATCCAATCAGTTTGGAAACTCCAGTGGGCAATGAGGATGAAGGCAAGCTAGGCAATCTTATTGAAGATACTGAATCTGAAAATGCATTTGAACAAATTGCAAGAGCAGATTTCAATAAAGTAATTGGCGATGCACTGGAAGGTCTTAGTAGTAGAGAAGAACGTGTGCTGCGTATGCGATTTGGCATAGGTACAATGCGTGAATACACACTGGAAGAAATTGGATTAAAGTTCAATGTTACACGTGAACGTGTGCGACAAATTGAAAACAAAGCACTAAGCAGACTTAAACATCCGCAGCGTGCCAAAGACTTACAAAACGCAATTACAAATCAATAATAATAAAAACACCCTATGCATTGCTGCGTAGGGTGTTATTTTATTGTCCTGACAGTCTCGGCCATCTGCATGCTTTACCATTATTAACAAGTTTGGTAAGGGCAGCTTTTTGGTTTTTTGCGTTAATTTGTTCAGATGTCAATGCAAATATACCAGATTTATTTTCTTTAGCCCACTGCCCACCTTTTTTGCCACCGATTTTACCTGCAAGCGCAGCATTGCCTGATTTAAATCCTGCGCCACGCTCTGCGGTTTTCTTACCACCTTGCGATGCTATCTTAATTTTATCTTCTTTAGACAATCCATGTATACCAGACTTGGTGTTAACGGCATTACGACCGCTAATTTTTCCAGCAGCTGATCTGTGTAGTGCAGCCAATTCAGGATTGTTTTTAATCCAATTTAGTAGTCCGATGCCATTGTTTATGTTATTGATAGCAGATTTGCGGCCATTTTCTTTAGCCATCTGTATCCAGTCATCTGGCGGTATTTTCATTCTAGCTGCAATCATAACACATGCATAATAATCACATTGTAATTTATGTATGTCATAATGTTCTTGCAAGGTTACAGCTTGCAAGTTAGCAGGGTTGTTATTATGATGGTTGCCGTCTATGTGATGAATATCAATACCAGCTAGCAGTGAAACGCTATGAAAGTCTTCGTATATTTTTCTATAGTTTTTTGACATAGTACTTGTGTGTTCCCACAAGTATTTATGCTCCTAATCTATGATTAATAACATCCCAATCAATTATTTGCCAAATCTTTTTAAGATAATCATCTTTATCCCATTTATAATCGTAGAATGCGTGTTCCCACATGTCTATGGGCAGCAACACATCTTTTACTATTTTATGATTCTTAATGGTTTTTATAGTACCGTTTTTAGCCAAGTATACCCAGCCAGATCCCTGTATGGTTTTGGCTGCGGCAGTCATAGCACGTTTGAAATCTGGAAAATCGTTGTGTACACTTTCTATCAATTCCAAACTAGCACCACGTGGCTTGTTGTTGCTTCGGGGTGCAGCGAATTGTGACCAATATATACCGTGTAAGAACGCACCTGCTTCGTTAAACGCAGGATCTCCTTCACTTTTGTTAAATCTATCAACATACCCTTTGGTAAGATGATCGTAATGATAGATTACAGCTTCTTTACTTAGAACGGGTTCTAATGCATCGCGTGCATACGGCAACGGTTCCAGTGTTAGCTTTTTAGCAGCTTCTGATAATTGTGCAAGTTTCATGCTGATATTTATAACAATTGTGCATTGTAATTTGGCATTATATTATAATGTGTAACATAATGATTTTAATATAACAATTTGGAGCAACGTTGTGACGAAGCCAACTACTAAAAATCGTGTCTACATTGAATGCAGTGAGACTGAAAAGAAAGTTAAAGGTCGCATTATTAGAAAAGAAGATGCTGTTATGGAAGTGGAATCTCCAACAGGTCATATATTGTTAATGCATCGTAAAAACAAACGCAGTCCATTTATCACACGCATGGGACAATTGGAATTTTACAGCGACGGTAAAGAAATCAACTAGCGTCGTAGGTTGTACCAGTGAATATAAAACTGCACTGACCTTTTAGGCTTTCTACGATTACAGTTTCGCCAGCTGATATACACAGTTCTTGCCATTGCGCCATATGGTTCGGTGGCATCACTGTGTCAAACGACACATAACTGGCGATACCGGAACCGCCCACTTGACCAAGCGCAATTTTTACAAAATCACAATCTCTACCGTAATCTGCTGTAAGGTCGCCGGCATTTACCATAGCATTGCCCTGATTAACAACCAACAATTGTCCACGCACACCCAGGTTAGATACAGAGCCCGTATACATCACAGTAGGCGATCTTGCGGTTGGTTTGTTTTCTGCTACGATTTGCTGTGTCATGTGTACCTCTCTAGTATTTAATCCAGTTAGACGAGGCCTGGGCGCACCAAGTTGTGTGTAAATGCAAATGTACCAAGATGTACCAATTTGTCGCTAAACGTTTGATCAATCCATACAGTATGGCCCAATGCACGAGCCTGTTGACAAAAGTAAAAATCTTCACCCATGTGATCATTGGATTTTTCAACCCAAACAGTTTGAAATCGAGGCAATGTCATCTGCTTAACAACGTCAGTTTTAACCAGCATACACCCCATACCCACTGCATCAACTGCAACTAGCTCATCGTTGGCAGGATCATTGATCAAATAGCTGTGCCAATTATGCATTTCTGTATAAGCAACTGTTTTGTGTGGGTATTGCCGTGTAACGTAATTGCCTGCGACAATGTCTACATCATGTGATAACAGACGTTCTACTGTATCTGGTGGGAACATCATATCACTGTCAAGCCACAGTATATGAGTACTACCTGCATCTAGTGCCATATTGACCAGTTGATCACGCTGATTGACAATCAGTGTACCCATGCAAAAATGATGCAGCACATCTATACCAGTTGCTTGGCAATACTGAATCATTTTTGCTAGATCAAATGCAAATGCACTGTGCAACATATCTCTACAAGGTACGCAGATACTGACTTGTGCTGGTTTGGTTTTGGCTGTAGCCTGTCGTAACATGCTGCTCATATATTGCCTCGTTGCAGATATGTTAAATTATAATGGCATATTGTACTACGTCAATGTTATACGTAGTTGAACGGACCCTGACGTCCACCAAAAGTGGCACTGAGCGGGGTTATTTGTCCAGCTGTTCTCAATCCGCTTTTAGTAACACCCAATACACTATTCAAGCTGACACCTGTAGCCGCAGCAGGTAATACGCCCGCTGTATAAGCTGCCCAGACACCGCCCATGTTAATAATAGTGCCTGTTGCTGGTATAGCTGTTACCATTGCGACCTCATGTCATACTATGCTTAGCATACTTATTTGCACAGCATTTGTCTATATCTGCTATTACCAAGTAGATAGCGGTGCTCGTTTCCATGTATTTGCACTTATGCATACGTATACATAGTTGCTGTCGTATCCAATCTGTCCAGGTGTTCCTGCACTAGATGCAGTTAACGGTGCGTTGCCTACTGCAACACCCGTTGGACCAGTTGCACCTCTGGATCCGGTTGCACCAGTATTGGTTGCTGTGCCAGCTACACCAGTTGAACCTCTTGCACCCGTGGGTCCAGTTGCACCAGTATTAGCTGCTGTACCTGCTGCACCGGTTAATCCTGCGGGGCCAGTGGGTCCAGTTATCGTACTATTTGCACCTGTTGCTCCCGTTGGTCCACCAGCTGGGCCAGTAGGCCCGCTTGGTCCAGTTGCACCTTGCACATCTATCAAAGGATAGGTATATACACTCATTAGTTGCCTGCCAGTTCTTAATGTATGGATATTTATCAATAAATATGGTATGGCACTTTACAACAATCTCATCACTCCACCTGGTGTAAACATACGTACTGATTACAGTACCACCTTTAACTATGCAATTCCGCTAATGCAGACGGATTGCTGGCCTGTTCAACTGACACCTCCGCACATACAACCGTGGCAACAGGTGGTGATAATCAGTCAACAAAATACATTTTGGTCACAACAGCAGGGCACGATGCGTGCATGGCTAAGTTTAAATCCCAACGGTATCAATGTAATACCCAGTGTTATACGAAATCGTACAGTACACTTGCAAGGCATAGGATCCAGTTGGTGTTTCTATGCAGATACATTGCCCGTGGATCAAGTAAATACTGCACAAATACAATTTGCAGTGCCGCCAAATCCGCAAGGCGATGGTGGCAATATGGGATATTTCTTCAACATTCAAAACTTAGACGGACAAGAAAACGCCTACTATCTACGTTTTGAATTTTCAGGACACGGCGGCACATATCTAACTTAATTGTGCTTGACGCAGCAACGACGTTACGCTACAGTCATGTATGAGCAACATTTCGAACTTCCTCCAATCTGTTACTGTGCTTGACACAGAAACCACACATCTTTTGCCCGAACAGGCAGAAGTTGTAGAAGTAGCAGGTGCCGTGTTTGATGGACAGTCTTGGGCTGCAACAAACCTCCTGCTCAACGCAAAAAACGGTATCCCGCCTGAAGCCAGTGCCAAGAACAACATTGGGCCGCGGGATATCAAAGATCAGCCGTATTGGGATCAAAGCGAAAGCAAAATCAAAGACTTGCTACACTGGGATCATAGTACGTACTTCGTAGCACACAATGCTGCATATGACCGTACTGTTATCAAAACAGCATGGGCAGCTATGGGTAATGCTCAAGATGTGGCAGTATGCGAGGATCAATCTCGTTGGATCTGTACGCTGCGACTGAGCAAGCAAATATTGGACCATAATTTTCCCAACATACAATACAGTCTCAACTATTTGAGATTCTTGTTGGATCTTGATCTGCCGCAGTTCCATAATGTACACCGTGCAGATGCAGATGCAGTTACCTGTGCAATGCTGTTACAGGCCTTGGTTGGGTATGCAATCGAATTGGGATTGGTCACTGATGCGCCGGATCTAGGCGAACAGCTTGCCAAACTGTGTTGGGGACCTATTGCTGTTAAGACATGGCCGTTTGGTAAACATCGTGGTGCATTGCTAGCAGACATTCCCAATGACTACTATGTGTGGGCGTTGAAAAATGTCAACAGTCTGCAAGCCGGGAACAGTGATTACGACCCCGATCTTGCAGAAAGTGTCAAGCAATTGCTAGAGCAGAGACGCCGAAAGTCTTGATTGGTATGGGGCGACGTGACAATGTTTTACACATGTGTACTCGTTCGCCCCATCCATATTCTTCACGATGGGTTTCTTTAAATCCCCATTCACTGTATATTTTTAGATTGCGTGTCATCAAGCTGTTGGTGTAGAGCTTTATGCGATAAAGTTTTAACAGCTTTGCATAATGTTCTGCAAACTTCAATGTCTTACGTCCAAGACCCTGTCCTTGCTGACCGGGATCTACACACAATGCCTGTATCATAACGTGATCGGCACAGGGTGTTAGAACTACCATTGCAGGTGGTTCATCACCATCATCCAATAGCCAAAGATTACCTTTGGCAACATGACTATCAAAATCTTCTAAAAATGTAGGCGGTGTTCTACCTAGCAGCGGAATGTATGCGCTGTAGGCATGGTAGACAATTCGCCATATGTGTGGCATATCGTCGAAGGTTGCTTGGCGAAATAAAGGCGAGTTGTACACGGCATGCTTAACCCCTTTTCCTGAATCACTTGTATACCCAGGTCCTATAAAGTGATGTATTTATTATTTTTATCACTGTGACGTTATAATACATACTACCTGGGAGATAATCAAGATGTCTGAAAGAAAAGTCAAAGTTGCTGTGTTGTTCAGAGGACCTGTGCGTCCTGATATTGCAAGTGTGTCATCGCGTTGCAATGAATTTATGTCACAGTTTGCCAATGTGCAAAATGTAGAGTTTGTCACATATCTTGCAACATGGCGCCAATGGCGAGATCATCGTGCAAGTGACTTGATACATCTTGATCAATTTGACAACGTAATCATGCAGACCGAACCCACAGATGCACAAATTGCTCGTGCAACTGGTATTAAAAACTTGCCCAATGGTGCAGAGATACGTCCAGTGTTCAACATGTATTATCAAAGTAAAACAGCATTAGATGTTATACATGCAGCAGATGATTATGATTACATTGTCCACAGCCGTACAGACATGCGAATGGTAATGGGCGAAACAATGGCAGAATGGTTTGATAATGCTGCATATACTGCACCACATGTGCATCCTCATCCTTGGATGTGCGATCAGTTTGGCGTTGCTCCTGCTGCTATGATGTATGCAGCATGGAATTATGGTAGTATTGCACAGTTGGGCAAAGACATAGAAGCTGCTGATATTCCCGAACGAGTCTTACAAAATAGAATAGATGCGCTGGGTATACCTGTTAAAGCACCCAAGTATCTGCTGTGGGATCTGGATCCGCGCCGCAATCAGTAACTGTGCTTCTTTGTATTTTCATCTGTATGATAATCATAGTCTGGCCTAAACTTGCTCATTTCAGTTACAACTAAATTGGGTTTGATAAGTTTAAACATGGTCATATTCGTTTATAGTAGTTGACTCAATACTTACAACGTATTACAATGCATGGTACGAGGAACAACGCATATTGAAAGAATATGCAAATTTCAAGTATAAGCCTACAAAACGATTCGGTGGATGGGGAGAGTGCTTGCGATATCCTGTGAACATCCGTAACAGCAAGATACAAAAGCCTTTGGAATAAGGTATCAAGGAGGAAATAGCAGACGATGGCATACGTAGTTACTGATAATTGTATTAAATGCAAATATACAGATTGTGTCGCAGTCTGCCCGTAGCGGTAGATTGTTTTTACGAAGGCGAAAACATGCTGGTAATCAATCCCATTGAATGCATAGATTGCGGTGTTTGTGAACCTGAATGCCCTGCCGGTGCAATTAAAATGTATACAGAAGCCACACCAGAACTTAAACCGTGGTTGAATCTCAATACCAAATACAGTGCATTATGGCCTAATATTGCAACTATGCGCAGACATGAAGAAGGTGCCGAAGATTATGACGGTGAGCCGGGTAAACTCAACAAATACTTTTCGCCCAAGCCGGGAACTGGAGTTTAACTCCAGTTACCGATAGTTACGTTGCTGCCCAGTGTACTAGTATTGCCAACTGGGTAAATTCGCATCCATGAGCCGGGTGCTACTGCATAAGCAGTAGGTGTGCCGCTGTCCAATGTAATTTGTGGAGTTAGCGTACCGCCAGTACCTATGCCCACCATACCGGTGATCTGTATCAAGAAGTTTTGGCTACCATTGGCAGGCGCAGCCGTGATTGTAGTCATAGTGCTGAAGTTGGTTCTAAGGTTTGAATTCATCATACTGCTTGCAGCAATAGTTACGTTGCTAGCACCAAGCTTACTGATAACAGCATAATCGTGCTCTACTGGCACGGCAGTACCACCCAAACTGTATTGCAATACAGAACCGTTTGCACCCGCTTTACCGATGCTGGCCACAATCTCATACCAGTAACGAGTACCGCCAGTTACTGCAACACTTTGTCCAAACAAGCTATTAGTTACAGGCTGTGCTGCCAGTGGTAATGCACGTAATGCACCAAGTTGGAAATACTGTGCAGTAGTTATAACACCTCGCTGTGTACCACTGGGTGTTGCATACATGCTGTAGCCATCGTATTCAATCGCACCTGCTACAGCAGCAGCCTTAACAGGGCCGCTGTTTAGATTAATAGGTGCAGCCGCGGTAGATCCGGCCGACACTGTTAGATTGCCCACATAGACATTGCCAGCTATGCCAGCACCGCCGTTCACTACCAACGCACCTGTGCCAGTGCTGGTGCTGGGTGTGGCATTGCCCACAGTTAAATTACCAACCAGTACAGGGCCAGTTAGATAACTGGCCACATTGGTATTACTGTATGGTGCTGCTAAACCTGTCAAGCTGCTACCATCTCCGTAAAACTTAGTAGCATATACACTGGTGTTGGCATTGACACTGCCAATAACCAAATTGCCAGCGCCTTGTATAGCAGCATTGCTGACAATGCTTGCAGCTTGTAATGTGCTTGAAAGATTAAGCGTTTGAGCTGCTATGGCAGTGTTGCTGACCAGTGCATTGACAGTTGCAGTGCCAACGCTTTGTATTGTAGTGTTACTGCTGATGCTAGCAACTTGTGCTGCACCTGACAAGTTAAACGTTTGTCCTGCTATAGCACTGTTGCTGACAATGCTCTGTGCTGTCATTATTGTAGCAGCAGTTATAGTAGTATTGCTGAGTATCTGTTGTCCACGTAATACAGTGCTTGCATTTATATTAGGCGATGTTACTGATGTGTTACCAGTTATTGCTGGTGCGCTGACACTTGTACCTGCTTGTATAGTTGTGTTGCTATAGATAGCTGCAAGCTGTGCCAAGCCCGATGTGTTTAGTGTGCTGCTGAAGATATTGGTATTGCTGATTAAACTGCTAACCTGTGCAACACTGGTGCTATTAAATGTAGCAGTGGTCATGTTAACATTGTTGATCAAGCTATTGGTTACAGCAGTACCAACAACGTTGAAGGTGTTGGTAATAGTCTGTAGATTGACTGTTAAACTGTTGACCTGCGCTGCTGCTATCACGTTGAGAGTGTTGGTCTGTATGCCAGTGTTATTGACCAAGCTGTTGGTTATTACTGTATCACCCACGTTCAGCGTGTTGGTAGTAGTCAATAAATTGGTAGTAAGACTATTAACCTGTGCAGCACCTGTTACATTAAGTGTGGCACTTTGTATACCAGTGTTGTTGACTATGGACTGGGATGTTAATGTGCCAATGCTTTGTATAGCAGTGTTGGCTATCAAACGATCTACTCTAACAGTACCAGTGCTTGTAATTGTACCTGTAGTCACTGATAAGTTGCTAATAAACTGATTTACCTGCGCTGCGCCTGCCACTGTTAGTGTTTGTGCAAATGCACTGGCATTGGTCACAGTGTTTTGAATATAAGCAGTACCGCCTATATTCAAACTATCCGCAAAACCTGCGCCGCCTAGCACACTGAGATTGCTAAGCACACCAACCTGTGTGATACCCAGTTGTGATGCTTGTATGACCTGCCCTACTATGGTATTGGCAGTGATGCTGCCAGTGGCTGAAATATTGCCTACACTTATATTACCTATGAATGCGCTGGTGCCGGATACTTGCAGTTTGTTTATACCATCGTCTACTGAGCCAAGTACCCAACGGCCGTTGCTGATCAATCCAGCTACGTTGGCAGATTGTATACCGCCAGTGGTGAATACAATTTGCTTGCCAGGCTTGGCAGTGCTTATTACCAAATTGCTGTCACTGCTGTAAAGATAACCATCCAGTGCCTTTTGTGCGCTGTATTGTACAGAATTATAGGTACTGTTGTTGATACCCAGGTCCACATAGTTGATGCTATCTGTGCCAGTATCTGCTGTAGCTATAAAATCGCTGCTGGCAGCAGGATCTGCCAATATGTTTTGCACAGTTACTTGAACTGTGCCTGCTGACGTACCAGTTACCTGTAAGTTGGCATTGGCAAAGTCTGCCAAGGGTTCTATACCAATCTGTAAATTGCCAGTGATATACGCTGTGTTGGCATGCAGATCACCGCCGACACCATCACCTATATAGACATTGCCCTGTGCATAGAGATCAGTGTTGAAGTTCCAGCCGGGAGGGCTAGCACTATACAGCATGCTCACAGCAATTTGACTGTTGCCTAACACAAATCCGCCTTGATCAATCAAGTTGGTAGTTGTGGCACCATTGCCTGCATAGATAACTCTGTTGGTAACCTGTAGATCTGTAGACTGTGTTGCGCTGATGTTGCCAGTGACAGTGAGGTTGCCCACAGTGAGGTCATTGAAGAATGGATTGCTGTTGGTATTGAGATTCTGTGGCAAGCTCAGCGTGACGTTGCCGCCTAGTCTATTAACATATACTTGATCTTCTGTGCCTGCTATGTCCAGTACGGCGCTGGTAGTGAGGTTAATACCGTTGTTGACTGCTGCGGTGACTGACAGACCAGTGCCGGGATTTACATAGCTGACACCTGCCGTGGTGACATTGCTGCCATCACTGAACACGATGCCTTTGAGTGCAGTGACATTGCCTGCAAATGTAGTGCTGCCGTTTATCTGACTGCTGCCACCGCTGATGCTGAGACCGTTGCTGGTTATGCTACCATAGCTGACGACATTGCCGTAGGTGACCACATTGCCATATGTGGTGTTAGTACCGTAACTGATGCTGTTGCCTGTGACAGTGAGATCTGTACCAACCAGCACGTTGCTAACAAGTTGGATACCAGCACTGTCAAATGTGGCTATTTTAGCAATGACGTTGCTGCCCACTGCTGTGGTCCAGATTTGAACATTGGTGCCTTTGGCCAATTCAGTTTGAGCTTCGGTCGCAACCAAGTCAACACGAGCAGTGCTGATACTGGCAAATCCGTTGCTACTGTAAGGGTTGGCACCCAATCGTGATATGATATCACCGGCTAGAGTTTGTAATGGTACCGCAGCGGTACCGCGTGCTCGTCGTCCTATAAATGCTGAATAGGCATTACTACCATATGAATCATTGTATACTCGTGACGGGCTCGTATCCAATCCTGTCAATTGCAGCATTACACCAGTATTTCGAGGTTGGCTCTGGTCGCCGGTAATGTTGCCTATGATCTGCACAGCAGCAGTCAGTGGGTTTATGCTAACGTTGCTGCGCACAGTCATGACGCCTGTTGGGTCCACGTACAGTGTGTTGTAAAGCTGGCTTTCGTTCTGTATCTTTAATCCGCCACGACTGAATGTAATCGCATTGCCTGTATTTTCAATTCGTATTGGTGGTACAGATGGATCCGGGTCGCTTACTACTATGCTGCTAGCACCAACATATAGATTGCCAAATGTCTGGACAGGCGAGCCCAGCGATAACACGTTGCTGCTAGATGGCAACAAACTGCCAGTTATAGAAGTATTACCGATCAGCTTATTAGTGATATAGCTCATGTTATACGATGCTCCAATTGTTGCTGCCGGTATATATCAGCGTGTAGCTGTTGTAGTTTTGTGATATTGTCACACTGAGTTGGCCGTCTATGGTATCAGTGCCATATCCATCTATCACTATGTTGTGTGCTGTGGCATTTGCACCTATGTCTTTTATAATCACCTGTGCACCAATGACTATTAATGCAGTATTAACCAGTGTTATTGTGCAAGTGCCGGTGCCGCTGTAATTAACTGCTAATAACCTATCGGCCACAACGCTGTTATATGGCGTCGATGTTACGCTGGTTACTGTACTGACCAGTGCAGCCGTAATCTGTCTAGTACCGTCTTTAAATGTTATACCCGCTGTGCTTTCTGTAGCACCAGTGAATAATACACCCGTGTGATCAATTGACGCTGATAGCTGTTTGGTTGCAGTACCTGGTGGTGCTGTGTAGATATTGATCTGAGATCCATATGCAACGTCGGTATACGTTTCTGTGGCAACAAACTCAATTCCGGTTGGCGCAGGCGTAGTGGGGAATTGTGTCGCACCCCAACCAACTGCGGTTAACCTCATCATACTGTCGCCGCTTTGTAGTGCTGTTGGCGCTGCGGCTGTTCCGCGACCTGCACGACCAGTAAACTGTGCATATGCACTGGTGCCGAATGCATCACTGGTGAGTCTTGACGGTGTGTTTGGATTGCTGGTAAGGTGTATTAATCCGCCTGCAAACTGTACAGGCTGATAACTGCCATTGGCACTGCCAACAATGCTGAATGCACCTTGGTCCAGTGCAAGTATATTACCAGGTAATATAGATGTTCTGCCACTGCGAGCAACTGCGAACGATGACAGGCCTGATATGCCACTGACAATGTTTATAGGACGGTTAAACTGTACAAACCCCGTGGCATTACTAGTACCTATGATGATATTACTTGTAGGATCGCTCAGCAGCATTTGATTGTTGACAAATGTAAACTGACCAAATGTTGCACCGCTGTCCACAAACGTGGCACTTAGTGTGCTTGAATTGCTGGCATTGGGTACAGTCCATAGTTCTATGCGAGTGCCTTGGTTGGTACTAGTAAAGTTCTCACCGGCTTTGAGCAGCATGCCAGTATAGCTGTTGATGTTGAGATTACTACCGTTGTAGCCGTTGGCAATAATGCTACCGAGATATTGTCCGTTCAGTACGGCTGTTGGTGCATTGCTGTTGCCGCCAAATCTGCGCAGATCTATGACACCGCCGCCGCCGTTGACTCCGCCTGCCATGCTGTCGCCGTAAGCATCTATAGCAAATGTAGCAGGTGTTTGATCCGCAGCCTGTAGCCTAAATGCAAGGTTAATTGTGCCTAATGGAAACGTAGTCAGTGTGCTGGTAGCTACTACATTGACGTTGCCAATCAAAGTAATTGGGCCATTGCCACCTGGATTAAGTATGATACTTTGTCCGGCGTTATTACCGCTGATAGTTTGATCAGTAATAGACAAGTTGCCAAGCCCATATGCAGGTCCAGTTGGGCCCACTGCTGTACTAGTAGGACCTGTAACACCAGTCGGACCTGTGCCCAATGGACCTGTTGCACCAGTCGGCCCTGTTACAGTACTTGGCAGGCCAGTAGGACCAGTATATCCAGTTGGACCTGTGGTACCTGTGGTACCGTTATATCCAGTGGGACCTGTGCCCAATGGACCGGTTGCACCTGTTGCGCCAGTAACACCAGTGGGGCCTATAGGACCGCCGCTTGGGCCAGTTGCACCCGATACACCAGTTGGACCTGTGTTGCCTCGTAAACCAGTAGGACCTGTTACGCCAGTATAACCTGGACCTGTTGCGCCACTGGCACCAGTCGCGCCAGTTGGACCTGTTACTGTGCTTGTTGCACCTGTGTCGCCTGTGTATCCAGTTGGACCGGTTGGCCCACCGGCAGGTCCTGCAGGACCTGTTACACCAGATGCAACAGTTGCGCCATTTACTAACAGGTTGCCTTTAACGTCGACATTGCCTGTTAGTACTATTGTGTTGTCGGTGGTTATAATATTGTATGTCATGTCAGTGATATTTATCCAGAGGCAAATTTATATATAACTACCTGTATAAACACTGATAAATATCCACATGCTATTGATAACAAGTGGATGTAGTTTCAGCGAATGCCTAAGTGATTATATCGACACTTGGCCTCGGCATCTCGCTAAAGCATTGAGGTCTATACATATATCATGTGGATTAGGATCACAAGGTAACGGGCTTATCAGCAGGAAATTACTGTACCAAGTATATACTGCATTGAAATCACACAGTGCTGACGATATTTTAGTAGGTATTATGTGGTCTGGAACAAGCAGATGGGAATGCTATCAAGAGCCAAAACCTGTTTTTGATAAAAATACGGATGGCTGGCAACACAACCCAACTGCTGTAGCAGACAACAGCCACGGCGGATGGATCATTGCCAATCACTGGTGGAAACATACGGTGTCTGATACATATTATAAAAACTATTACGATCCGGTGTACAGCCAAATACAAACACTGGAACATGTGCTAAGAACACAATGGTATCTCGAACAACATAACATCAAATACTTTATGTCATCTATGAATGGCAGTGTATTTCCAGATGATCTGTTGCAAAATCCCGAATGTCGTCATTTGACAGAAATGGTAGATTGGAACACATTTTTACCATGTGTCGGAGAGTATGAGTGGTGCAGAGACAATACTGCATATTCGTTTAAACCCAACGATGATCATCCAACTAGCGAAATGCACGGAGAATTTGTGGACCGTATGATCATGCCATGGCTCAGAGCACAGGGTTATTTAGACAACGCCACTGCCATTTTATAAGAATCCCAGGCCAATTTGACATTGGGATCTGAATTCCTCAACTGTTGTTCATGTAGTTCAGCTGAGCGATGGTCTTCTACCCATTTTAACAGATCAGCAAGATAGGGACTTGCAGCGATTCTCAACTCGGTTCCGCCGTATACATCCTGTTGTTGAGTTGTTATATAAAGATCGCCGTATAAATTTTTGATAGACATGCTGCATTACTCCTGTTATAGAGTGTACGTACAACGAATACCGCAGTCAACCAACACTAAATATCCTGTTAACACAAAGTAAACGCGATGCGATATTATGAAATAGCAAACACTGCTAGTCTTGAAATGCTAGACGAAGGGTGGATTTCCAAAGCTGCAAAGTGGGCGGCTGCGGGTGCAACAGCCGCAGCATTGGGATATGTAGCAGGTGACATTACCAAACAGCCAGGCCGTGATATACAGCAAACACCTGATAGTATCGCACAGCAAATGGATTATGCAAATAATACAGCATTGGACGAACCTGCAGGACCGTCTAGCTTGGCACCTACTACATCGCCTCGTCCTAAGGCAAGACCCGCTGATTTAACAGGCAACTCTACGCAAGGTAATACAGTAGATGTACAAACGCCAGGTCCTGACACAGTTAGACCAAAATTGAGACCCGACGATACAATAGATGTACAAACGCCAGGACCAGATACTGTCAGGCCACGGCCACGTCCAGATACTGACCTAAGTAAAATTCCGCCACCCACAATGCCACAGGACGTACTGGTTTCTAGATTGGCAACCGCAGATGCCAATGTAAAAGTAAACAACATCAGCAATAATAAAGACATAGAAAACATGTTGATAACAACTGCAACTTCTGCAGGTATAGTAGATACTGAGTTACAGGCATTTTTGGCACAGGCATATCATGAAAGCCGTAATTTTACATCAACTGTAGAGCAACGGTACGGCAAAGGCAAAAACTATTTTAAACGTGCATATGACATACGATATAACCCTGTTGCAGCAACGAGACTGGGAAATATAAAACCAGGCGACGGTGAAAAATTCAAAGGTCGTGGGTATCTGCAAATTACGGGACGTTTTAATTATTCAAAAGCAGCCAAGGCTCTGGGGTTGCCACTGTTAGAACAACCAGAACTGTTGGAAGATCCAAAAATAGCTGCCGCAGTATCGGTATGGTTTTGGAAATGGCGAGTGCGAGCTCGCAGTTCAGGCGACTGGAACAATGTGCAAGAAATCACCAACATTGTTAATGGAGGCGACACCGCAGTCGATGACCGAGGCGAACTGTTTGATGCGTATGGACATCTAAGATCGTTAAAACGCGAAACAAGACCTGATTGACAACGCTGCATCTTATCGCTATATTACTAATGTAGACGAAAAAGAATACGGGGGGTTAGCTCAATTGGTTAGAGCGCCGGACTCATAATCCGTAGGTTGCCAGTTCAAGTCTGGCACTCCCTACCAAACTTGCGTGTATGGTCCAGATGGATGGGCACGGGACTCTAAATCCTAGGAGGCAGGCTCAATACCTGTTATACGCACCATAAATAATTCAGTGTTTAAGGAGAAATAACACCATGTCGTAGATTGAAATTGCCTGTACCGAGTTAGTATTCCACTTTAATAAAAAACACTTAGAAGATCCCACTATTCCAATGTGGGTTGTTAAGACCAAAGGTGAGACGTATTACGTCCATCATGTCAGCAGTGACATGCCATGGTCTACAAAAGAAACTCCCAACAATAACAGTACCAAAGGCAGCATTAAGTTTAAACGGTGTCATCTTGTTATTGATGACAACAATGACGCTACTATCAAGCCGTTGACAATGAGCGATGCTATACGTCTCAAAAAGACAGAGCCCAAGAAAATACGACTGATTATGGATTATCGCAAACAGATAGACGAATTTGTTGAATACTGCGATGAACAAGAGATTTGGCATGATGGGGTTCACATACTGCCGGGTAGCTGTGGTTCGAGATTCTATGCAACCGATATCAAAGAAGATGACCTGCTGCTTACTCGCATGCGGTTCCCACCTAAGATGTTCCGTGAACTGATGCCCAATGAATATCTATATGCGTACTACGATAAAGTAGGACCTGATGTAGAACCACCAGATTACGACGACGATTACTACGATGACGACGAAGACGAAGATGACGATGAGGACGCAGCCTAAATCGTCAAAACTGTGTCAACCAAAGAAAAATAACGTTTTTTCACGTATTTGGTTGACACTTTTATAATTGGCTGTATAAATAGATATGTTGTAAGCAAAAATGGTTTTGCACAACAAACAAGGTTACAAATGCAACTCACGCTTTCCATCAATACTTTTACACAGCACGGCTATCAAGCCAAGCCGTCAACATGGCTAGTTGCTGTTGATAGTATGAATTGTGAAGATCGCGCAATTGTATCAACAGACGGGGTGTCAAGGGAAACCTAGCAGCGTAAGCAGCAAAGTTATACCAAAGCACCCCGGGAATCGAAAGATTCCTGGGTTTTTTATTAGGCAACAGGCATTGCCCAAACAGTGTCGCAGATGTTGCTAGTGTGGGATATGAGGGAACGTGGCCCTCACCGGACGCACTTAAAATGTTCTGGTAAACGGGCGGCCTTGGTGATGGAACTCCTTGTGTGGAGCGAAAAACCCAAGTTGATAGACGAGCACATCAGCCATCTAAAGTTAGAGATGGTGTAGTTGATGTGCTTCTCTATACACAGTAGGGCGAGCCTACTGTGGATGATTAATTGACATATTGCCCAGGGTCCTGTAATAAATATCAAACACGAATTTGCAACAGGGATGTATTATGGAAGATATTGGCAGACTTAGGAAGCTAAGCGGATTGAACGAAAGTGTGTATGCCGATGAAGCCATGCAGCATATAGAAAAGCTGATACATAAAATCAAACGTATACCCGACGATTTTATATATTTTGCAGCAAATTTGGATCAATCCCAAGACCAAACTCACATACTTGAATTAGTAGCTAGAAGCCTAGAAAATGCTGCTGCTAAAATAAGAAATAATTCGTAATCAGTATGATACCGTGGTATTATACTATATGATAGACAGATACATACCCAAGTTTCTAGACATACTGTATGATCCCACTGTGCTACAAGCAGTGCGGTTAGAAGAAATCAGAGATGCATTTCACTCTAACCAAATAATCAGTAAGAATTGTGCTATTGCTGCATTTGACAGTTTGCCTACAGCAGACAGAAATGTGTTGTACATTGGCTCATGGATTGGATTTTTGACGCACTATATCTGCGACAACTATCCTCACTGCACAGTAACAGAACTAGACATTGATGTAAGATGTAAACTCATTAGCCAACGGTTTAATGAACGGTTTACAAACTATATCAACAGTTATACAAGTGATGTAGAGTGTTTTGGTTACCTCAATAACTATGACACTGTAATCAATCTAAGCTGTGAACATATTAGCAGCAACTGGATTGACAAACTACAAAAAGGCACTACATTAGTGCTACAAACGAATAACTTCAAAATTCCAGAACATGTTAACACTTGTGAAACACTGGATGAAATGCGCGAAAAATATCAGTTGAGTGAAACATACTATGCGGAAGCAACTGTGTTAAATGCGTATACAAGATTTACACTGGCTGGCAAACGCTAATCAGTGATATTAATTGGCCGGGTGGCGGAATGGCTACGCAGTGGATTGCAAATCCATGTACGGGGGTTCGATTCCCTCCTCGGCCTCCAATGTACAGTAGTTGTAGAGTTAAGCAGCGCACCCTACGTCTTTGGGATAGCGGGCGATGGGCACGACTACTGTGCGCTAAACACTGTGTCAAAAAAAGGCATTGACGCGATATTAACAAGGTGCTAAGTTACTTGAGTAGACAAAAACGAAACGGTTTACATGCTCTTTGAAACTGTTAGAGAATACAGATGAAATAATTCTGTTTTCACATGCACACAACGGCGTAGGCCACGCCAATGTATGGGATAACAGCTCAGCTAGTGATATAGCAGAGTTAGCGGTTCGAGTCCGCATAGTGTGCAGTTGTAAACAGAAACAATTCTGTTTTCACATGTTATATAGGACGGTGGTTCGAATCCATCCTTGGGGTACGCCCCGAGTAGCTGTAGTGGTTAGAGCAAGTATAACAGTTGAAAACAGAATTAGCGATTGTTGCTAGTCAGTTCCAACAACATCAAATGGTTGGACCTTGTAGATATAAGGTTACTGATAGCTAACAAAAAGTTAACTATGATTATACACGGTAATAAAGTGTTCCATATCTTTTTTAACATCGTGTATTTATAAGGTCTGATATAGCATATCGCTATAAAAAGTTTTGCGGGGTAGAGCAGTCTGGTAGCTCGCTTGGCTCATAACCAAGAGGTCAGTGGTTCAAATCCACTCCCCGCAACCAAGCTAAACTAGCGCAGGTGGACAACACCGTAAGTCGCAAGCTACACGGTACTGCTTACTCGTAGCAGCTAAGTCGGCCTGTTGAGGTTAGAGCCAAACACACAACGTTCCTTCTAAGCTATCCAGGTGATGGTGCTCGGCTGTTAACCGAGAATAAGGCTGGTTCGAGTCCAGCAGAAGGAGCCAAATACAAACGGTACTTGCTTGAGGCCAAGTGGCTAAGTCCCAGTGGAGCAAGTTAAATCGCCTGTAAGGGTAGAGCCAACCACATAGTGCTATACATTCTGCGGTGTGTATGGCAGGGTAGGTGACGCAACGCTTTATAAAATATAACAATATTCACAGCGGTGTCCCTACCTACAATATACGGAACGGTGGCCGAGAGGCTTAAGGCAAGCGGTTGCTAACTGCTCGAGGGTGAGAGCCCTCCGTGGGTTCGAATCCCACCCGTTCCGCCAAATAACATGGGGTCGCACCGGCGCTGAAATCGCCTTACAGTAAGGGCAATGCCGGGAATGGAAATAGCGGCGATTGATTGGACATTCGATAAGGTCCTCGACTCCACCAAATTATGCTATATGGGCATGTGCCCAATAGGCGTAAGGCAAGCGGTTGCCAACTAATTGATCGGTATGCTGGAAATGGTATACAGGGGTGCGGGCTAAGCCAACAAGGATAGGGTGTGTAATGCTAATAAGCACCTTTGCGCTCGTTGATGTTTAACATCCGATGGTGAAACCTACCTGTACTGGACAGCGCAACGTAACAGTACAATATGGGTTCGATCCCCATTGCTGATCAATTAAACTAATTGGGCATCAGGTCACAAGGTGTGACAAGGGACTGTAACTCCCTCGGGGAAACCCACGCCAGGTTCGATTCCTGGGATGCCCACCATTACTTTGATGATACACTTTGAGTAGCAGGACAACATGTTTCGGACTGCGGGTTCAGGCGAGGTGGAAAGTGTATCTTCCAAGTAATATGGGGTTGTAGCTTAATACGACAAAAGCGGCCTGGATTGGGGCGAGATGCGGGTATGCGTTAGTCCCGTTGACTCCACCAAAATCTATTTACGTCCAGTAGCTCAGTTGGTCAGAGCACACCCCTGATAAGGGTGGGGTCGATGATTCGAATTCATCCTGGACGACCAAACAATGAAATGCAATACGGCCCCATAGATTATGGATAGATCGCTGCCCTTTCAAGGCGGAGAAACGGGTTTGAGTCCCGTTGGGGCTGCCAAATTATAACAATGCGTGTGATGGCGAAATGGTAGACGCAGCGGCAGGTGAGGCCGTGGGGCTCTGCTGATAAACATTGAGCGAATGGTAGTAGGTGCGCAACGAATCCGCTAGCAATAATATGTGTAAGGTATCCCACTGTAGGTTCGAGTCCTGCTCACAGCACTAAAATATGCAGCCTTAGCTCAGTGGTAGAGCAACACCTCGACACGGTGAAGGCCAAAGGTTCAAATCCTTTAGGCTGCACCATATTAATATAATGTACACTACAAATTGGCCTGTTAGTCGAGTGGTTTAAGACGCTTGCCTGTCACGCAAGAGAGCACGGGTTCGATCCCCGTACAGGTCGCCAAATTTTATGCAAACTGGTATAAATCTGCAAATGCTGTATGTTTGTGTACGTCCCATATATTGTAGTAAAATTGTAAGCTGATATCCGTCCAACATATATTTGTTAATTCTGGTTTTCCTATGCCAGTTTTAACGATATCTAACATTCGTGCATAGTTTCTTAACGCTTTAGGACGTACTAACATATAAAGATCTTGTAAGTTTTCGCCTTCTAACTTTTTCATCTGCTCCATTACTGCAACACATCGCTGTTTCCAATCCAGTATTGAATCGAATCTATAATCAAATACTTCATCATATAATTCTATACCAAGTGTTTGTAAGAATTTGTAATATCCAGATGTTGCGAATGTTAAAAATGGTCGCTGATGGTAAATGGCCATCCAGGTTTTTTCAGTAACCATTATCTCATCGGTAACAGTTTCTGATATAAAACTAAAAAGACTATCAGAAAATTGTGGTGGCGGCGTTTGATTTAACGACATGTTTGCATCATTGGCAATATTAGTATTTTGCCATGCCGCTTCCAATACCAACCTGTCCGGCATCCAATATTTAAAATTGTACGGCCTATTGTTAGCTTCTGCTTCCAGCAGTGTCATGTTCCAAGACACATAGTTGTTGTCGATCATATTGAAGTACGACATGTGATCTATAAACATACATCTGTTATGTCGGGGTTTACTGTTTAGAGATGTAAACAGTTTGTTTATAGGTAACTGATGTCCTAGCGGGGCGATATTGTTATCAATCGAGTGCTGTATGACAGATGATGCAAAAAACATAGTCCATGGTTTAACGCAATCTAAATCAGCAAACCTTGCATCGTGGTAATGTAATGGAGAACATCCTGTAACTGAAAGGGATATATTGTTACCTGTGCAATAATTGTGCAAAGATACAGTATCATCATAACCCCACAAAAACTCAGGATACGGATCATATGGTGTGAATACTACTACAGTATCTAAATTCGCAGTGTTGACAATTTTGTTGTACAAGTCGGCGTTTGTTAGACCGTAGCCATTAACTATCAATAATGTTGACATGATATACCTAATCGTGTATGTATTAGTATACGCATAAAACGACAAACACATAATAAGAATTATTGGATCGTCGCCAAGTGGTAAGGCCGCGGTTTTTGGTACCGCTATACGGAGGTTCGAATCCTCCCGATCCAACCATTAAATATTAGTAAAGCAACGACGTTAAATGGTATAAATAATATTATAATCGGAGTAATATTATGATACCTATTAGCGAATATATGAAATTGTCAAGAGACGACAGACGTGTACATCTTAAATTAAATGAACCGTGTGATGTTCGAGGCATACGATATTCGTATAATTTGATAGGATTAGTTGCGTACTATATTAATACAAGTGTGCCGCAAAAAGGCGACAATGCAATAGTTTGTCATGCCTGTAATAATTCAGGTTGTTCAAATCCCAATCATTTATATTGGGGATCTTACAAAGATAATCATTCAGATCAAGTAGAATCTGGTACATGGCAATCACCATATGCACGTACTGTTAACAAATATGGAATTGATACTACAATCTCTATGTTAACTAAATCCGGTAAAGAAGGTGGTAAAAAACTATTAGGTCGTAGTAAATCGGACAATCATAAGAAAAGTTTGTCCAATTCTCAATATGGTACAATGTGGATAACAAATGGCATCGATAATAGAAAAATAAAAAAAGAGCAGGATGTAATACCAGAGGGATGGTATAAAGGTAGAATTCAACCACCAGCCAATCATATAAATACAGTATGCTTATAAGAGAAATACTGTCAGAATTAACATTCATGGGTAGTCCTTGCACAAAGGATTGCAGCGGACACAAAGCCGGTTATGAATGGGGAATCAAACGACGCGGTAAGATTGCCAACAGTTGGAGCAACAGTTTCAACAATGGCACAAACATTGCTGCACAGAAGATCGCAGCCAGACCACAAGGTGGTGGTAAGTTGCCTCAACACCTAAGCCAAACTCCTGCTGCGATACGCAAGCGTCAACAACGCAGTGTTATCAAACAAAATCGGGTTGCACCGCCTGCACCACCACAGAAACCCATAGCATAATTAATACCAGCGACATCTAAATCTTGTAAATCATATTATGAGATTGCATTTGGTGTTTACAGTAAGTATAACTAATACATCGGAGTGTAGCTCAGCTTGGTAGAGCGCTTGGTTTGGGACCAAGATGTCGTGGGTTCAAATCCTGTCACTCCGACCATTTTAAATCTGAGGTAACGATGTCCAAGTCCAGTCTCGAATATGCAGAATTGTCGGGTATAAACATATGCCTAATGAAGTTAAGCGTTAAGAAAGATAGGACCAAAGATGAAGAAATCGTATTAAACTGGCTTAAAGCCAGATCAGATTATCTTAAAAATTTGTAATCATATGGATATTGTAATTTGTATTTTGCCAAAGATAGAGCCTAGTGCTCCGTCTGTTGGTCCTTCTATTTTAAAAAGCCATTGTATTGCAGCAGGATTTTCCTGTAAGGTGGCGGATTTTAATATAGAATTGTACAACTCTATACCAACTGATATGCAAAGTATATGGCATAGCAACGATAGTGTATTTGATAATATGCACGAGTGGTTGCCGTTATATGAACAGACATTTAAATCTACATTTGAACAGTTTGCAGATAGACTGATAGCAGAAAACTCAACATGGATAGGACTAAGTGTATTCAGTATCAAAAGCATGTTGCCTGCAATAGAGTTGATTAAACTAATCAAACATAAGAAACCAGAACAAAAAATTGTTGTTGGTGGCGCCGGTATCTATAACGACATAACTGCGCTAACCGCAGCAGGTGCAGACCACTGGATAGTAGGCGACGCCGAAGAAAGCATTGTGGAATTGTTAAAAGGCAATATGTCTTTTAGAGGTATAGACAACACACATCCTTACCAAATAGACGATTTGGATTCAGCTTCCATTCCCAACTATGACGACATAGATTTTAGCCAATATGCGAATTCTAATAACAGACAAGTATATATAACAGCAAGTAGAGGCTGTATTAGAGACTGCACATTTTGTGATGTTGCATCAATGTGGCCTAAATTTAGATTTAGAAGCAGTGCAAATGTAGTAGACGAAATCATACAACTGCGCCAACGATACGACATTAGAAATTTCTATTTTACAGACAGTCTTATAAATGGCGGTGTTAAAATATTCAGGGATATGTGCGCAGTATTGGCACAATACAGGCAAGAAACTGGCAGCGACTGGACATTGGGTAGCCAATTCATATGCAGATCTGCTGAACAGATGCCGCCAAACGATTATGATTTAATGAAAGCAGCGGGATTTTCTTGGGTTGCAATAGGTATAGAATCTGCCAGTCAAGCTGTGCGAGATCATATGAGAAAAGGATTTACCAATGAAGATATGTGGTACACATTCGATCAGTTACATCGGGTTGGTATAAATCTAAACATACTGCTAATAGCTGGATACCTTACAGAAACCAAAGCTGATTTTGATGAAACTCTTGACATGATACATCGTTTAGCTAGGGAAGATTACCTAAGCAACATAGATGCCATTAATATATTTGAAGCAATCATTTTCAAAAAAACACCGTCGTATGATATAAGCAAGCAGCTTGGTGTTATAGATATAGACAATGACACATGGCATTTGCCAGACAATACCAACAATTTAAGAGTGAGAGTTGTTCGTACATTAAAAGCGTATACACTGATAGAACGGTACAGAGGCGATGACAAAATGTTCTGGCTTGCCAAATCTGTAATACATTCTTGTACAACTCGTTACAAAGAACTAACCGGTCGCGATTTACCAACTGATATACTAAACTATGACGAATCGCTAGAATATAACCAATTGCCTTCGTAGCTCAATGGATAGAGCAGCAGACTTCGAATCTGTAGGTTGGGAGTTCGAGTCTCTCCGAGGGTGCCATTTCGATCTATGAACATCGGTTCATCCTGTATCAGTAAGCAGGCGACGTACATGAGAGGACAATATGAAAACGTTAGAAGAGAAAGAAGCATTTTATGCAAAATGCGCAGAGATACTAAACATACCGCATGTGTTTCATGTTCCAGTTCGTAGAAAAACACGATGGAACACACGCTTCTTAGGCAACGGTAGATACCCAGGCTTTGGACTAGTTCAATGCTATGGCTGTGTGGTACGAGTTGTTAGTAAACGTGGAACACGAATATTCAAAGACTATGATGAAGTCTACGAGTATTTGACCACAGTAGTACACGCATCAGCAACGGTAATTTGATTAAGTATGTTCATACGTTATACTCTATAATCTAACATAGAGGACTTCTAATGAAAAAACTTATTGCACTTATTATAATTGCTGTATTGGCAATTGCTGCATGGTATTATCATCCAAAGACTATGCAGCTTTATACCAGTAATACGTTTACTCCTAGCTTTGTTGTAGACTATGCAAAATGTGGTACCTATCCTGTAATTTCCGGTGCCAGTGTTACGTTTGGATCAGGCTCCACATGTGCTGCGGGTCGTGTTGTATCACAGCATGGTTATACAAATATTACCAAAATAACAGCTACTATTGACCTTAGCAAGGTTACACAGAATTATGTTAATGCGGCTGTGTATATGGTAGAGGATCCAACTAAACCTTCTACACAGCCATCAGGTAGCAATTATTGCGATGCAGGTGGCAACAACAACAATTGGAACTGTAGAGAACTTGATATTATAGAGACTAATGGGAACAAAATAACACAGACTACCATGCATTTGGGATCTGGCGGCAGCAGTGCACCGCAACGCTATGAATATAGTTTTTCAGATACTGCCAACACGTCGTGCTTTAATTACAGCAACATGAAAAACGACCCTGCCGCCGGTACACACAGTTTAGTAGACATAATTGATATGTCAAAACCATTCCAAATGACTACGGTGTTTGACTATACCACACCCGGTATGACAGTAACATACAGTCAAAACGGTAAAAGCGTAGTTGTGTATGATACCGCAGACGGCAGTGGTGCAGAAGGCAGTGGTACACTGGATATGAACGACTTGATCAACAGTATGGCTGTGGGCTATTGGTTAGAGCTTAGTTTTTGGCAAGGCTACAGCCCAACTGGTCCAAATGGTACATGGTGGAATGGTTCATGTAGTTGGGGCAGTCTTTGCAACAGCAGTGGGCAATACTGGACTATTACTGATATAGTAGTAACAGCAGATAGCGAAATTTGATAACTAAAATTAGAAAGGAGGCAAACATGAAACAGAATAAACTTGTCAGTAAACTGTATCGTGCTTGTCTCGACCACGACGAGAAGACCCTTGACAAACTTCGCAAGATGGAGTTTAAGAAGATCTTTAAGCACCGAGCCGAGAACAAGCCGTTCGGTACTAATTGGACCGTAGTAAGGTTCTAAACAACAATGGGCCTGTAGTGTATCGCGGTGTACACGCTAGCCTGAAAGGCTAGAAAAGGATGTTCGAGTCAAGCCCCGGCCTACCAAAAACGTATAAGTAACAATTAGATAGCATCAAAAGGGAAACAGATGCCAAACGACGGTCATAGTAACTAGCCATCAAGAACAGTTGGTATGATCGTCGTACCCGTGCTCTTGATGGCCTAAACATCAAGGAGCACCAATGAACCAAGTTATATATAATGGATTCGATTTGCTTAGCAATTGGATAGCTAGAACAACTGGTAAACCGCAGGCATTCTTAATAGCCTGTGCAGTTGTAATTTTTTGGGCTGTAACAGGTCCGTTATTTGGATTTAGCGATACGTGGCAGCTGGTAATCAACACCAGTACTACTATTATTACATTCTTAATGGTATTCTTGTTGCAGAATACAGGTAACAGAACTATTGAGGAAATGCATGCTAGACTACGGGGTATGGAGCAGCAAAATTCTCAAATAATTGCTGCACTTAACCAAATAACTGTTGACCGTATGTCAATAGATGTGTAAATTATATACACAACAAAAGGAGTCGTGTTATGAAACGTAAACAGCTAAAAGCGCCTAAACCGCGCAATCCCATTGTTAATATTGTCATGTTCCGCAGCGGTGCCGGTGTACATGACAAGCCCAACAAAGCCAAACGAGCAGCTAACAAAGTTGCTATGAAAAAGCAGGTCAGGGACAGTTTTGACCCTGACCGCAGTTTTGCAGCATGACAGATACTAAACCATTTTGTTCTGCACCATGGACAAGTATTCAACATGGCTCTGTACTTCATCAAGGTGGTACATGCCCATGCTGCGAGTGGAATGGTAAAATATACAAAGGCGGTATTAAACAGTATTTGGAATCAGACTGGCTGCGCAGTGTTAAAGAAACCATGCAATCATATGACATGGATATAATCAATTCAACTTGTAAATCTTGTTTAGAAGTCGAAAAGCTAAACATGCGGTCTAAGAGAAATCTAATAGACAACTGGATCGAATCTACCACTCTTGAATTTGACAAAATTGGATTAGTGGATTATCGGGCTAGCAATTTATGCAATTTAAAATGCAGAATGTGTTTTCCCAGTAACAGTTCTATGATTGCCAAAGAGATGAATATAGACATAGATAACAGCAACAATTTCGTTGATGATATTTACGAATATGATTTAAAAGATGTTGCTATTGTTAATATCGTAGGCGGCGAACCCAGTATAGATGATAAAGTTTTTAAGTTCCTAGATTGGTTAATTCTAAACAACTGGCATGAACAAATGGAGTTGACTATTACAACTAATGCAACAAATACCAATAAAAACTGGATTGATCGCATTTCGAAATTTAAAAGATTAAATGTTATAATAAGTGTAGATGGTATAGGTGATGTATATGAATATATTAGAACAAATGCCAAATGGGACAGTGTAAGTAAAAACATATCCGTATACGAATCTATGCCAAATATTAGTGTAGCTTTTCAAATAACAGGCAGTATGTATAATATACCTGTAATAGAAAAATGGTTACCATGGTTTTTAGATAAGGAATATGCAAACATATATCCGGTAGAAAGCCAACTGCATTTGACATTGGCGGCATTATCACCGGATATTAAACAAGAGAAAATTGCGTATTTAAAAACCATAAACTCTCATATGGCAGCATCTACTATACAGATGTTAGAAAATGCAACATATGACAAGGCGGTACATTGCGCATTCGTTGATGATACTAATAAGTTAGACGGCATACGACAAACAGACATTACCAGTATTGATACTGTTTTCGAACGAATACTGCGCCCGTAGCTTAGTTGGTCTAAAGCAACCGACTTTTAATCGGTGATCCTGGGTTCAAATCCCAGCGGGCACACCATTATTTTTTTATATAACACTATTATACTTTTAAATACTGTTATCATTGACACTGCTGTCGTATAGATTGAATAGATAATGAAACTTAACTTGCCTGATCATAGACTATTTAAAGATTTCAAACATATTAATCTTAACGTGGATCTAACATTATGTTGGACACCTGCTGCTGGCGGTCATTTTATTTGTAATGCAATTTCAGATGTTAAAAATATACCAAATTCAGTGAATGAATATGGACACAGTGATTCATTATGGAACTATATGGATTTATATAACATAGAACATGAAAATATGGTCGAGTATCTTGATACAGTATATGATATTGCAAGCAACTTAGACTTTTCAAAAAAACGTATGGTATTGCGGTCTCATGGGTATCCTTTGTTATTATCTAACATTGTCAACTATAGTTCTAAAGAAATAGTAATCATACATCCAGATGAGGAAAGCAAATATTTACTATCTATATTATCAGCAATTAAACATAACTTCAATCCTGTATTAGATATCAGTGCTATTGTAGATCTAGTAGATAGGGTACAGAAGTCCAATATCAAAGTACATGCAGACGATCTAATACTATTAACTGAACAAATTGTAACGTATATTGATCGCAACGTTGATATAAACACTGCTGGGATAATATGGTATTATTTTTTACATTGCAAAAAACATAATTTAATATCAACAAAATCAATCTTCAATGACTTTATAAAAGATTTATTTAAGAATTGTATTATGTATGATAATATTACACCTGATTGCGGACTGACAGATATAGTAGAATATCTGTCACAGTTTGGTAATTGTAAGGTTATAAATTACATAGACCTATTTTTTAAATTAAAAATACCATCAGATGGACTGCTAGCTAAATTAGATAAAACAGAAATATATAACTACAGTAAAGCAAATTTAAAGTTAATAATTAAGTTTTTATCATTGGTAGATGACACGGAAGCTGCTAAAATAAAAGACTACATTGCTGCATTTAAACATTATTTAGAAGAAAGTATACGTTCAGTATAAATTCAGGAGAACTCGATTGACTGTAGAAGAAAGATTGGCAAAATTAGAAGCAATCGTTGAATTGCTCATTGACGATCCTGTAGTTAGACATAAAATTGAAGTTGCTAGATTGAAGTCTGGTAGTAACAAGAATCCTCTTAGATTCGAAATAAAGGCAAATTATCAATAATGATTGAATGTTTGATCATGGGAGACAGCATTGCTGTTGGCATTGCACAGCAACGCACCGAATGCGTAGTTGAAGCCAAAGCTGGTATCAACAGTATGGATTATGTTAACGGACTGTACTTTTTCTATGCAGTACCTAAAGCAAAGACCACTGTAATCAGTCTTGGTAGCAATGATCGGGATACTAGCGAAACATACCCTGTACTGGTCACGCTGCGCGATGAAATCAAAGGCTCCGTGCTTTGGATCCTGCCTGCAAAACAAGACGAAGTACGCAATATCATGCTAACTATTGCACGCGAACGTGGCGATGCAGTTGCAGATACTCGTGCATGGCCATTGTCACTGGATGGTGTTCATCCTACTACAAAAGGATACCAAGGACTTGCAGAGTCCTTTTAAAGACAATGCATCCGTAGCTCAACTGGATAGAGCGTGGGCCTACGAAGCCTGAGGTTGGGAGTTCGAATCTCTCCGGGTGCACCAATAATGGATGGGTGTTAGAGTGGTTGATTATGCACCCTTGGAAAGGGTGTCTGGATGCGAGTCCAGCGAGGGTTCGAATCCCTCCTCGTCCGCCATATAAAAGGTAAGTTAGCTATGACAATATACAAACATGTTTATCTTGCTGCATCATGGACAGATGACGATTTGGATCGCATACGAGAATTACGCAAAACTCATGCACAGCAAGAAGGCAATGCAGATTTACCTAAAGACGTTCGAAAAGATCATCAACGCCATGTGAAAGCCTACACTATATTGTTAGAATACTTTTATGGTACTGGGCGTTTTGCCAACACTAACAATAGTGCTGCTTTATGGCCAGATGAGTTAGAAATACATATGCAGATTGCACTATCGCATCTGTAGAATAACAGAGATACATAGAACTGATGCCAGAGTCTGGTTTAATGGAACTGTGGAGAACGCAGTGGCCTATGCGCTGACACATACGGTTTTAAAGCCGGTAATCTGTTATAGCAGGTCCGTGGGTTCGAATCCCACTCAGTCATGTAAAAATAAACGTGTGATAAACAGGGGGTTGCCTATGTTACAGCGCCAAGCGAGAACCAAGTACTAAAACTTTGGTACGATATACAACACACTATACCAGTCTACTGGTCTAGTAAAGAATCAATTAAACAGTTCAAAACTGCCAGCGAACACATGCAAAAGCATGGAGTAAACTATCGTATGAACAACAAGGATGGGTATGCGAATGCATATCACAGCTTGAATAATATTGATATCATTCAGTAAATATGCTAGATTTAATATAGTAGGCATGACAATATGAAAAACTATGTACTAGTTAGATTTATGGGTGGTAGTGGCGGTGAACGAATTGCCAGTATAGCAGCATATTATTTGGATCAAGAATACCAGTCGATAGTTACTAGTCATAACAGGTTTATGTTCAACGATTTGTTTAATACTGCGCTTCAGCTAGAAGCACCATCCGATGATCTAGTTAATAAACTTAATATACCAAACACATATTGGTATAATATGGATGCTGAGATGATAAGCACTGTTGTGGAAAGTTTTAAACAACAACACCCGTTTAGATCAGTCGGTAAAACGCATTATCATTTTGATAAAAACTTAGATTATTCAGTTGCATTTAAAGGATTTAAAATACTAGATTTAAAACCCAGTCATAATAAATTGTGGTTAATAAATGCATTGCAATTATATAAAACTGCATGCAATATAGAAACTACACAATTATCACATAACGGTATATATACAGGCAAATTCTACCATGCAATAACCGATCATTTTAATACACACGGATGGTGGCCTGAATATTGGATGTGGTATGGCCCTATACCATGGAACGAGTTCATAGATAAAGTTTGTTTAGATATCGTATCTGAATTAGAACACAACACTGTTATTAGTACACCAGGCATGTTATTAGAATCTGCAAATATAGTAACAGATATTAAATTATCATGGACAGACGAGTTTTGTAAATTTATTGGTATATCTGAATTAATACCGGAACATCGCGCAGAGATGGTTGAATGGGTAACCGGTAATTTAAAAATACTAGAACATTTAGGACTAGCTGATAAAATCAATGAAAATTTATCAGCAACAGAACAGGTACAGTTATTGAAATCTACATTTGTACCTATATATGATGATATCATATATGAAAAGTTCAACATACGTATATAACATTATGCGCCGATAGCTCAGTGGTCTAGAGCAGGGAGCTCTTAACTCCAAGGTCGTGGGTTCAAATCCCACTCGGCACACCAACAATGAACGCAAAGGAACACGCAATTGGGATGTCTTACCACGAACTAGATACGTATATCCGTTCCAACACAGATCGCTACAGACTGTATGATTGGCAACAGATAGAACAGATGCGTAATGATCTAGCTGCATACGGCAGTGAATTAAGTTCACTCAGCCTTAGAAGAGCGCAAGACAGTGAACTTGTTGATGCTGTAATCAAATTACGACAGGAATTACGCGACGAGAAGAACTATGCGTTAAGTGATAGATTGCGTGATATACTAACAGCATCGGATTATAATATAGCCGATGTTAAGAAATAAAATTACATTCCAAGCAGTGTTTTTATCATTGGCAGAAGATGATCTAGCACAGTAAGAGTCACTACCATGGCAATAACTGAAATGGATATCCAGTTTTTACGTCGACTGTCGCTTATCAGCGTAAAGGCAACCATTTCGTTGCCTAGCAAACGGAATACCATTTCTAAACGCTCCGGTGGTTCCGGTGGTGTAAAATTTTCATTCATAGCTATTCCTTTTGAATATTTATGAATATCCCTAGATAGCTCAGTTGGTAGAGCACGTGCCTGAAGAGCATGGTGTCGGCGGTTCGAGTCCGTCTCTAGGGGCCAATTACAATTTTTATGAAAACAATTGCATTTTCTTAAAAATATAATAAATCTGTTATCGTTTTTACATAAAACTGTTACATTAATACCACATACTTGTAATGAAGGGAAGGCCTTCATTGCCATGTATAGGGGAATTTAATGAAAATATTAGCACTAAGCGTTGCGCTTACACTAGCAGCATTCACGACTGCGTCTGCCAAAGACGTTGTACAATTAACAGGAAGTTCTACAGTTTTGCCATTTGCCACAATTGCTGCTGAAGCATTTGGTGAAAATTACAAATTTGGCACGCCAATTGTTGAAGGTGGTGGTACTGGTGCAGGTATTGCAAAGTTTTGTGAAACTGATGATGCCGAATCAGTTGATATTGCTGATGCATCACGCAAGATGAAGTCAGGCGAATTGTCGCTGTGCCACAAGAACGGTGTTAGTAAAGTTCTTGAAGTGCGTATTGGCTATGATGGTATCGTATTTGCATCTGCTGCAAGCGGGCCAGAGTTTGCCTTTACTCCCAGTGACTGGTTCAAGGCACTGGCTGCTGAAGTTGACATAGACGGCAAGCTAGTACCCAATCCCTATACCAAGTGGAACCAAGTTGACCCCAAGTTGCCCGACCAAGAGATTTTGGTATTCATCCCAGGTACCAAACACGGCACACGCGAAGTATTTGACCAAAAGGTCGTCACCAAAGGTTGCACAGTATTCAAATCTGACAAACTGTTCAAAGCCCGCGATGGCAAGGCAGATGGTTGTACTGTACTGCGTAAAGATGGTCGTGCTGTGGAGATTGACGGCGACTACACCGAAACTCTAAAGCGTCTCGAAGCCAACCCAACATCTATGGGTGTATTCGGCTTGTCGTTCTATGAGAACAATACTGACAAACTGCGTGTGGCTACCTTCCAGGGTGTGGTTCCTAATAAAGAAACCATTGCTGCTGGCAAGTATGCAGTATCACGTCCGCTGTTCATGTATGTTAAGACACAACATTTTGGTACTACTCCTGGTTTGAAAGAGTTTGTACAATACGTTGTATCTGACGAACTGGCTGGCCCAAATGGCGTTATGGTAGAAGCTGGGCTTGTAGCTGATCCCAAGCTAGCAGAGACTCAAGCAAAAGTTAAGTGATTGACCAACGGATGGTGCTCTACACAGGGCACCATCAACTACAATAAAATAGCCAAACAGTATTGACATATACTACACAATAGTATACTTACTGTGTTACAGATACACACAGTTGGAGATATACGATGCCTTGCAGCGATGGCGGATACAGCGACGAAGTTCGTGTTAGCCGAGATGAAGTTCAAGAACATACAATGTTGGAAGCTGCCATGTGCGGTATACTTACCGTGCTTGCAAAAAATGATTCTAATAACGACTTGGATTATTTTTTCAAGAATGTCGATTGGAAAGAAGCTGGAGTCAAACGTAAGACACTTGAGATGTGGTGGCGTAAGCACAAGAAGCAAGATGAAGAACGTCGTGCTCGCGAAGCTGCTGCCCGCAACAAAGAACAACTCAAAGCCAGTGCAATCAACAAACTCACTGCGGAAGAACGTGCTGCACTGGGACTTTTGTAACAAATCAAGAAAGATAGACGCATGAAATACTTGGCATTTTTAGACATAGATGGTGTTTTTACATCTGCTCGTGTACAATATGCGTCTGCAAACTCCAATGATATGTGGAACAAATTCGACCCCACTGCAATCGAGTTTATGAACAAGTTGCACGACAGAGTCAAGGATCTGCATTTTGTTTTGATTTCAACATGGAAAGAACACTTGCGCGAAGCTGATGAACAAACTGCGCATTGGATAATTGCAGCTTTTCGTAATGCAGGATTTCGCGGCGAATTTGCATCGCCGTGGAAGACCAATCCTGACAACTTTGCTCGCTTTTATGAGAAAGGTATGACTCGCGCCAATGAGATCAAAGAATATCTAGAAGTGTATGCACCAAGTAATCAAGACTATATCATCTTTGATGACAACGACTACGGGTTCGAAACTGTACTTGGTAAGAATCGCTGGGTGCATACCGACGGAAACAATGGTATCCTGTTGAAACACATGTACAATGCCATGAGCATTGTAGGTGAATGGGATACAAAATAAAAGTATCAGGCGGTTGGCTTAGAAGCAGCCATCCTTTGAAGAGTGGAACCAAGCACCATTGGACGCCAAAGAACCTGTATCGGGCTGCAAACGATTGCAAGTGGTGTAGGAGATTGCTATATGGAAAAATGCGGATAGTAACAGAGTCCCCAGTGACTACAAAGTAGTGCAACTGTACGGCAACTGTTTTCCTTTGGCGTAGCAGCACACTGATACTTGTTTTAAACAGTTGACAACCACAACTGAAAAGTATATAACAAACTACAATATAAACGTTAAAAGGAAATCAAATGGACGCGACTCTTTTAATTATGGGCATGGCACTGTTTGCATGGCTTAATCATTCTCTTGCTACTCAGCGTGGTCGCAATGCTGTAGGTTGGGCAGTTGGGGGTTTAATTTTTGGACTACTGTCTACCATCTTGCTGTTGATTTTGGGTAAAACTGAAGCACGTGAAGTTGAGATTTATAAAAAATCCAACAGCGGCCAATAACTCGATAATCGACCTGACTTAGTGATAGCGGTAGCACGTCGGTCTGTGGAACCGATAGGGATGGTTCGAGCCCATCAGTCAGGACCATAAATAAAATTATAGGGGTATAGCTCAGCTGGTAGAGCGTCGGTCTCCAAAACCGAATGTCGCGGGTTCGAATCCTGCTGCCCCTGCCATATTAACACTTACACGACACAATATATGGCGTAGTAGCTCAGCTGGTTAGAGCACGCGACTCATAATCGCGGGGTCGATGGTTCAAGTCCATCCTACGCCACCAAACATTTTTATTGTATATCGGCTAGAGATGATATATAATAGTGTTATAAAAGAAAACGTTCCCTAGTAGCTCAGGGGCAGAGCAGCTGACTGGGTCCGAAAATACTGTAAAGTGGATTTGTGGAGTTCGAAACTCCTAGGACAAAATTTAATCAGCGAGTCGGTGGTTCGAAACCATCCTAGGGAGCCAAAAATTTCAGAAGGCAGCGTAGCTTGCACGGATGAGTGTACCACTGCAAACCAAACTTAACTGTTTTGAGTTTTGTATGTCGCCACATCGAGGTCGGGAGATCTATTCCCTATATGAGTTAGCCAAGGCTCACTCATACTGGACAAGAGTAGATCATAACCTTGGGAACCCGGACGCTGAAAAGGGGATGCATACCCGTGCCTTTTGATTTACCATGGTCCGGAAACGCCTCTTAACAATGCGCAACATTTATAGCAGGGATTTACCTGTGAACCCCAAGGACGCTTGGGACTACGGACATCAAGGGGTAATAAGCCCCACTTTATTAAACTATACAGTTGCTGAAATCACTTGCATTTCATACCCATAGACGTTAAATATATACAGTGCGGTAAGGTGCTGCACAAAACACACACATAGAGGAAATACACCATGTCTGATTCAAATTTTGATTACCAACGCATCGCAGAAGATGTTGCAGAGAACGTTAAGAAATTGATTCCCGAAGTCAAGTTCAACAAGAACGGATATGAAATCCGCAGCGACATTCTCAAAGAAGCCAAAGACCTTATTGCACAGGACTTCCACTACAAGTGGCAAGGTTGGGAAATGAGCGCAGAACGCACTTCAACTGGACAAGTTGTTACCAGCGTTGCTATGCCTCAATTTCCTGGACTTGACAAAGTTCTTGAAGCTGCTGAAAAAATGTACGAGTTTGTCAACAACGGCAATGTTCGTAAAAGCAAGTAACTGCTAACATTTGTGGTGGGATTAGTCCCACCACAATTGACACTTTATTATCCACCCTTAGCTCAGCTGGATAGAGCACCTGCCTTCTAAGCAGGGTGTCGCAGGTTCAATTCCTGCAGGGTGGACCATAAAGTGCCAATTAACGTGGTATAAATAACAGCATGCGGGTGTTGTGTAATGGTAAGACCTTAGCCTTCCAAGCTAAAGACACGGGTTCGATTCCCGTCACCCGCTCCAAAAACAAAGCAACATGTTCACATATCAACACATACGCAATGAAATAAAACAACTGTGCAAGTCGCGTCCAGCAGCTATGATACCGTCGTGGGTACTGGACTATATGATGAAACATATAGTTGTTTTGCCGCCTGGCAGCATTGTGGTAGAATTGGGTACCTTTGTCGGTGGTACAACAGTGCTTATGGCTGATGCAAATCCCACAGTGATCGTACACACCTACGATATCAACCAGTTTGACAAATATGAAGACAGCGCAATGTTGCAACACATGCGCGACATATACGAATTACCATTGTTACAGGCCACTGACATTATTGAAATGCAACGCTTGCATTTAGAAGACTATGATAATATAGTGATGCATGTCGATGATACAACTAACATTGCAGAAACTGATATCGCAGTTGCACTGGTAGATGATAACAGAGACGAAGCTGCATTACTCAATGTATTACAACAGTTGTGGCCTAAAATGGCACAAGGCGGAGTTGTACTGGGAGACGATATAGACTCGCCGGAAATATACAATGCGTTTGCTAAATTTGCAAAACTTCAAAATATAGAGTTGACAATCTATAGCAAATGCGTTAAATTAGTTAAAACAAACAACGTGTTCGATAACAGACAGTTTGACTTTAAAGATACACTACTACACAAACCACACATAGAAGATTGCGAAAAAATATGAAAAAAGCCATTAACAAAGCAAACGAACACAAGCAAATGCTTATGTTGCGACGTGGTTTGGTAGGACGTAAGACACGCAAGCAAAAGCGAATGGCGCCTGCTGCTGGTTAAAGAATTTGGGCTGTTGGTATAGTGGGAACACAGTAGCTTTGCAAGCTTCAGTCACCGGTTCGACCCCGGTACGGTCCACCAAATTAGAATTCGATGGTAGACTTGATAAATAAAATTAAAGGAGTCTACCAGCATGCCGAGCGGAGTTAAAGGAACTGGTGCAAGTTATAAAACTTATAAATGTTTGTATTGCAGTAAAGATCAAAAATGTGGTAACAGTAAAGTAAACAAATACTGTGATAATAAATGTAAGGCAGCATATGAATATATCTACAAGTACATACCACTTGTTGAAAGCGGTCAATGTGCAGCCGGTAGTAATCCTTTAAGACGATATATTTTAGAAAGAGATAATCACACTTGTACTGAATGCGCCTGCGGAGACGAACACAATGGAAAACCATTAACGCTGCATATAGATCATATTGACGGTGATAGCGATAATAACTTTCCAAAAAACTTAAGAACACTATGCCCGAATTGCCATAGTCAAACAGATACATTTGGCAATGCAGGTAGCGGAAATAGATACAAGAAGACTGCAAAACGAAACTTGTATTTACAACAATATAAATCCTAATGCGGAATTAGCTCAGTGGTAGAGCGTTTGGTTTACATCCAAGATGTCGGGGGTTCGAACCCCTCATTCCGCACCATATAACTGCCTATGCTATAGAATATGCGCCGAGCGTCAACTCTATCTAGGGAAGAAGCGCGATGTATGTCATAGAAAACTTAAACTACCGCTTGAACTATAGAGCATATGTAGTATATAATATAATACTACCACATATTTGCATATGCCATAGATAAAGCAAACAAACGGTGTTCAACACGATAGAGTGATCCCACTGAGGGGACAACATGGTGAGAACAATACTACTAGACTATTGCCGATGTTATAGAATGAGACGGTTGCAGATACCAGTTTCGTCATGATAAGGCAACACTAACCTGCTTAGACTATAGAATTTTTTGTTTACTACATCCAAAAAATCATAGTCAACGCAGCATAACTAATAGAATGCCTCTATAGCTCAGTTGGTAGAGCACCTGATTTGTAATCAGGGGGTCGCGGGTTCGAGTCCTGCTGGGGGCACCATTTAACATGGATTATAGTTAATTGGATTTAGAATTTATACCAGTTTTATATACTCCGGGACATTTTGGTACTTGGATTTGTTGGTTAATAAATCAACATTTGAGATTTCCAAAATATGAATCTAGTCCTAAAAATCGAGATAGTCGAGACGTAATAATTGCAGCAGATATAGGATCAATTGAATCTAACTTTTATTGCTACAATTTATCTGACTGGGATGCATATTACGCAGATGTCATACATCCAATAGCCGCAAATAACAAAAATCTAAATAAGTTTTCATTTAAATTCCATCCCAGTCACAATTTTAGAAAAGACGATAAATCGTTAGATGTAGATGGCATTAATAAAATATTTTCATATATAGGTGTGAAGAAAACTGTTATCACATTTGTAGATAATACCTTAGTAAACGAAATAAAAAAACGTTGGGAATATTTAGAAGACTACGAGTATGGTGCAGCTGATGCAGAAATGTTATATCAATGGCAACTTGCTAATATTCCAAATTACAATAAAATAAATGCAGATTATTTGTTATTAGATGCTGGTAAAATGTTATTGGGATCCGCGGAAGAATACAAAAAATTAACAGACTTTATTGATGAACCACCATTGGATAATTTTAAAGAACTAAGCAAGTTGCATTACGACTTTTCATTTTATTTTATGAATAGTATTAATAAAATTGCCATGGAGTTAAAAAACTATAATTACAAAGTCGGAGTGTAGCGCAGCCTGGTAGCGCAACTGCTTTGGGAGCAGTGGGTCGGGAGTTCGAATCTCTCCACTCCGACCATTTTATCACGGGACGTTTAAACTTTTATGACATCAGATCCCATTGACTGTTTTTACGCTAAAAATCATGCATTGGTATGGAGTAATGGATCTATTGCGCCTTGTTGCAATTACAAGGATGGCGAAGATCCTATCGGCAATTATACCAACGTGTTTGAGTTTTTTAACAGCCCTGAAATGGCGCAGTTACGAGAAGATCACGCCAATGGTGTCAAACGTCAAGGTTGCCGTAAATGTTGGTCAGTTGAAGATATTGGCGGTACTAGCTATAGAAAACCCAGCAATCCCGATCACACAGGACAACTAAAAGGTTTAGATATCGCCCTTGGTAGAACCTGCACATTGAAATGCAGAACCTGCGGTGCATTTGCTAGCAGTGCATGGGAAAGCGAATTAAAGTCGCGTGGTATACATAAGGATTGGGGTAAACTTACCAGTGATGAAATACCAACGGCGGCATACGATCACATTGAGCAGTTAGACATCCAGGGCGGCGAACCGTTTCTCGATAAAAGACTACCAGGCATATTAAATCATCTGCATACAAATGGTATCAGTAAGAATGTAAACTTGACTATTATCACCAATTTAGAATGGTTTCCAGACCAACGATTTACTGAACCGTTGAAACGATTTAAAAATCTACTAATCAAAATCAGTATTGATGGTGTGGGTACTAGAAACGAATATATGCGCAGTGGCAGTACGTGGGCAAACACAATTAATACTGTTGAAAAATGGGGTCAGTTCAAACACAGTAAACCAGATAGCAATATAAAAATAGTAATCAGTCACACTATAAGCACTTTTAACTTTTTGTATTACGATGAAATGGTAGAAGAAACTGGTAAACTACGCACTTTACAGGGACTTGAAGATTTAGAACTCTGGGCGCATTATGCATTAGAGAATGAATGGCATAATTGTTTCCTATTGCCAGATTCTCTTAAAGAAGAAGCTATAGGTATATGGGAGCAAGGTACTATACAGCCGTGGGAATATCAAACTTTTCGACATAATACAGTAAGTATGCTATCTCAAGCGAGACCTATCCCACCGTTGCCGTTTGATAAATGGTGGTATAACAATGCCGAAATGGATAATATCAGAGGTCAGTCAATACAAGATGCGCTGCCGGAATTAGTAAGCATGTTTGAAAAACACGGGCTCTTTTATAAAGATCAATGGACTAGGTAAATATTTTAGATATAGTGCGACCGTGGTGATCGTAGTATTGCGTGTCTACCATAAATAAAGTATGGAACATATCTGTGATCTCGGCTGCGGACGTACAGCAACATATTACTCTAAATGGACAAAACGTTATAGATGCGAGGCTAAGTCGCAGCAGTGTCCTGCTGTTAAAAATAAAAATATAACAAAATGTAAACAAGCACACGCAGACGGCAGGCACGGTTATACTCATAATTCTAAATCTGCATGGTCAAAAGGTTTAACAAAAGAAACAAGCATAGCAGTTGCTAGAATATCAGTGCTTAATAGCCGTCCTCGTAAAGATGAAACTGCAAGGCTTGCAAAAAACCGTTATCGAGAACAATGTAGATTCAAGTTAACAACCGCAGATCTAACTAAAATACCCGGCTATGAATTATTAGCAATACACGGACAATATTGTAAACATACTAATCCAAACGGAGTAGTTAAAGATCACAGATTGTCGGTACACGAAGCATATAATTTAGGGTTAGATACAACATTAGTAAGTCATCCTGCTAATTGTGAATTTATGTTACACAAGAAAAATGCTGCAAAGACACTAAAATCGTCTATTACAGTAGAAGAACTAATTGCGACCGTGGCGAAATGGTAGACGCTGTAGTTTGAGGGACTATTGCCGCAAGGTGTGAGAGTTCGAGTCTCTCTGGTCGCACCAATTATAGCTATTGACAAGTTATCAGTTCTATGTTATCGTCAATCAACAGTATTACATTGAACAAGGTGATGGCATGTCTAGCAAAACTGATCAATTAATTGCCAAAGCACTCAGTACGTTTAGTGAAGACGAAGCTATTGCATGTTTGCGTATGGCTCGTAAGCACAACACTGGCGGTACCGCTACACAATCGACTGCATCAGCTGAACGAGATTGGGAAGCACTTGCTCGCAAATATCACAAAGCTGCATACGAGCTACAAGAAGAACTCAAGATAGTAAAAAGGCAAAGGCAACTTTATGCAGATTCGTCTGCACGTCATTCACTTGATGCAAAGTTTGCCAAACAACAAGCAGAAACTATATCCCAAGACATGAAAAATCGTATAGTATACTGTGTAGTTATGCTAGTTCTTGCTGCATGCACGTCATTTGCAATTGGTTATATAATTTGATAAAATGTTTATACAATGGTGTTGACAACTGGTATATTACAAGTTAAAGTAACACATGTAAGCAGCAATAAACGAAGTTGAACTGTTGCTTACAAAAAATAAAAAACAGTTGACATGCTGTGTGTAAGATGTTAAAGTTATCAAGTAAGCAAGAAACGGTTTACATGCTCTTTATAAACGACACTGTGTTTACACAGACATATTGGGTAGTAACACTGTTAAGTAGCATTTGGTGATTCTTATGTGAAACAACAGGGTTAAACGCTTTCAACAATAAGTTGGGATGTTACAATTAATCACTGTATCTACCGACTGACGATAGAGTAACAGTATGTCGATGCAAACACAGTTAGCTTTAATACACCTAACAACAGCGAATGCTCGTTGCTGCTGAAAGAAACGACGGATGATGCAGCTTTAAAGTCCGTTGAACGCTTCTGTTGTAGATGTATTAGAGTTTGGATGATACGGCCGTTGAGAAACGTGAATATCATCTATGAGATTGGGGGTTTAGCCTCAATAGGATAAGTGCAGTGATGCACCCAAAGCCGGAAAGCCTACATACCGGCGCTAGTAAAATAGTCCATCTAAACAAGCCTGAACCAGTGTTGACTCGGGCAACCGAAAGCAACACCCGTCCGTAGAAAGGCGGTAGGCAGTAAGTTAGGAGCTCTGTCCGAAAGGATAGTCGCAGAGCCAGTCGGTGAGCGATAAGAGGGTTGGCGCCCAAACAGAGTTCAGCCAAACTAACGAATGCTGACAGTTAACAGGTAGTTACAGTGTCTGAGCCCGCAAGCAAAGGCATGGTAGCATTTCAAGAGTGGAAGGGTTAGGCCCCGGATACTTGAAGAAAGGTCAAGTAGTTCGCAAGACGAAAGACACGAGGTGTGTTGTATTGGGTATGCCAAAAGCATATTCAGCAGCGGTGGTAGCACATCTCAGATAGGTTGCAAATAACTCAGCGGTAGAGTAATTCCCTTCTAAGGAATCGGCGAAGGTTCAATCCCTTCTTTGATAAATGCAAAGTCTACCACGGTATGTTGTGTAAGGTGTCAAATACTTGAGGCGCAAGCCAATCAAGTTCAACAAAGCTCGCAAGGCAGCGTTGATTTGTACTAGAAGATTCGTAGCTCGCAAGGCTTAATGGTTCGCAAGATCAACGGATAATAAGGTGCAGAATAGCAGCATATGACGAGTCTACTGCCTGACTCTAAAAACGGCGACACTGTTAGTGGACCAGATTACCGCAAGGGATCTAGTGGATGTCGGAAGAAAGCAACTCGCAAGGTTGGTAATAATGTCCGAAGCATTAACATCGAACGTGTAATCTCAGCGTTTTCAAAAAAGGCCCTTAGGGGCCTTTTTGCATGACTGAAACATCTGCTAAATATCTGTGCAACATTTAGCGAGCTCACATCATGCGTATCAACGAAATCTTAAACGAAGCAGAAACACCAAAAGTGGACATAGAGCATTATGGAAATTGGACAATAAGCATGAGCAAAGATCCAGTTATAATGAAAGCCATAACCGGAGACACGGCACAATTTGTTGCAAAAGTCACTAATAAACGTCGTCCGCAAGCTGTGTTTTTTGGAGTAGGTACTACTCAGGGTGCAGCCAGAGACGATGCCATGTCAAAAGCTGTTGACCAAGAACGTCCAGACATGCATGTAAAATATTCTTTAATACAAGGCAAGCTAAACGTACCGTTTTTTCGCGAATATTCTTCAGATAATCGTAATACGTATGTTAAATTCATAAAAGATGACATCGGTAACACATCACTTGTGTTAGCAAACGACCAGTATGCTAGAGAATTTGGTAAATCATTATCAGAGTTGGGATTCAGTAGATGTACGCCGACACCCAATTTTGGTATGAATTTCACTATAACAGGCGATATGTTGTCAACTTATGGTCTTATACCTAATATGCGATATTCATTGAGCGCATATGACACAGACAATGACGGCAATCAATTGTTTCAGTTAATACCCGAATCAAGATCACAAGGTCCGTGGGATAAGATGATTATGCGCACACCGGGACTTACTATTGCTGCAATACCAATGCGCGACACAATAAATAAATAATTGTGATATTATCTAACTGATATCTAACATAAATTTTTAAGTATTTTGCATGATTAATGTCTCAGTTGATCCATTAAAAATATCTAGCAGCATGCGTTGACAGACTGCTGGTCCTCGAACACACTATGCATGTGATGTTTCTAATCGGACACATATACCGGTAGCAACTCATTACATAGCACAACAGTACAAAATGGAGAACCAAAAATGTCAAGTGCAACGACTCTTGTCGCTAATAACACACAGGTAAATGCGACTGCTATAACAACTGCAACGGCAAGTTCTAAGCAGAACTATGCTGCTGTTCGCAATAAACGCTTTTCTAATAAAAAAGGTATTAGTGTAAGTATTGATAAACGCTGGAACGATACTATTGCAGCATTACCTGCCAAAGAGCAAGCATCAATCAGTCAACAATTAACCAATGCTGTTGCAGAGTTTCGCAGACGTATGCCTCATGTAAAATCCTGGACAGACTTGGATTTGGTAGAGGCTAAATCACTGATGATGAGTACCGTATATATCGACATAACTATCCAGCGTCTGCCAGACCCCGACTGGATATTGAAAATCATAAACAAGTTTAAAGAATCCATGGTGACACCAATTGCAGTGTATAAAGACGAACACGGCGTATATCATGCTCGCGACGGACAGCATACTTTGATTGTGTTATGGATTATTGCTACTAAAATTCTTGGCATTAATCCCGACAATGTGCAAATACCTGTCAACATTTACAAAGACAAGACCCGTGCAGAAGTTCGTGAAAATTTTATCAGCTCTAACAGCGACGGCAAATTGCAACTGGATGCATTTGATATCTACGAGCAAAAAATCTGCGGCGTTCGTGTAGACGGTAGCAAAAACCCGGACTGGCTGCAAACAGAACTCAAACAACGTCATATTGAAAACAATGGCATGTTTGTAACAGCTAAAAAGTTTGGCGATGCCGACGAACCGGGTGCAATTAGTCGTTTACACGAAATTAATAAAATGCAAGCTGTTGCGGTAAAGAACTGCTGCGAGTATCTTAAGATAGTAGGATGCAACAACCGTGCAGTAGAAGAAAAAGAAATGGTGATGATGGGTCAGTTTTTTGATCGTTGTTATCATGCAGAACAAAACTACAAAACCAATAAGAAAGACCAATTACCAAATGTAGTTGTAACGCCATCTTTTATAAAAGATCTTGCAACTACTACTACAAAATTATGGAATGCAGATTTTAAACCAGACAGTAAGTTTTGGAAAAAAGGTGCAGTTGCATATGTTAATTGGCATACATCTGTAGACATTAAAACCAAAGCCAAGTTTATGCCTGAACCTGTACACGGTATGCCATTTATGTTAGCATGTCTAGATAAACATTTTTCATATGCTATTCCACTTAATAGCAGCACATCAGAGTTTACCCCCGCAGAAAAGGATCTATTCTAATGCTGTATGCAGAATATGACATTGTAAAATCCTCAGCAGTATTACGCACAGAAGTTGGTAATGTTTGTACTGTACCAGGGTGTAAAGAGCATATTACCCAAATGCGAGGTCCAGGCAGTAGCGTGCTGTGCAGAAATCATCAACTCTATATGAGAGAGTACGGCGGTATGGGACGTATAGATAGACCGTGGACGTTTCATCGTAAACGATTTTGTATCGAATGTGGATTTAATCCATACGAAGATACCAAAAATAAGTATTTTTATTTAAAAGATATAAATCCAGATCTCTGGCACAGGTTATGCAGAGGTAAACTAGTTGGTGATCATATAATCAGACCATCAGAGGGCGGCACAGATGAAGAGGATAATATACAAACATTGTGCAGACTTTGCGATAGTGATAAGACTACTATTAACGAAGACTGGCGTAAAGGCGACAAACGGCGACTAGACGAAGATAATAATGTAATAGACGATTGAGTAAAATGTCTATATGACTACTTTTACTATTGATGTATATAGATACATCTTATATAATTAACACATACGGAGAAATATCATGGCTAAAAAATCTATCACTAAAATCAGTGACAAGCTGGTCAAAGTAAACGAAAATTTCACTGTTAACATCTACGACAACGGTTTTATGATCGAAGTTGGTGGGCGTGACAGAGAAGACAACTGGACCGCGGTAAAACTTATGGTTAACAATATAGAAGAACTTGTTACACTTATCCGTGAAACAGTCGAAATGGAAATTAGTAACTAACACACACAGGAGGGATGGCCGAGAGGTTGATGGCTCTAGTCTTGAAAACTAGCGAGGGTGAAAGCCCTCCGTGGGTTCGAATCCCACTCCCTCCGCCAATAATAATGCCAGCATGACAAAGTTTTGTATACACAGCAATGCTGGCATCAGTTTAGTATCTGCAACTGGTAAATTGATGCCGTGCTGTAAGTATAATGCAGATGACAATATCAGCAGCATTTACAACGTAACTACATTAAACGGGTTACATGACACGCCGCAATATAAGCAGATGCAAGCACAGCTAAATGCTGGCATTTTTCCCACAGGTTGCAACTATTGCAAGACTACAGAAACTGCTGGTAGACAAAGTCGCAGACAACATACAAATCAAATGTATGACGATTTGAATATGTACGTACCAGGCCATGTGCAAGACATGGAAATTGCACTGGACTATACTTGTAACATGATGTGCAGAATGTGCAATCCAGGTGCTAGCAGCAAATGGAATATTGCACAATCTGTAATAAAGCAATTTGCAGAGCAGAAGATTGAATTAGATGGCAATAACAAATACCGTTCATACCAAGATCAACTGCGCAGCGTATTAGACAATACTGATCTTAGCCATGCTAGAATAGTAAAAATAGAAGGCGGTGAACCGTTCTATGCTAAAAATTTAGAATGGTTCTTAGACAAACTAGATAAAGAAGTACTTGATAAAAGCAAACTATACATAAACATATTCACCAATGGCAGCATATATCCATCTGTTACGGTGCTGGAAAAACTAGCAAAATTGAACGCTGCAATCATATTCAGTATTGATGCAGTAGGTGAATTAGCTAGTACAATTCGCTGGGGTGTAGATTGGAACGTCATTGCTGACAACATAGGCAAATGGCGCAAATTTGTTGATGCAAATCCACAAATGTCATTGCAAACCAACATAACAGTAAGCTTGCTTAATGTTAATAGACTGTCACCACTGCTGGCATTTTGTAAAAAATTGAATATAGATATAAACTTCAGCGAGTTAACATTCCCACATTACCTTAGTATCTATCAGCTACCCAAATCTGTTAGACAGCGTTGGACATACGATGACGAAACGCTAACTGGTATGATAATGGCAGATGTTGCGATTGAACCGGAATTTGCCAAGTTCATAGCCAGTGTAAATATACTAGATGCATATCAAGGCTACAGTTTCGAAACTGTTAACAATGAGATGTATCAACTAATACAATCTCTATCCCCATGTTAACACATAGAGGGTCTTATCAACAAAGGTCGGATGTAACAACAAGGTTCAATACAATAAATGACCCGTCTACCGAGATAAGCGTATGCTGAAGTACGTCAGCGTTCAGTAGGCTACATGATGTGAAGGTGGCAGTGTTGCTGGTAATGCTAAAGAGTTGATAACTCAAACCAGCGTTAAAAATGAAGATTTATTGGCATTTTTCCTTAGACAAATTCAAAAACAGACTATATATTAACAGTAAGATATGCGGGTGTAGCTCAGGGGTAGAGCGTCTGGTTGCCAACCACAAGGTCGTGAGTTCGAATCTCATCACCCGCTCCAAAATTTAACTATATCTATAACGGGCGTGTGGTCCAAGCACCATGTTGGGTATGTGATCAACAAACGAACAGTACAAGTTCAACCGTCGCATGTTGTAGAAAAGATTCGTGCTGCAAGTCGTTGACAACAGCTGGTATAATAGATTGTAGTGTGTATGCCGACTTTGATAAATAAAGTATGGAAAACACAATTATACCAATAGATCGATACTGCGACAGTGGATGCGGCCATTTAGCACAATTTTTTAGTACTAACACTGGTCGATACAGGTGTACAAAGAGTGCAAGTAGCTGCCCTGCTAATAAAGCAAAAAATAGTAGTGCATTAAAACAAGCACATAAAGACGGTAAATTACCTAAATTTACCGACGACATGCGACTTAAAAGCCAAATAAGTTTTCGTCGAAATTTGGTAAAAGAACATGCATTTGAAGATCTCGGTCATACATTGCGCAAAAAAATTGTAATAGAAGATCAGGAATATAAATGTGCGCATTGCGAATTAGAAGAATGGATGGGATTACGTATAACATTAGAGCTTGACCATATAGACGGTAATCGATCTAATAATGTTAGAAATAATTTACGATGTTTATGTCCGAACTGCCATAGTATCACCGATACATGGAAAATGGGACAACATAAAGGAAAGAAATCTAGAAAATGCAGCGATGATGAAATAATTGCAGCATTTAATAAAACCGGCAGTATAAATGCGGCCCTTAAAGCATTAAATATGAATTGGGGGTCAGTTAGTACTGTTAAAAAAGTGTTGTTTAAATATGGAATCATAAACGAAATTTAGCCTCTGTGGTGAAACGGTAGACACACTGCGCTTAGGACGCAGCGCCGCAAGGTGTGGGGGTTCAAATCCCTCCAGAGGCACCAATTTTAAAGGAAACAGTATGAAGTGGCGAGATTTAAAAGACGACCCACCAACTGGCAATGAATATGCTGTTTTACTTTTTCCTTGTAAAGCAGATTGCGGTGTACTTTACACAGTAAGTAATCCGCATTATGCTAAAGGCCAGTATGCACTAGATGCCGGTTATACACACTGGTTTGAATTCGAACTAGCACCTGATCATAAAAAATGGCAGCAATGGCAAGACGAATTGTTGCCGATGGGATTGACTACACAGTAATACTGTACTATAAATAAAAATATGCGGGCGTGGTGTAACGGTAGCCACAGGAGACTTAAAATCTCCCGCCTAGTGCGTGTCGGTTCGATTCCGACCGCCCGCACCAAAATTCAAAAAGGCGCAACGCAAGTTGCGTCTTTTTTGTCTATTGCATTTAAATAGTTGCGGCAATATAGTTTAATTCTAGAATGGAATTTAAATGAAATGACTCCTCAAGAAATCTCAGACTACAAACTAAAATGGCGTGCCAATGGTGTTGCTGTACCGTTACACAGCGATCTCGATGTAGCTGGTAAAGACTGGTGCAGACGTCGTCTAGAACGTCATCAGTGGGCATTCAATCCACACACAGCAGTATATGCACACACGTTTTTGTTTGAAGATGCTGCAAATGCAGAAGCATTCGTCGAACATTTCAAGCTTGACAACCACATGGTCCAGTCTTAGACAAAATAATATCTTGCATGTTCTATCCTATGTAGGATAAAATATACGATAAGGAGATATTATATGTTTACAAACTTGTTTAAAGATCTGGACCGTAATTTACTTGTTAAATTAGTCATAATCCAGTCACTATTAATCACCATTAGCAACTATCTAGTACACTATAAGTTTGCCATTGCTGGTTTCCCACTGGCCTATAGCATCTGGTGCACGCCACTGTTCATGGTTATAACTGATCTCATCACACGCTTGAGTGGCAAGCCACTGGCACGCGGTGTGTTGGTAGCAGCACTGATCCCAGGTATGATAGGCACTGCGCTTGGTGCTTGGATATACGGCAGCGACTTACTAGGTGGCACACGACTCACAGTAGCCAGCGGCGTTTGCTACTTGTTGCCAATGTTGCTAGATGTCAGTATCTTTGCTTGGTTGCGCACACGCATCAAAGCTTGGTATGTAGCACCTGCTGTTAGCGGTATCATTACCACTATCATTATGACTTACTTGTTCTGGTTTGCTGCGTTTGCAGGAGATGGTGGACAGTTTAGCGATACTTGGCACATCATGGCTACCAACCAGATACTAGTCAAGTGTGTGCTTAATATACTGATACTGTTGCCGGCATACAAGCTGCTGTTGGATTGGTTGCAAGGCGGTCTAGAGGACTCGCGAACAGCATGAGTGAAACTCCCTGGCGAAACTATAGCACTTACTGGGATCATCTGCCTCCACCAATGAGGCCCACTCCCAGTATAATAGATGTGATGACGAGCAATAGCACACCGGGGCATGTGCTGTTGTTGGGAGTTACACCTGAGATACATGCTGCGTTTGATCACGTCACTGCGATAGATCGAGATTCCAGCATGATTGCTAATGTTTGGCCAGGGAACACCGATAACAAACAAGTACAGCAGGGTTCATGGACAGAAATGGATTGGCCTGAGGCCACATTCGATACCATAATAGGTGACTGCGCTATACCCTTGCTTACAGATGTTGACAGCATTGCCGCATTTCAAACTCGTTGCCTCCATTGGCTTAAACCCGGCGGTAGCTTTGTGCATAGATTGATGCAGCGACCAGAAACGGCTGTGACCAGACATGATATTGCCCGTGAATTGTCTGGTCCGGCTACAATAAACTTCCATGCCATGCGGTGGCGCATGCAGCAGTGTATAGCTGCTGACAACAACGGTGTGGCACCTGCTATGAAAGTACGCGAATTGTTTGAATCGCTAGTACCAGATAGAGATGCGCTATGTGACATCACTGGTTGGAAACGAATAGATGTAGACAGCATTGACCTTTATAAGGGCAATACCAACCGTATATTCTTTGGTAGCCAACAACAGTGGCGCAATACAATCCCTGCTAACGCAGTGGACATACGCTGGACATATGTGTTTGATCATGATATCAGCGAAGATTTTCCTGTAATGCGTTGGAGAAAACCACTATGAATTTAGAAGGTATTGTATGGCCGCGTATGTACCAAGGCCCTAACTTGGTACTAATGGCTATGCTGGCAGAGCTTGATCGTACCATGTGGTTAGATCCTGATGTGATAGAAGCCGAACAGTTTGGTCAGCTTCGTTTGATAATAGCGCATCACATGGCGCATAGCCCGCAGTTTGCCGCACGTATGTGTGCTGCGGGGTTAACAGCAACAGAAATTACAGATCCTGTCAGTTTTAGAAAACTACCTACTCTGACGCGATTGGACATACAACAAGCAGGCGACAGTTTCTACAGCAGATATATTCCTAAAAGTCACGGACAACCGGGCGAAACTCGCACCAGTGGTAGCACAGGCGAACCTGTAAGAATACGCAAGACACAGATTGATGCACTGTACTGGACTGCACATGCAATTAGAGATCACTTGTGGGCTCGTAGAGATTTTCGTCACAAGCTGTTAAGCATACGTGCTGACATCTTCAAGTACGGCGAGAACCCCAATTGGGGACAGCCTATGTCTGATATATGGCAAACAGGACTTAGCATAGGCATGCCTGCCACATTCGATATGCGTGAGCAATTAAAAATCATCAAAGAATTCCAGCCTGGTATACTATTGATCTATCCCAACAATCTCAGTATTATACTGGACGAAATGGAACTTGATGGTGGTGACTTCAGCTACATCAAACATGTCAAAACCATAGGTGAAACTGTACATCAATGGCAGCGAGATAAGACACAGCGTGTTTTGGGATTAAAGATAGAAGACAACTACAGCAGCAATGAAATGGGCTGTATGGCTATACAGTGTCCTACAACTGACAACTATCATGTGATGACTGAAACTGTTATAGTAGAAATACTGAATGATGACAACCAACCCTGCGCACCGGGTGAAGTTGGACGTTTGGTAGTTACAGATCTGCATAATCATGCTAGCCCACTAATACGTTATGATATCGGCGACTGGGCAGAAGCAGGCGAACGCTGTAGCTGCGGACGTGGATTGCCAACTATTAGACGCTTTATAGGTCGTGAACACAGCATATTGACTCGACCGGATGGTACACGTATATGGCCTATATTCTATGGTGCCAAAATGAATGACATAGCACCGGTACGTCAATATCAGTTCCGTCAAAAGACTCTCACCGGCATGGAGTTCCGTTGCTTTACAGAAGAGCCACTAACTGAAGCACAGCGTTCAGGATTGATAGCATTGGTGCAGGATGCACTGGGCTATCCATATGAAATGGATCTTGTTGAATACAGACAACCTTTGCCAACTACTGGCAGAGGCAAGTTCCAAGAATTTATACGTGAAATTCCCTAATATAGGCATTAACTCCATGAGCGAACTAAAACAGATGATTGTCATGCGCAAGGATCTAAACATGCGCAAAGGCAAGATGGTGGCACAGGGTGCGCATGCCAGCATGAAAGCACTGCTGGAAAACATGGAGCACCCTAGCATCAAGCAATGGTTAAGCGGCCCGTTTGCCAAAATTGCTGTAACTGTGGACAGCGAAGAAGAACTGTTTGCAGTGATGAATAACGCCAAAGCAGCAGGATTGATTACCACCCTGATTACAGATGCAGGACGCACTGAGTTTAACGGTGTGGCAACCAATACCTGCATTGCAGTAGGACCTGCATCCAATGAAGACCTTGCACCTATCACCGGACATCTAAAACTGCTGTGAATTAACGGTTGCATTTTCTACAATTGTATGTTACAGTGACTATGCGAAAAAAGGTTTGTAGTAGCGGTTGGTAATCCTGAAACCCTGAGACAAGTGAGGTGAGAACGCCCGTCTCACACACCAGCAATGGTAAAGTAGCGCAAGCGAAGAGATGCAGGAATCCTGTCTGTATGGCAGGTTGAAAACTGGGAACCTGCCACTTGTCAATACCCATTAAGATCGGCAGTAGGCCAACCACATTAACCACAAGGCACGCAAAATGAATAGATATAAAGAATCCTTCAACGTAGGCGATATTGTAATTGCTGTAAATGGCAAAAGACCCTACCGTGTTACCAGCATATGGGGCAATCGTGTAGAAGGTCGTTATCTACACAGCGAGAATCCTGCAAGGTTTACACAAGGCCAGGTAAAACACTACGATGAAAACGAAAAATCTCAAAAAGACAAGGGGAAAGAAATGAGTCAATCCATTTACCAAGTAACGCTAGAAGATGGTACTACTACATTCGGTACCAAAGCCGGTGCAACTGCACAAGGCAAAATCCTTATTGAAGAAAAAGGCACTGGCAAAATTATTATTGTAGACGAGGCTATGCTCGAAGAACAACTGCCTTACACGTTTGCAGTTCGTACTCAAGGCAACACTCAACACTACATCGGCAAGCCAGGCGCTGTTGAAAAAGGCGACATCGTTATCGTAATGGATGGCGGCGTTGACAAGTTTACAGTGGGTATGGTGTCTGCTGTTGACACTAAGAACAAAACTGCTACAAAGCCGTTCAATGGCCGCAAGCTGATTACTGAAGCTATCTAACACAACAAGGATCAAACTATGAACAGCGAACAAGAACACAAAGTTGTCTTTGCACCCGGCTGCTTTGATGATTTTGAAGGTACACAAGAAGAACTCGATGCATTTATGGCAGAGATTTTAGAAATGCTAAAATCTGAAGACATTCGAGAACATGCATCAACGGATGGCAATATCATTGCAATCCCACATGTGTATGACAACGAAGATGAGGACGATGTGGCAGCAGTAGAAGCATACACTGCACAGCTAAATGCAGCAAGAAAGCGTATGCTCAACTAAATAGTTTCATGAGATTACATGAAATTGCAAAAAAGCCGCAGACTATAAAATCTGCAACCACAAAAAGTGGCATGATCAACCGCAAAAAAGCCAATGCTGCGGTTGATCCTCACGGCTATTTTAAATCAACCAGCGCATACAAGAACGTGCGCTAACGCAATTATAGCATTGGATCGTCTAACCAACGTATAATTGCAAACTTCAACATAGATACAGCACGTTCGGGTGTAAGGTTGAACCATTCACCTTTCAATCGCAAGTATCCCAACTCTGTATGCAGCTTCTTTTCTAGTATACGCACACGATGTTCTGGCACAGGTTCTGTGTGATGAATCTTTAACGGTGCAGGATTGCCTGTTTGCAGTGTAGACAAGCGTTTAGCAACATCTTTGCTAAAGCCTATCTTCTGTCTGTCAGTGTCTGTTCCAATGATATACAAATACATGAAGATACTTAGTTGCAATTTTGCACAGATAGTCAACTATTTCTGCTTGACACTGCTCAACGACTTGTTTATACACAGCACAACGAACACACAGACATCGAAAGGACTATCTTATGCAAGACGTTACTATTATGGCAGGCAGCTACCGCAATCAATCTCTTAACGACGTGCGCTGCATGTTGGTGCAGCCTATTAAGATGGGTAGCCGCGGATGGTACGGCAACTTCCAAGTGCCTGGCTTGGGCAGCATTCGTGTGCAATTGCCCAACGAATCCAGTTTGACCTATCACGGCACACTGAAGTCGCCAGAGTTGGTTGCAGCAGAAGAAATTACCGACGAACAAATTGCCAAGCGTATTGAGGATCGTTTCAAAATCCTTGATGAAATTACCGCAGGTGTTGCATCTGACACTGTGCGCAGTTTGATTGTCAGCGGTGCACCCGGCATGGGTAAGAGCGTTGGTATCCAGAACATCTTGGATCGCGAAATGTCGTTGAACGGCATTGAATACAACAAGATCAGCGGTAGCATTGTCAGTGCGTTTCAACTGTATCAAGTGTTGTTTGACAATGCAGAGCCCAACAGCGTGTTGATTTTGGATGACTGCGACAGCCTGCTGTTTGACTCGGACTGTGTTAACTTGCTGAAAGCTGCGCTGGAAAGCGGCGACCGTCCTCGTATGGTCAGCTATAACAGCGAAAGCGTTGTTAAACTGGGCATGCCTAAAACGTTTGAATTCAATGGGCGTGTGATTTTTATCACCAACTTGGACTTCCAACAGATCATTGACAAGGATCGCGGCGCTGCTAAACACATCTCTGCACTGGTTGACCGTAGCTTGTATTTGGATCTTAGCATGCACACCCGTCGTGAGATTTGGTGCAGGGTTGAGACCATGGTTCGCCGGCATCGCATGCTTAAATCGTTTTACTTTGACGAGCACGTCATTGACATGCTGTTGGAATACATCAAAGAACGCCGCGATGACTTCCGTCGGCTCAGCTTGCGGACTGTGGTTCAGCTGGCACAGTTTGCTAAAACCAGCCCCGACGGTTGGCGCCGAATGAGCGAAGCATTCCAGATCCGGCCGCGCTAATGGCAACCAAGTTAAGAACAATTGAGGAAACAATACGTTTGTTTCCTCATCATGTGCGGATTAAACCTGTAAAGGTCGCTGGCGGCAGACGTTCGCAAATGCGCGAGTGGCTGTCTGAACAGCAAATACGAGTACATCACTTATACGGCGATGCAGCAGATGTATATTGGGATACAGGTTGGGTCAACTTCTATTTCAAGCATGATACACAAGCAATGCTGTTCAAATTGAAGTGGTTATAAACCTATGGCATATCAATGGAGTCGCAAATGTCAGATGTTGAACTAGTAATGCAGCCAGCTAGATACTGGCGTATCAAGTTGTATGGTTATGGCGGTGAATTGGTATTTGGTACCAGTTCCAAAGAAGAAATGGAATACTGGGAAAGTGAACAAGCTCGTATTGACACCGACTGCCCCGAAGATGAAACTCCATTTGAACATTATATGTGGGAACAGGACAGCGAAGGTGCAGATTTTCCTAATGTACCAGAGAAGTTTCGCAGAGACGGTGGGTGGTATGACCAAGATGATCTGGCCCATTCGAATGGAGTAGAGTATTCTGCTGCCTACATTGCCATTGAAGAAGTAGAAAGTGCAACCTGGGATGCAGAAGCTATCAGAGAAGTGATTGAAGATGCAAGTCTGCCCGACTTTGTTGCAGCCAATTCAATCTCTGTAGGATCAGAAGAGTTCTACCCCGATGTTACTCACGTGTTCTGCGGCACCAGCGACGAAAAAGGCATGTTTTTCGAAGGTATTTTTGAAACACATGGTCCACTGGATTTATTCAAACTCAGCTTTAAGACCACTGAATTTCCCAATGGATATGAAATTGTCGATTGGGTACAGTACGATGGTGCTGATATCGAAAGTTATAATAGCGATACCAACGGTAAAAGCATGGATATTGGTTTTATCGAACTATAAAAACAAAGGGTTATCTATCAACTTTGCCGCAGCATACACCTAGTGTGCTGCGGCTTTTCAATGACCAATTTTCAACGATTGCGGGCAATGCATAGCAGTTATGCAATTGCAGCAATTGCTTTTTGCACCGCAGCATGCTATATAGTATGTACACAGAGAGAAGGGAAAACATCATGTTTATTACTATGATCACACGAATCATTACCGACGCTATACACGCAATTGCAGTGTATAAGATGAAACAACGCACTATCAAAGAGCTTAATATGCTGTCAGACAGGGATCTGTTGGATATTGGCATCACTCGTTATGACATTGCTGATATTGCAAAATACGATGCCAGTATGAAAATGTTTGCCAAAAGCAATGTATCTAGCTGGAATGTTGAAAATGCCTAACAAATTTTTAACAATGATCATGGGTTTAAAGAATTTATTTAAACCTGATCCCTATCGTGAATATACCATGGAACAGCGTAGGTTGAATCGGTATCTCAGTCAGGCCACTGACAGATACCATTTAGAACAACTGGAACGCGAATACATGAAAGACCATAAAACAGCTTGGCGCTAATCTAGCGCCAACTGCTGCAACGGAGAATATTATGTGCCACTGGCCTTACACAGATGAAGAATTAGATTTCATCAATGGGAAAAAACGTTAATCTGTTGTTATGTTACAATTATGCAACATATCGTGTTGCAAATTAAACATAACTTATACAGTAAGAGTTGACATTACCCGATAAATTATGTAATATATACATACGAAAAGAACGCAAAGTCGACTCACGTTCTTATATGTATCAAACAAAGGAAAATCAAATGAAAAAGACTATTTTTGCACTGGCAGCTATTGCGGCACTTGCTGGAACTGCTGCGGTTGCTAACACTACAGTTGCGCTGACTTACGGCCAGGATTATACTGCGGCTGGCTTCGGTGAGAAGACCAGCGAAACTACTGGTATTGCTATTTCGCAGTCATACGGTGATTACAAAGTTGGCGTTTCTTACAGCGGCAACACCGATGCACAAAATCTAGAAGCAACTATTGGACATCGATTCGCACTTAACGATCAAGTAAGCGTGGGTGCTAAACTTGGTTTGGGTGAACGTTTTGACACTGCTGATTTTGCATACTACACACTGAGCGGCGATGTAGGTGTTAAAGTCAACGACAAGCTGACTTGGACTGCAATCAACTATCGCTATCGCAATGCATTTGACACTGCGAACGATTACGAATCCCATCGTGTAGGCACTGGTGTTAGCTATGCACTGACTGATGCGGTTGCAGTCAATGCAACTGTTTATCGCAAATTCGATAACAACTTCGATGCCACTGGCAACACTGCTGAAATTGGTCTTGCATACCGATTCTAATAGTTTAAACTCGCTCCTTTACAAAAGACCCTGGGTGTAAAAACTCAGGGTTTCTTTTTGACTATTGACGACTCTTATAACCTCTGCTATTATTACAGTATGATAATATGGAGAACGGCAATGAATCGTGTGATTGATGTTGTAGCGTATATGGCACCTGCTGTATTCGTTGTGTTTTTGCTATATGATATTGTTGCATATCAAGAACATCTGGCGATAGATGTCATTGGACTGGGCGGATGGCTCAGCTATGTATATGAACGCAGAGACAATACAGTGTTGAAACTGCGTATGATAAAACTGATTAATGAGGTAACAAAAAAAGCATAATGCTTGACATAATCACAAACCCTGCTAAGGACATTTGGTTCATCAGCGACACACATTTTGGCCATTATACTAAATAAAATACAGATTGTATTTTATAAGGAATATCATGCCTAAAATTAAATTTGAATGTGCAACATGTGGTAATCAAGGTGAAAAATATAAATCACAGTTAAAAAATAAAAACTATTGTTCATCTCAATGTGGTAATAAAGCTAAATCATTAAAAGGCCCTTTAAACGGTAACTATGGTAAAAACTGGTCATATGATCAAAAATTAAAACAATCGATTTTAATAAAATCTAAAGTGGATGATGATTATAGATCCGCAGCAGGAAGTGCAAATAAAGGCAAACACTTTTCACAAGAACGGATTGCAGCAATGCATTCCCACAGAAGTCCCGATAGTTACAGGCATTACCCATCTGAAGAAGTACGAATTAAAATAGGTATAAAATCCGCTGAAAAATTCAACGAACAATATAACATAAATTTTCGTAATATAATGGAAACATCAGGACATTGGATTCCATTAGAAAATGTTTCAGACTATAATCTATATAAAAAAGAAGCCCATTGGATAAGTCATATGTGGGATTTAATTGTAGATATCAACCAAGTAACTCTGCTGAATACACATAAAGTATTTCATCCTATTAATAACAAAACAGGTTGTGTACGAGATCATATGTATTCTAAATTAGACGGGTTTAATGCAGGTGTACCACCTGAAATATTACGTCATCCTGCTAATTGCATGATAATAACACATAGTCAAAATGCTAGTAAAGGGCACCATTCATTGATATCCATTGACAAACTGTTTGAATTAATACACAGTTATACTGGTAATTGGAACGAACATACAATTGCGTTAAATAAAATTAACAATTACAACAACGGATTTAGATGGTCTAAATCCTATTATATAAACAAAATGAAAGGAGGTTGTCATGGATAAAAATATTTGGTTTATCAGTGACACACACTTTTGGCCACGCCAATTTTCTTAACTTCAAACACACAGACGGAGAATATATTCGCAAGTTTGACAACGTTCAAGCCATGGACGACTGCATGACTACTCATTGGAATGAAAATATCAAGCCGGGTGATAAAGTATATCACCTCGGTGATGTTGCAATGGGCGGCCCTGCTGTAGTCAAAAGCATAGGTAGGCTCAATGGACATAAACGTCTCATTGTTGGCAATCACGATGTACTCAAAGGCGAACTGCTGAATCAATTCCACAAAATTTCAATGTGGCGTGTATTCCGCGAACATGACTTTATTTGCAGCCATGTGCCGTTGCGTGAAGATTCAATGATGACCACGTTCAATCTGCATGGTCATATACACAAACATCCTAGCCCTAGCAATCGGCATATGAACATCTGTGTGGAACATCATGACTACAAGCCTGTGCATTTGGATACAATCCTTGCAGAACTGGCACGGCGCAAGTCAACGATTGGAGAAATTCCTCGTGCGTATTGAGTTGTTAATCAGATCGGGCAAGTTGGTTGCACGGCTGATCGACAGTAGCTTTAGACCCAACGATGTAGTAAGTGAAAGCAGCATAGATTTAAAAGATCTTGCTGCTGCATTGCCACAACACACACTTGCACCCACTATAGACGGGGACATGTATGTGCATTCGCCGCATAAAACAAGTCCGCAAGTGATAACCAGAGAAGAAAACGAAGCACAGGTATTGGCTGAACGAAAAAACACAGATACCCGTTGACAACGGCATTATATATGTTATTGTGCAGTTGTAGATAGCAACAGGAGACAGACATGAGCAAGGTAATTGTATTCGACATCGATGGAACCATTGCTGACATGGAGCACCGTCGGCATTGGGTTGCAACTAAACCCAAGAACTGGCCCGCATTCAATGCAGGCATGGCACGCGATACTGTGCATAAAGACATTGCTGGCCTCATGGACATGTTTGCTGACCTGGATTACACTATCCTGCTGTGCAGCGGCCGTGGCGAAGAATCTCGTGCAGTTACCGAGCAGTGGCTGGCAGATAACGACCTGCCTTACCGGCAACTGTACATGCGCGGTCTGCAAGACTATCGCCAGGACAGCATTGTCAAAGTAGAACTGCTGGCACAGATCCGTGTTCAGCATGGCAATCCTTGGCTGTGGTTTGACGATCGTAACCAAGTCGTAGATGCGATCCGTGCAGAAGGCGTTCGTGTTCTGCAAGTAGCCCCCGGAAACTTTTAAATGACTTACAAAATGTTTCTGGACGACGAGCGTGTACCCAATTTCCTTGGCCTCAAGGGATATGACTATCCCACCAAAGGAAATTGGGTCATCGTGCGCAGCATGCAAGCTGCCATTGACTGCATCAAGGAAAACGGCATCCCGTTCTTCATTGCATTCGACCATGATTTGGAAGATGCGCACTATGATGGCAAGGAAGGTCACGAACGTACTGGCTATGAGTTTGCCAAATGGTTCTGGGATTATGTTTTGGACAACAACATTGTGTTGCCTGACAACTTTGATTGGGTTGTTCACAGTATGAATCCCACTGGTGCAGAAAACATACGCCGTTATATGGCAAACTATATGCGTCATTACAAGAGCGAACACCCGTGAAGCTGTCAGAACGAAATCAAGACAGACTACAACTACTAAAACTCTGGGTCCGACTACATTCGTATCATACGTCTGGCGTGTTGACACTTACATATTTGGACCCAGAGTACCCTGCTTGGTTCAAAGCAGCAGTGGAAGAATATATCACAGCGTTAGAACAATATAAAGACAAATATTCTAAAAAATCCCGTTGACACTGTCTGCTGTGATGTTATTGTCACTGTACAGAGACACACAATACACGCTGGAGCACACTATGTCTTACACGTTTGACGCCAACATTGTTTCCGACTTGCACAAAGATGCATACGGTTATCGTCCTACCAGCGTGTTCTGGATCGACTGGAACAACGGCTCCGATAGCTACAAACAGAAAATGTGGGACTACTTGCTTGAAGATCTCGATGCCGAACTGGCTCGCGAGCGTGACGAGCAAGCGTTGGCTGTGTTCAGCTATGAAACACAGATCGCAAATAACATTGCTCTAGGCGCAGCAGACCGTGCTACTGCTATCCGTTGGATGATGCAGTCCATGGAACTCGGCGAGAATGATCTCTACTACGGCGGCTCGTTGGTTTGCTACAAGTTGGGCTTGCCTTACCACATGGAGACTGAGTTCGACGACATCTGCAAGCAGATGCTTGCTGCCTTTCAAAAAGAAGCAGCATGAAAACATTGACAGCGAGCATGACTACTGCTATGCTCACTGAGTTAAACAAAATACGAACACACACTTATCATACAAGCACACAGAGGCAACAATGACCCACTATCTCAAAGACGGCAACTCTTTCCGAGTGGCAGACGACAACAGTCTTGACATTCACAATCTGTTGCCTGCTGGCAACTATATTGTCAAGACGGATATGTTCGGCAACTTCTTCCTTGAACAGGTAGAATCGTTTACAGCACCTAGCAAAATCTACGGCGACACACTGAAGTTGGCAGATCGTATGCTGAATACCTATCACAATCGTCCTGCTAGCACCGGTGTGTTGCTGACTGGTGAAAAAGGTTCGGGTAAAACGCTGCTCAGCAAGATGCTCAGCATCAAAGCTGCCGAAACAGGTGTTCCCACTATCATTATCAACAGCCCGTGGAAAGGCGACGGGTTCAACAAGCTGATGCAAGATATCAGCCAGCCGTGCATTGTGCTGTTTGACGAGTTTGAAAAAGTCTATGACGGCGATGACCAAGAAGCTATCCTCACGCTGTTGGATGGTGTGTTCATTACCAAGAAACTGTTTGTGTTGACCTGCAACGACAAATGGCGTATTGACTCGCACATGCGCAACCGTCCGGGCCGTATCTATTACATGCTGGACTATGTTGGGCTTAGCACTGCATTTGTTCGTGAATACTGCGAAGACAACCTACTTGACAAGACGCAAGTTGATTCAGTATGCAATGCATCAAGCCTGTTTACCAGCTTCAACTTTGACATGCTCAAAGCCATGGTTGAAGAAATGAACCGCTACGGCGAAACTCCGCAAGAAGTGTTGAAGTTCCTCAACGCGAAGCCTGAGTTCATGGCAGCAGACACTTTTAATGTAGAAGCCATCATTGACCATGAAACTGTTAAAGCAGACGACCTGGGTAACAATCAATGGCGCGGCAATCCGCTGCGTGAAGAAGTGGAAATCAGCGTTCGCACTGTCGACGAAGATGATGACACTGAGTGGGTAGAATACACGTTCACTGCGGACAATCTCAAAAAGGTCGATGGTACCAAAGGTCGCTTTGTGTTTACCACGGACAAGGGAACTGTTATCCTTACTCGTGTTAAACCCCCGTCGTTTGACTACTGGGCTGCAATGTAAGCTACTATACTACCGGAATAGGGCGCTACGGCGTCCTATTCTATTTTTCAATATAAAGGCATCACATGATAAGACCATTTATACACTCAACAGATTTGCCTATTATAGACAGGCTGTGCAATGTTAGATCTAAATTTTGGATAGCAGGTGGTACTGTGCTGAATTGGTACCAGCATAAGCCTGCGGATAGTGATATCGATTTGTTTTTTCACAGCGAAAAAGATTTCGATAAAATGAACAAGTTGTTCACCAATGCATATGAAATTGCCACGTCTATAGATAGTGTGTTACCTAAATTTGCAGTAAAAAAAACTTACGAAACCATAGACAGCGACATCTTTATAACTGACAGGCATGCGTCTGATAATGCTGTAACTTACTCTGTAACTATAAGTGGCGCATCGCATCCGTTGTGGAAAGTGCAGTTAATCAAACGTCGATTCTATAAAAACATTGAAGACGTTATTGACGATTTTGATATTACTGTGTGTCAAATTGCAACGGACAGTTACAACAAAATCGTCACTAGCAAGCACTTTGCAGAAGATGTTGCAGCCAAGCGATTGCGATTTGTAAACATGACACCCAGCAGTGCCAAACGTTTGATAAAATATTGGGCATATGGCTTTACTCCCACGGATGATGATATACAATCAGTAATAGACTATCTAGATTTAGACTTGACTCGCAGAGAGGATGATTATTAATGAATAACAATCAACGTCACCAAGCTACGTGGAGCAAGCTCAGCCCTGTTCCATCTATGCATTATCATCCACACAGTGCCAGTCATATTGTGTATTGGAATGGAGTAGGCATGACCCGTAGCACTGCACTTATGCTTGTAGGTGCATGGTGGAACTTTATGTGGCCTACTCCCAAAATGAAAACCAAATCCTATGAGGAGTTCGTCAATGCATACAGACTGGGTGCATTTGGCAATGTAAACTGGGATGATATGATCAAAAGCGATCCGCAACAATACTTTACACAAATTACCAAGCTGGTTGTCAATTCTAAAACTCATTCTATTCAGGACTTGGTAAAGCAATACACTGTGCAAGAAGCATTGTCGTGGTTTAAAACCGAAAATGAATCTGTGATAGAAGACTAATCCGCAGTATAGTAGCATGTAATATCAAAATAGGAACACAAATGTCATATCTTTTTACAAGCGAAAGTGTCAGTGAAGGACACCCTGACAAAGTAGCAGATGCTATTAGCGATGCTGTGCTAGACATGGTTATGTCGCATTATGATTCAAGTATGCGATGTGCATGTGAAACACTGGTAACTACCAATCAAGTTGTGCTAGCAGGCGAATACAAAGGTATTCTCGGCACCAGTGCAGTAGATGATACTGTGCGAAGTGTTATACGCAACATCGGCTATGAGCAAACTGGATTTGACTGGCGTACCGTTAACATTCTCAATTTGATGCATGGACAAAGCGCAGACATTGCATTGGGTACAGACGACTTTGGCGCAGGTGATCAGGGGCTGATGTTTGGCTATGCTACTACCGAAACTGAAAGCTATATGCCCAGTGCTATCTATTGGAGCCACGAGATTCTACGCAAGCTAACTGCTGCTCGCAAAGACGGTACTATGCCTTGGCTAGGACCTGATGCAAAAAGCCAAGTTACGTTTGAATACGATAACAATAACAAGCCTGTAGGCATTGCCAAAGTTGTTTGCAGTACACAGCACAATGAACACATTACCATACAGGAAGTTCGTGAAACTGTTGAACTGCTTATTCGTTCTGTACTGCCGCAACAGTATTTGACCAACACTGAATTCTACATCAATCCCACTGGACGTTTTGTAATTGGCGGTCCTGATGGCGATACCGGACTAACTGGACGCAAGATCATCGTGGACAGCTACGGTGGGTATGCTCCTCACGGTGGCGGTGCGTTCTCAGGCAAGGATCCTACCAAAGTTGACCGCAGTGCAGCTTATATGATGCGTTATATTGCTAAAAACATTGTAGCAAGTGGTAAGGCTGATTGGGCAACTGTGCAAGTAAGCTATGCAATCGGTCTTAAAGATCCCATGAGCTTCTATGTGGAAAGCAACGGCGACAGCAGAAATCTTACCAATTGGGTCCGAGACAACGTTGACTTAACTCCTGCAGGCATTATAAATCGTTTCAAGTTGTTCAGTCCGATATACAGTTCAACTACCAATTATGGACATTTTGGCAAGACTGACTTGCCGTGGGAAAAGGTAGACCTATTCTAATGGAACACACTGCAACTAAGAAGCTGGGCTTTGCTTGCAAATGGTTGGATGACCCCAGTGAAGCTGGTATGAAAATCAATGCTCGTAACCGAGAAATTAACACCAGCACAACCACTGTTACATGGCTGAATCGCCAAACTCGCGAAGTGGCTGAGCAGCGACTGTGGGATCTTATGGTCCATAATATCGCTGCTAATAGACTGCTGGTATCAGCAGTTGCAAAGCTGCCAGAGTCTCAGCGTATGGTGCGACTGGGCAGTGATATGCTGCCTGTTTACACAGAAGCATCGTGGCGGTATTTTTGGCAGAAAACAGACGTTAAAAGGTATGCGGAACAAGAGTTTATCAAAGTAGGAGATGTGGCTCGCGACGCTGGTGTGCGACTCAGTATGCATCCAGGGCAGTACTGTGTTCTTGCCAGTACCACAGATACTATTGTAGAGCGCAGCATTGAAGAATTTGAATACCATGCCGATATGGCACGTTGGATGGGGTATGGACAGCAGTTCCAAGACTTTAAAATCAATGTGCATATCAGCGGCCGTCAAGGTCCTGACGGCATCAGAAAAGTTTTGCCTCGACTGTCCACAGAAGCACGTAACTGCATTACTATTGAGAATGACGAGAACAGTTGGGGTCTTGATGCCAGTTTGGAATTGGAAAAAGATGTGCCGCTTGTACTTGATATTCATCACCATTGGATTCGCACAGGCGAGTATATTCAAGCCAACGACGACCGAGTCAAACGTGTTGCCGACAGCTGGCGCGGTGTACGCCCTGCCATGCACTACAGCGTTAGCCGAGAAGACTATCTTGTGGGATTTGACCACACGGTGCTACCTGATATGACAACACTGCTAGCAGCAGGTTACAAGAAAGGCAAGCTGCGTGCGCACAGTGATTTCTATTGGAATACTGCTGCCAATGATTGGGCGCTTAGCTTTAACCATGACTTTGATATTATGCTAGAAAGTAAAGGAAAGAATCTTTCAAGCACGCGGCTGTTTGAATATCTCACAGCTTAACTAGACTATACACTGTCGATAGCCTGTCCAGGCGGTTGAATTGGACTGCTCACCTTCTACGGGGAGGGATGCACGTGGGCGACAGCACGGCTAATGCGCACTAACCCATTGATGGTGGGATGCGAAGCTTCCGGACATACCTCCGGTTCTGCAATATAAATCAAAAGCTCTGCGCACTAGGATAAAAACAACAGCAGTACGACAAGTTAAAAACTATTTTTGACACTTGGGATAGCGACGGTAATCCCACATCTATGAAATCCAGTGGTAGTGTTAGTCCGTAGGCCATTGGACGAGATGGGCAAGCATTTAGCGTAAAAGGGAGGCAATCGTAACAGCCCCTTGCTTATAGCAATATAAGTTGCAAACAGATGGACAGGTGAAAAGACTCAGCGAAAAGCTCTACCTTTTTAGCCACATGATGACATGCTACAGTCGTCTTGTGGCTATGGATCTAGCGAAAATAAAAGAAGATATGATAATAATCCATCATCCAATAAGTATCAGAATTGGCGATTGAGTTGATGAATAGAGCCTGCGATATGAAAGCAACGACAGTCGCAGTGTGTTGAAGACACACTTGGTAGGATTGAAAAATATTATGGCATTTAAGGCAAATTCAGATTAACAATCTGTACATGCGAATGTATATTGCGCATAATTGGTATATCAGGGACACAGAATGTTTTGGGATCAAGAATCAAGTGGTGGCGCAATAGCATTGGGTGTGCATCCCAGTCATGTAACACAATATAGTTTAGATAGCTATTTCGAATTCTGCATACATTGTGGTAACACTGATCTTGCACCGGGAGGTTGGGATGCATGGGAAGCAGAATGTACTAAAGAACCTGAACAACATCGCGTGGCAAGACTGCTGGGTGCTACTACTGAATTCGTCAATTCAACATTGGATAATATATGATAGATTATGGATTAATCTAGATGCCGTACCCAAGCGCAGTTGACATACTGTAATCAGTATGTTATGTGATTACATCAATAACTGAATATAGGGGATATTCGAAATGTTTAAAAATAGGTTAGTATGGATGGTACTGGTTCTTTTGCTTGTACTGTTTACAGCCAGTCAGGTGTTTGCAGGGTCATGTGATCAACTACAAGTACCAGGCATGACTGACAGTCAGTTGATTGACCTAAAGAAGAAGTGTGTTGATATGGCAGGTAACATTTCTTCTGTTGGTAATACTAGTGTAACCGACCTGTCGCAGTATGCAGAGCTAGGACAGAAATACGGCATTGCTCTTAGCGAAGTTGCCAAGAGTATTGGCGTTACTGTTAACGAACTTGCACAAACACCTGTTGGACAGTTTATGCTGGTTATGGTTGCATACAAGGTCATGGGTAACGACTTGCTGGGTATTGTTGGCAGCTTCCTGTGGTTTACAATTATGATCCCGCTGTGGGTATACATGTTTCATCGCATGGTACTGAGCACTCGCAGTATTAAAGAAACGTTTGATAACACGGGAAAATTAGCCAGTCGTGTTGTAAATCCCACAGATTGGGGCGATGCACCTGGTGTGATTGCGATTATCATGATGTTTGTGATGTTGTTTATCTGTATCAGCGGCTTTATTATGGCATTTGGTTGATAGGTGTATGATGAAAGAAGAACTTGAAAAACAGCTGGTTGAAAAGTATCCGTTGATTTTCAACCAGCGTTTCGAAATTTCCTGTGGCGATGGGTGGTATCAGCTAATCGATACACTGTGCGGTACCATCCAAGGTCATGTCAACAGTGTTGAACGGCAGCGTACCTGGGCATTGGAAAAAAATGCCAAAGGTATAGATATAGATAATCCCTATGAAGTACCCGAACCTGTTGTGCAAGTGAATGTACAACAGATTAAAGAAAAGTTTGGCACTCTGCGATTCTATACTACCGGCGGTGATGCATATATTCATGGTGCCATAAACATGGCAGATACTATGAGTGAACACATTTGCGAAGAATGTGGTAATGTGGGCAAACGGCGATCTGGTACTTGGATCAGAACACTGTGCGATCAACACTTTGTTGCAACAGCACTGGGTGCAGCAGATGAATTTCTTGATTGACATCTGCTGCACCCCACACTATAAATAGACATGTGATGGGATAGACCTGTCGCGCTAACATCAATAGTAGGATTTACTATGTCATACGAATTCGATATGGCCGTATTCATCGGTCGATTTGAGCCTTTTACTATCGCACATGCAACAGTTGTGCAAAAAGCTCTTAACAGTGCCAAAAAAGTAACAGTTGTTATTGGTTCTGCAAATACTCCCAGAAATCATCGAAACCCCTGGACATATGAAGAACGTGCTGCAATAATCAAAGCAGCCTTTCCCAATGATGCTGATCGCATTATTACTACTCCTTTGGAAGATACTATCTACAACGATGAAAAGTGGACCAAGGACGTTCAAGCTGCTGTTAATGATGCATTTACTGAAGCGTTTGGTGCATGGCATCCACTGGCCAAAGTTGCGCTGATTGGGCACGGCAAAGACAATACCAGTTTTTATCTTAGCTTGTTCCCGCAATGGGGTAGCATCAATGTTGAGAACATCGGTGGTATTTCTGCAACTGATGTACGCGATTGGTATTTTGGCAGCGACAGCGAATATTTTCAACGTATTAATAGTGCAGTGTTGCCTGCTAGCACAGATGCATTCTTGACTGAGTTTCGAAAAACACCAGACTTTGAAAACATCCGTGATGAATATGAGTTTGTTGCCAAGTACAAGCGTGCCTGGGATGCTGCGCCATTCAAGCCCACATTTGTCACAGTAGATACAGTTGTTGTGCAAAGCGGTCATGTGCTGCTAGTGCAACGTGGTGCTCGTCCTGGTAAAGGCTTGTGGGCATTGCCTGGTGGATTTCTTGAACAGGGCGAATGGATACAAGACGGTGCTATTCGTGAACTGCGTGAAGAAACCAAAATCAAAGTACCTGAGCCTGTGCTGCGCGGTAACATCAAAGCAAGTCGTGTGTTTGACGATCCCAATCGCAGCGCCCGTGGACGTACTATTACACATGCATACTTGATTCACTTGCCTCCTGCAACTGCACTGCCTAAGATCAAAGGCAGTGACGATGCAGTAAAAGCAAAATGGATGCCTATTGCAGATGTCAAACGCAGCATGATGTTTGAAGATCACTATGATATCGTTCAAACAATGATTGACATGCTCAAACTCAAGTGAGGAATCTAAATGAAAATCGGTGTAACCGGTACCCGTAGTGGTATGAACGAAATACAATTTGCAGCAGTTCAAGATTACCTGTCTCAATTTGTGCCAGCTGATACAGAATTACATCATGGCGATTGTGTGGGAGTAGATGTTGAAGTTGCAATCCTTGCACAGTTACTTGGTATGCGTACAGTCTGTCATCCACCTAGCAATGACGAATTACGTGCTAACCATGCTAGCGACGAGATCCGAGAACCTCTCAGCTACTTTGCTCGCAATCGCAACATTGTAGACGATACAGATGTGCTGATAGTTGTACCTTATCAAGATGTCCATCAAACGAACGGCGGTACATGGTATACACATGATTACGCCAAGAAGAAGGGTAAGGCTCTGGTTGTGTTCTTTCCTGGGAGATGCTAATGTCACAATATAATAAAGGAGATCTAAAAATGGTTAAGCCAATTGCACCATCTGATGTATCTGCTTTACAAGTAGAACTGTTTCCAGATTTTGTAATAGAAACATGGAACACTGTTATTGCTAAAAAATGGTCAGGCACACAAAGTCGTATTCTGCAAGATGATATAGTGCTGAAATTAATTGCTGCATCGCCTATGTTGATTACCAGAGGTGACGTATTTGCCCGACATTGGCTTGACATTGAAGATCTGTACCGTGCCGAAGGCTGGGTAGTCGAATACGATACGCCCGCATATAGTGAAGGCTACGATGCTTACTTTGTGTTCAAAAAGAAGTAAACCGCACTACCAAAGTCCAACTGATAGACAGTTGGCATCTAACTCAAGGGAGACTTGAAAAAATGACTAACTTAATTCTCAATACAGACAGCTACAAAGCCAGCCATTGGGGCCAATACCCTGCTGGCACCGAGCGAGTATACAGCTACATTGAAAGCCGAGGCGGGCGATTTGATCGCACTGTGGTATTTGGTCCGCAGATGTTTATCAAGAACACGCTGATGAAAGGCGTTACAGTTGATGACGTTAAAGAAGCCAAAGAGATGTGGCCTGCACATGGTGAACCTTTCAACGAAGAAGGTTGGATGGACATTGCTGTTCGACTCAAAGGCAAGCTGCCGTTGCTGATCAAAGCAGTACCGGAAGGTACTGTATTGCCTACGCACAACGCTATGGTTACACTGGAAAACACTGACCACAAGCATTTTTGGTTGACCAGCTACATCGAAACTGCACTGCTTCGTGCTGTTTGGTACCCGACCACTGTTGCTACGCTCAGCTGGCACATCAAGCAGATGATCAAAGCTGCAATCGATAAGACCAGCGATGTGCCTGAGCAGATTGCATTCAAGCTGCACGACTTTGGTGCTAGAGGTGTAAGCAGCGAAGAGACTGCCGGCATTGGCGGCGCTGCACACCTTGTGAACTTTATGGGTACTGATACCATGAGTGGTGTTGTTGCTGCCAAGCGTTATTACAACGAGCCAATGGCAGGCTTTAGTATTCCTGCTGCTGAACACAGCACTATGACCAGCTGGGGTCGTGATCACGAAGCAGACGCATATTCTAACATGATTGACCGTTACGGCAAGCCGGGTGCTGTGTTTGCCGTAGTCAGCGACAGCTATGACTTTTGGCATGCAGTAAGTAGCATCTGGGGAGAACAACTACGCCAGCGTGTGATAGACAGTGGTGCTACACTAGTTGTGCGTCCCGACAGCGGTGATCCTACCACTGTGCCAGTTAAAGCAATTGAACTACTGGCAGAGAAGTTTGGCTACACTGTGAACAGCAAAGGCTACAAGGTACTGCCTAACTGTGTGCGAGTGATCCAAGGTGACGGCATCACAATCGAAAGCATCGTTACACTGCTTGCCAACTTGGAAACTGCTGGATTTGCCATCGACAACCTTGCGTTTGGTATGGGCGGCGGACTTGGACAGATGGTCAACCGCGACACGCAGAAGTTTGCCATGAAAGCCAGTGCTGCTATGGTTAACGGCGAATGGCGCGATGTTTACAAAGATCCTGTCACTGACCACGGCAAGCAAAGCAAGCGTGGACGACTGGCACTGATCCGTGAAAACGGCAAGTGGGAGACTGTTGGCGAAAGCGGCTGGGCGTGGGCCAATTACCTAGAACCTGTATTCCGCGATGGTGAACTGCTGCGTGACCAGACATTTGCAGACGTTCGTGCGCACAGCAACCGTACTGCATTGGACTAACCGGTTATTTAATATAAAAGATAAAAGCGGGCAATGCTCGCTTTTATACAACTAACGGATCTGTAATCACAGGTGTACCATCTGCACGTTGCATGATATTTTCGTCATGCAAATCTAAATAAAACTTACCATGTATGTTAGGTAAGTCTGCTAACACTCTAGCAACATCAGGCCAACGTGTTGCTATCTTATCTACAAATTCTTGGTATTCAGATAATCGTAAGCTTATTGGCGGATCAGTGAGTTCGTTTGGTAAATCACCACTTAGCCTGTCCAATGGTTCTATACGTATAGCATATGTGGTTTTGTTGATACGAATAGGTCTGCCTTTTATTTTAGGCACTGCTGATAAATTTTGATGATGTATTGCATAATTCAAATATGCCAGATATGCAGGATCATTGTTAAAAACTTTGAATACCCATGGATAGCCAGGTCGCTCGAATACTGTGCCAAATCCGCCGCTGCCTAATTCTTCAAACCCCAATTCTTCCAGTTCGAATTTGAACTTTTCCCATGCATTAGTTGGATCTACTCTATCACCGATTTCTTTGGCAGCAATGCCCGCGGGCGACTGTTTGATAACCTGTGCACCTTTTAATTCTGCTATAAGCATCAGTCTTCTGGGCCTAATCCAGATTTACGCAGCATGTCTTTAAGTCCGGCAACATGATCAGCAGCAGATTTCTTTTCTTCGCCTTTTACTTTGTAACGGTCGTTGCCTATAGTAGCCAATGTACCGCCTATAAACTGTTTGATGATGTGTTGTGCAAAAGCAACTGCACTGGATATAGGCATTCCTGATTTACGTGCAATAGCAGACGCAAGTTCTACTAGTGTAAATTCACCTAATTCACGTATGGTTTTCAATGCAATAGATGTAAGACGTACTTGATCTCCCATGGCATCTTGAACACCTTGTGGTACTGCTGCGCCTGCATCATTGTCTTTCTCTGACCAGCCATACCTTTTATCGCCCAGTCGTTCTATACAGCAACCAAACTTACCTACAACTGCTCGTAATAAATCGGCAACTGGATGGTCGTCATCTGGGTGTAACATTCGTATTCTATCAGCCCATTCCTTAACACTGATACCTTCGTCACCTGCATCTTTAACAGCTTCCAATGCATCCAGTATGCGAGTTTGCATAGCAGGTGCATGCTTTTTAAGTTCACGTTCTATTTGAAAGTTAATAGACGGTCTGTCAGATATTGATTCTCTTAGTTTTCTTTTCATAGCATGCAGCCTTATATGGTCTATTATTTATTGGAATTTTACCACTTGACAACAGTCAACTAACTGCTATATTACACACATACAAACACACACAGGAGAACTAGATGAGTGTTACTAAAGGTGTACTTTATGTTGGAGGCGGACTGCTTGCAGTAGCAGTGTTGTTTGGTGTTGCCACACCCATTCTCAGCGTGCTAACTGCACCTGGGCGTGTGCTTACTGAAACCATGGGCACCACGAACATTATCAACAACTATGAAATGTTCTTTGATCTCAATGCAGGCTATCAACGTCGCATGGGCGACATTGCTGGTCATAAAGATGCAGTTGCCACTGCCGCTGGCAATGAAAAGAATCGCTTGACAGTTGAACTGTTGGGTATGAAGAACACTTGCCGTGACTTGGTTACTCGCTACAATGCAGAAAGCGCCAAACAGAATCGTGCGCTGTTTAAAGCAGCCAATCTGCCTGGCGAACTTGACATCAACACTTGCAACTGATAGGATAATAAAATGACAACGAAACGGATTCTCACTAGCTTGGCACTTGTTGCTGGCCTTGGTTTGACATTGATGGCTGGTAGCTGTGATGTGCAGCCCAATACTTCAACAAAAAACAGTGAAGCCAGTAAAGCTGCTGCCGCTGCCAACTCTATTAGCTTTGCTGCTGGCAATGCTGAAATCGACAACATCAAGAAGCGTTTGCAATTGACAAGCGACCCTGCGCTGATGGGTTATATCGTTCTGTTCAATGACATGGGGCAACCCGTCATCTATACCACTGTCAAAGGCAAGGTTACTTCGGGTGGTAAGCGTCTGACTGCACCTTTCCAAGAAACTGCTCTTACACGCGGCGGAGTTGGTGAAGTAAGTTCGAGTGACTTTACCGATGCACCCAGCGATGAAGGCACATGGGGTTCCAGCAATCCATACATTTACTTCTGGACTACCGAAGGTCAATACATCCAGTGGAGCGGTAATTACCTCTACAGCGACAAACCGTTCCGTTTGAACAGTACTCCGTCTGTGGTACTTGTACAACCTGTACCTGCTAACTAACTAAAATCTCACAATTGACACAGTGAGGCAGCATGCGATTACATGCTGCCTCTATTCATATCATTGCTAAATATCTAGTACATGTTATCAAGTATCTGGAAATTCACACAATGAAAATCAAAAATATCACATCGCGAATTAAGTTGGCAGAAGCACCTGGTACCGGACAAGCGACTCAGGTACGTCCTGCTACTAATGTGCCACGCGGTATGCGCAATTCTACAGGCAATGGTCCTAAAAAACCCACTAACTTTGCAGCAAACGACAATATTGTTAAAAAAGCCGCTGACATGATTGGTAGTACAGGTGCATCAGCTGAAGAAATTGTAGCAAGTCCATGGTATGCAAGATGGTACGATACATTTGCAGATGGTGCAAAATTTGCGGGCAAAGGTGCCTGGAATGGTGTTAAGATTGCCGGTAAAGTTGCAAGCAAAGTTGCATTGCCATTGCTGGCGTGTGTGGCCATATATGACGGCTATACTCAAATAACTGCCATAGATAAAAATGATACCAATCGTAGAAATAAAATAATTGCTATAGTAACTAAACTTGTGGCAGATTATGGATTTCCGGCAGTTGCAGGATATCTCGGTGCAATGGCAGGTGGTGCAGTTGGTGCATGGGTAGGCGGAGTAGGTGCGGCACCTGGTGCATTGATAGGAGGTATTGCCGGAGAAGCTGCTGCGTTTATTACACAATGGCAATATGGTGATAATATAGATCAAGCAATTGAAGATCTAGTAGATAATGTTCTTATGGATGCACCGCCATTGCGAAAAGCAACAGGTACATACACTGCACCGTATGATGTATCCAACGACGAACAAGGTGCACCGTTACCCTATGACGATATTGTGCCTAATCCAATTGTCAATCCAAATTCGAATCCTGTTGTAGATCCTTCTACACCAGTTGTAACTAAACCTGCTGCTGTAACTGCATCACCCACTGCACAAAATACTGCTAAAAAACCTGAAAGTAAACCAAAAACTGCTGTAACACCAAGTGCTGCAAGTACTACTACAAGACCACCGACTGCTAAGTTGCCAGTTACAACATCTACACCAACTGTGCCTCAAACTCCAAAGGTTACAATACCTAAAACTCCTACAACTGCAACACAGCCTAATTATGATGAGTTAACATTCAAGCAGGCATTTGCTCGTGCCAGAGAACGTGCAAGACAATTGTCACCTGATGATGCAGGCAAGTATACATTTACATGGCGTGGTAAACCATATCAAACAAATTACAAAGGCAGTGGCACTGCTGCCAGACCAAATGAGCCTTATATATCTCAGAAAAAGCAGCGCGGTATGATGAGTACTGCACCAATAAAAAATCCATACGAAAATCCAAAAAACGAAAGCATGAATTTTGCTGTTGATGAAGGAGTGTTAGACGTACTTGGCAGACTTGGTACAGGTATCAAAGGGTTGTTTAAAGGCGGTAAAGCACTTACCGCAGCAGAGAAAGCAGCAGCTGAAGCCGCCGAAGTCGCAGCAAAAGCTGCTAGAGCATTAGAGAAGACACTGTCTAACGGTAGGAAATATAGATACGACGAACTTAAAAAAGTCTGGTATGATGTTGAAAAAGAAGCTACCATAGGTAAAAAAGCAGCACAAGTAAATTCTGCCAGTGTAGAAGGTCGTGAGCTATATGCTATACGATCTGCAAAAATAGATGCAGAGGCTGCGGCTTCGGCAGGTACCACTGCATCTAAAATTACACCAGAGGTTAAAGCATTATTACGCAAAAAGCCGCCAGAAAGTTGGACAGTTGCAGAACTTACAAGCTTGGGTCTTAAAATAGAGGATGTGCCATTTTTATCTGCTGCTAGATCAGTGGGGCTTGACATTGCTGCAACTGCTGACGAAATTGTCAAGGCGCCATGGTATAGTGCATGGAGCAAGCTTGTACATGTCACCGGAGTTGTTTCTAATAATCTATTAATGGCTGCAATAAATGGTGCAGTGCCTGTATTTGAAGCAATTGGAAAACTACAACAACTTGATAAAAATGATCCAAATTATCAACGTAGACGAAACGAAATATGGGCAGAGTGTATTGCAAAAATTGGTGTACAGGCAACTGCTGCTATACTAGGTGCCGCAATTGCTCGTAAGTTAGTAGGTAAAGTCACAGCTAATAACAAAGCAAAATGGGTAGCAACACTGGTTGGAGAGTTTGCAGGGTTGACTGCTGAACAAATTTTCATAGATCCAAGTATAGAATCTATAGTGCAAAAAGCCAGCGACGTTATAACAGGAACTACAATACCCAGAGGGCAGGTGACTGATCCCACAACCGGTGAACCTCAGACAAACGCAGATGGCACACCTGCAAATTACGGCGATGTTACAAATAATCCATTGTATAAGAAGGCATATAACTGGGCAGTAAAATCTGGATATACAGGTGATGGTCCTGCTAGATTTGCCATGATGATTTATAAACAAGGGCCAAATGGTCCTCTTGTTAATCAACTAAATGAAACTATTTTAGTTGGATGGCTCTACAAACAACTACAAGAGTCAACAGATGCACGACGCACTATTAACATCCACAATAGTATTAGATCTATACTAGCAGAACGTACCAATGCCGATGCAATTGAACGTGTTGCATTCACATTGGTGGAATCTGGTATATTCAATGAAGATGCCGATAGTGATAACTTTATGACCAATGTCACTGCTGCCATTGCAGCCAATACCAAAGGCGACAAAGTAGGCGCACAAAAAGCCCTTGATGCTGCAAAATTGAATAACCCAGCCACAGGCACTGATCAAACCAATCAAAAGAAAATGCTGGATCAATTGACCAAAGCAAATCCCAGCCTGGCCGTACCCAATACCAATCCAAACTCTACTCAAAATCAAACACCAAATCCCAATGCCACACAGAGTAATGTTGAAGAAGCCGGCGGCATCGGCGGCGGCATGTCTGGTGGTGCAATACACGGTCAGGCAGTTGGTGCTAATGCAACAGAAGTAATTCAAGCCTATAATGAATTTGCAGCACAATATCCCATTGCTAAATTCCTGCTAGATATTGCACCAATAACTGGTACCGCAACAAGTATTATTGACGCATCGCAAGATCTTCGCGATGGCAAATATGGGCAGGCTGCATTAGATATGTTAGGTGCATTGCCTGGATTTAAAATAGGCAAGTATCTGAGTCGTGGTTTGCAAAATGCAGTACATGCTATTAATAAAGGTGCACGAGCTGGCAATATAGGCAATGCCGCATCTAACCTGATTGGTAATACAATTGGATCTGCAAGTGAAAGCATTGCACCTAAGATGGGCGATCACGTCATGTTGGAATTGGCAGATGGTCGTATGATAGTTGCTCCTATATCAGAGCTTCGCGGCAACAGTATGATTGTTACGCTGGATGAAACTGGACATCAATGGCTGGATGAAAGTCCAAGTCATGACGCACTTAAAATAGGTGATGGCACACAGTCAATAAGCAGCACTGCACAGTTTTGGAACAGTATGATAGATACACTTGTGCATGATACTCCTTCAGGTTGGGCGCAGATGTTTGTCAATTTGCAAAATACAACAGGTCATGCTGCAAGAACTATGCCAGCGCAATGGGCTAACATATGGAGACAACAACATATTGCACTGGGTGACGAAATTACTCGCGGTGATATGTTGACATGGGTAGACGAAGTTGAATCTGCAATAGACCGTAGCGGATTGACCGAATCATCACTGAATCCTGCAGGTGGTAGTAAACTGCGTGACATGTTAGACAGCAAGGATGCTGCAATGCTGGCAGTTTGGATGTCTAGTCGTGCAGGTGGTAAAGGCATTAGTGTTGCAAAGTTTACCAAAGACAAAGCTGTACAGTGTGGATTGCCTGCCAATCATTGGTGGGGCAAAATCAAACACCTTGTAAACGAAACTGCTGATCCATATTCAATGGAAAAGCGTTACTACATTGTGCGTAAAACTTCATCCGCTGCACCTGTAGACGGCATCAGTGGATTCCATCGCAAGAGCCAAGCTGAGAAAAAGCTTGCCGCTATGAAGAATCCGGATCAGTATATGGTACGTGCAATAGACAGCACTAAACTGCCCAAAGATGAATTCGATGAAGCGGCAATACCTGGAATCAATACCAAAGACACACGCTACGACTATTTTAAACATGGCAGATGGGTTATTATGGTCAGCAAGGAGCCGGTTCTGATGCCAGCACTAACTGGTCCTAATCCCAAGTACGTGGCCAAAGCAATACTAAGTGATGATCCGCGCAAGCAGCATATCAGTGTAGCAATGACACAGAATGGTGCGGTTGAAGCTGTGTCTAACAAGGCTATAGATGCCAATCGTGCTAGTTTAGATCCAAACGATTATGAAAACTACGTGATAGATTTTAACGTAGACTTCACTCGCGAATACATGGATCCAAAGACTGGACATTTCTTTAAGTTTACAATTGGTGCAGATGGACAACCGCGACTAATCAGTGTAGGTCTAGAATGGTATCAAAAGTTTGGCACGGAGATGGATCAGTTGGGGTTCCGTCGTGCTAGCGACAAGAGTTCGCGCAACATTGATACTCCTAATACCCCTACCTACAGCTTCCCAATAGGCAAGCCCATGGTCAAAAACTTGGGTCTCATACCAAACATGCGTTACTCAGTTGAGTTAGAAAGCCAAGATGCCGATGGTAACGACGTGTTTATTATTAGCCCGCACAGCAGATATACAGGTGTGGGTACTCGCATGATGATGAGAACACCTGGCTTTATACTGGCTGCGGTGCCCAAGAATAAAACCGACACTCCCCCGAGCCAATATGTTAATGACATGCCTGGTCTTGCAAGTTCTGGACTTGACGAAGCAGAGTATAAAGGCAAAACTGTACCTCTTAGCAAACCCATACGTACCAGTCCCAGCGAAGGCGGCAAGTTCAAAGTCTATGTGAAAGATCCAAAAACTGGCAACATCAAAATGGTTCGCTTTGGTGATACAACTGGGCTCAGTATCAAGCGCGATGATCCCAAGCGCAGAAAAAACTATCGTGCTAGACATCACTGCGAAAATCCAGGTCCTAAGACCAAAGCCAATTATTGGTCCTGTAAATTCTGGGCCAGTACACCTGTTAGTAAATTATTAAAGGGCAAATAATGTACTATATCATTTATAAAATAACAAACCATATTAATGGACGTTATTACATAGGTCGTCATGCAACTGATAATTTAGATGATGGTTATATGGGTAGTGGTAAAGGTATAAAGAATGCCATTGCAAAGTATGGTCTTGATAATTTTACTAAAGATATCATTGCTACAGCAGAAACTGCCGTGGATCTATGGCAATTAGAAAAAGATATTGTTAACGAAACAGTAGTTAAAGATCCGTTATCTTATAATATGTCATATGGTGGAAAACATTATCTTGACGGTTTGAAAAAATATGACGAGCAAGCATTTATTGAACATCAAAGACAAGCAGGATTGCGCGGCGGCAAAGTATCTATAGCTACTCGCAATTCAGCATGGCATGCAAAAGGCGGATCAGCATCTAGTCGTAAAAAAGCAGCACTATATAAGTATAAGCTTACTACATCATCTGGGGATGTATTTGATCTAGACGGTAATAGTCTTAAAGCAATGTGCAAAGAAAACAATTGGAATTATGATACATTAATATGGACCAGGCATAAAGATCGACCAGTATTATCGGGCCCTCTTGCAGGATTCAGATTAGACCAAATAAGCAAGCCTGTGGGCAAAATACTCAAAGGCAAGTGATGCGCAGCAGCCAGTTTATAACAGACGCTGTTGCACCTCGTAATATAAATGCTGCAAGCGAAGAAGAACAGCTTGCCGCAGTTGCCGACGATTATGGTATAATACGTGACATTGATAATCCCAGTGAGGCAGTGCAGCTAGCAGCAATAAACGAATATCCAGGTTCTATAATAGCCATAGACAATCCCACTGAGCGTGTTAAGATGGTGGCAATAGAAAACTCGCCACATCTTATCAAACACATACCAGACCCTAGCGAAGAATTGCAATTCGCAGCAGTTTCGCAAAACTACCGACTCATTCAACATATATACAGGCCTGCACCTGCTGTGCAACGTTATGTAGTAGAAGAAACGCCCGAGTACATACGTTACATTAACGCACCAACAGAAGAAGTTCAACTACTAGCAGTATCTGCATCTCCTTGGAATATACAAGATATATGGGAACCAACCGCAGCAGTACAAAAACTTGCAGTAATCAACAATGCTGCTACCATGTTAGAGATCAGATCTGATATTGATCGTGCAATATTCAATGACGGTAAAGTCAAACAATCTATCATACGATATATGTTGAAGCTGATAAAAGACTCTTATAAAGAACGTGTGGTACGATATATGAACATATTAGAATACTATGATGTCAAGTGGCCAGATTTAGATGTGATACGTGACACTGTGAACTCAATACCAGATGACGACTATTAATAGTAACATACAAAACCTGTATGTAACAACATGATCTATTAAGGACTGCTGTGTTGTGTAATTTCTTCCATAAATACCATGGGAGATTTGCAATGAGACTAACAGACCTATACGGTGATCTTTTTGAGAACGCACCATCCATGGGCAAGATAGTGGCCGGATTGCCTCCCAGCTTTCAACATAGTATGCCTGCTACACATGCTTTTCCTGACATGGACAACTATTATGGATTTTATAGATTTGTTATAGCTATGGCAGGCGAATCGGGTGAACCGCACGAACCCGTCGATTATGAAATACCGTTACAAAGCAACATGCGAGACATACCCATTGCTGTTGCATATACAAAGCAAGAACACGAAATGATACACAGGACTGCCAGACGAATGGGCGCTAAACCAGATGAGCTTGCATATCATGGCAGTCAAGAACCACCTGACACATTTACAGTTAGTCCTGTTATAAAATTTCAAATGAGTGAAGCTCAACAACGTAAGTTTAAAAGTCTATTGGCACTAAGCGAGGCAATGATTAATGCGTCTACTCGATCTGTTTGAAGAATTTGGATCTGCAAAGATCGACCATGACATGGAAGCAACATTGCCGCCTGTTGCAATCATGCCAGAACTTAGCAACAGCAACAGCTATCTACAATATCGTTTTATGTCTGATATGGCTGCTGCAAGAGCAGTAGCAGCAGGCGAGGTTCAATTTAAGAAAATTGTACCATGGAGTCAGTATCTAACAGTAGTTGGGTATACACCAGAAGAACTTGAAACTGTGAGATTGGCATGTGAACAAAGTGGTATGAAGTTTGAAATGATCAATAACACAACAAGCCAAGAACCCAGTTGGGTTAATACTCTAAGCACTGTGATGCCGTTTCATATGAGTGAACACAAGCGTAGCAATAAAAAACTTGCAGGCTTATTTGAAAGTGACGGCAAGCAAGTACTAGTAATATACCCTGGGCATTTCCAGCCGTTACACCGTGGTCATCAAGCAGTATTTCAAAAACTACAAGAAGAATACGGTGACAATGTCTATATCGCAACCAGTGATAAAACAAATAGTAATAATAGCCCATTTGACTACAATGACAAAACAGTTATGGCTCGTGCCGCCAATATACCACTTGATAAAGTTGTGCAGGTAAAATCCACTTATAGCCCAGCTGAAATTACAAAATTATTCGATCCCAATAACACAGTGCTGATATTTGTAGTGGGTGTTAAGGATATGGAACTTGATCCGCGATTCAAGTTTGATGATAAAAAAGACGGCACTAAATCATATTTGCAAAAGTTTAAAAACGAAGAAGTAGCTGAACCAATGAGCAAGCATGGTTATATCATGTCTGCACCTACTGTTGAGTTTGAGTTGTTGGGCCAACCCGTCACCAGTGCTACACAAGTTAGAAAACTTTATGCTGCCAGCGACGATGCAAAGCGTGATAAAATACTGAAAGATCTCTATGGTAAACCCTCGTCTGAAATTAGAACCATGTTTGATCGCAAGTTGAGTCATTCGTCTACACAACTGAGCGAGTCTGTACATAGCGAAACTTTTATAGATAACATGCGCAAGTTTTTTGCAATTGCACAGCGTGACTTGGAACTGGATAGCTTGCCTAAGATAGTATGGACCAGTGACAGTACTGCCAAAGGCGAACGTCCTACCTTTGGTAAATTCCAAAACGACAATAACACAATCACTGTAAGCATTGTAAATCGCCATCCAATTGATATTATGCGCACATTGGCACACGAACTTACACACTATAAACAACACATGACCAAAGGTTTAGATGCTAAAAGCGGCGATACAGGTAGTCCAGAAGAAGATGAAGCCAATGCCATTGCTGGACAAATTATGCGTCACTTTGACGAAGAAAATCCAGACGCATTTGATATCAAGCCTGTTATAGCAGAACATATTGTTAGACACGGCAGTGGATATAGACTGCTTAGCAAAAAAACTGGCAAAAATCTCGGAGATTTCCCTACTAAAGCTGCGGCTGAAAAGCATGAACGTGAAGTACAATATTTCAAGCATGCATCTGAATCAGTCAATGAGGAAGTATGGGATCACCCTAATCCTGTTAAAAAGCATAAAAAGCTAAGCCCAGCTGACAAAGCTGCTGCCAAACGCAGAGCCGCAGCAGCAGGTAGAAAATATCCCAACATGGTAGATAATATCTGGGCTGCTAAACGATAACTAATGCTGCAACAGCACAATGGAGAGTAACGTGAATTTATCCAATGCAGATAAAGAACATATTGCTCGCATATTGTACGAAACTGTCAATCCTCATGGAAATTGGCTAACTGTATTACCAATGGAACGCCGCAATTGGATAGCAGGCGCTGTTAAATTGTATACGCTGGATTACACACCTCACGTTCGTTAATAAATATCTACATGAAAATTATTAACATTATACCAAATACGCAATCTATATTTGAAGCAAAGGTTATCGGTGATTATCACCGAGGCATGTATAATGATGATGACGATGATGATGACGATAGCAGTTCATCGGGCTACAAACGTCGTATGCCACTCGGTAGTATACTGAATAAACATAAAAAATCTAGAAAAAAGAACGTTTCTTTACCCAGTAATACACCCCCAATCAGGTATGATTTGCCAGATTGGGACGCTGTGTTTGTTTTCACAGGGCATTTTAGAGATAGAATAGCAGAGCGCCATATCAATTATAATTTTATGGTAGATGAATTGTCTAACATTTTAGAAAAACACAAAGATACTATTCAAAGTTTGCCAGATGATGAAGAATTCGTAATACGTGATAGATTCAGATTTAACAGTATAATTGTTGTACACCGTAATGATGATGGTAGTTCTACATATTATGCTGTAACTATGTTACCAGCCACCAAAGCACGTAGCACTTTTGAAAAATTCAAATATGTGTTTAACGAATCAGATGATAGACATCCAATTAAACTAGGTGATCTTGTTACTATGTCAAAAGGCATGGAAGATGCCGATTTTTGGATAGAATATCGCGGCAGTATTAATACAGTTGGTAAACCCAGTAAAGAATACGGTCCGCATAAACTTGGTATAAAAGTCACAGCAACTGATCGATTGGATCCAAAATATTTGTACTATATGTTTATGCATTTGCATAACCAAGGGCAGTTTGCAAAAATAGCCAACGGTACAACCAATCTAGTTAATATAAGAATACGCGACATTGCTAATATACCATTGGCAATGTCAGAATCTATTGCAGAAAATGATGACGAACCGGTCAGGATAACGCTGCGAGGCTTTCCTAAAAGTCCAGACGATAGGCCGGAAGCAAGTGCTGCCAAGCGATGGATAGATCATCTGTATGCAACTCTGCCTACCAATCCGTTAAATCCAGACCAACTAGCACTGGTATACGGCGAAGGTGCAAATCAACAGATAGCACTGTTTGAGTTAGAACCAGTAAAGGGCGATCCAAAAACTGTCTATGTCAAGTGGTTCCAAGCATACCCAATGCGTCAGGGTGTAGGTACTAGAGCCATGAAAGAGTTGCAGGACATGGCAGGCAAAGCAGGTCTTAAACTGAACTTGATCAGCTGGAATCACGGTAAGGTACCAAGACGTGCGCTAGACAAGTTCTACAAAAAAGTGGGATTCAAACCCAGTTCTGGTAAACTAAGTGGTCTAACCTGGGATCCACTAAGTGAAACGGACGCTGTGACATTTGCAGGCAAAGATCCAAGAGAATTTACATCACCCAATGGTGGCAAAGCAGCAATGGTCATAGTTACTGCACAGGGATCGCGCTATCTTATAACAGATGATGGTATGGTGCTGCGCCATAAGTCTGCACATGCCAACACAGGCGGCGATGATCAAGGCCTTAAAAATTGGTCACAGCACATAGAATTTTATGATCCCAGTGAAAAAGTAGGCGGTACTACATTCCCGTTAGCAGTGTCTGCGTCTGTGAGTAAAAATCTACCAGTTGCATTAAGCAAAACACCCGATGGACTTCGTGCGCTGGCAATTTTAGACAATGGCAAGTGGCGTGTGGCTAAAATCAGTGATGTATTCAAACATGTTGCAAAAGATGATGTGCCGATTGCTGGCAAGTACAGCACAAGTCCCAAACTGCATTGGCATACCATGGATTACGATATCAACAGCAAAGGTATGCTGTCTAGAGTACACCCTGGCAGTCCAGTGTCACACGGTGCTGTAATCAAGCATGCGGTAAACGAAAACGATGACGACTATGGTGTCGATGACACACCCGACATAAAAGGTGCTAAAAAATGCATACAAGATGTCAAACGTGATTTTGATTCGTTGGGCGAATTGCCTGTTAATGGTTTACTAAGTGATTTGCAATATCGTTACAATTTAGACAATGCAACTATCGGCAAGTTGATAGAACCTATTAAATCAGACATCGTTGTCTATATAAACACCATGTTAAATCAAGGCGGTCATCCTGTATACGGCGCAGTACGACGTATATATAAACTATTCCAATACGATATTGCGTGGCCGGAACTGTATAGTATACTGAATATGCATAGGCGGCATATTATAAAATACATGTTAGACAAAATTAAAGTCAATGACATTGGTGTAGTTCAAGAACAACTTCGACATTTAAAAGAAATGGGTATAGATTGGCCGGAACTAGTTACTATACGTAACAGCGTAGTACCCAACAACCTTATAGCAGAAGTAGGACCTGCCATTGACAATGTATACGGTCTTGGTGCAGTTGGCATAAGTGGTAATATCAACTATATGGGTCTTAGAGTATATGTAAAACCCAGTGTGTTTTTGAAACTTGCAGCCCGTCATCCTGATATGCAAACGGATTACATTCAGCAACACATGTCCGGCGGTAAAGCCATAGGTGCACCGTTTCTTGATATAAATATTCCCAGTGAATGGATAGATAAATCTTCTAGACATGATCAAGTGGCAGAAGGCGATTTGACCGAACCTGCCATGGTTATTGGGCATGAAGGTCGTCATCGCATGGCTGCTATCTTAAAAGACTATGGCGATGATCCCATTGAAACACATTTGGTGTTTCGTGGACTGCGCCGCCGCCATATCACTGACAACATGATTGAACGACTGAACCAAGATATCGTCAATGAAAACGGTAGATTGTATCAAGGCTCGTGGTTTAATTTAACTGACGTAGTTACAGAAACTGATGATGACGATATTGATTTTGATACTAATTTTGTAGAACAGGACTTTTTAAAAGATCTACGTAACTATGGTATACTTGTTGCAATAACTGATATTTCAAATAAAGCCGAACGCGATGCCAGATTTTATCGCGATACTGCAATATATCATGACACTGTGATAGACCACAAATCATTAATAATCAGGGAACTACTAAAACGTATGAGTGCAGCAACAAGTCATACTGAGTTTCTTGTCATTGACGACTCTATTGCGTATCTAACTAAAAAGCTAAAATTAAATTGGCCAGAGTTAAACATAATAAGACAGAGCTGCAAAGCTCATGTAGCAGCATTACCGGACGATCATCCAGGATACGACGAGTTAGATGAAAAATGGAGCAAAAAATACAAAAACAGTATAAACTGTTCCAATCCCAAGGGATTCAGTCAACGTGCGCATTGTGCTGGTAAGAAAAAAAGATAAAGGGAAAACAAAGATGAAAATAAGTGATCTCGTTTACAATGCCAGCATCGACGATGTTAACGAAAGTAAATCTAAATCTATGAGTCGTGCTGCCAAAGGCAATGAGAAATACGGCAAAGACGGTATGAAAGCTTTGGCCAAAGCAGGACGTGACGGCGCCAGCGAAGAAAAGTTAGACGCAATACGCGACAAATATGACAATTATAATGAAAGCACGGATGCACTGAATAGAATACTACAACTCAGCGGAGTAGAATTAACAGAATCATTGACGCCGGATCAGCAGTTCAATATGATTGAAGAATTAGTAGAACATTTGGCCGCAGAACATGGCGTGGATCCAGATGCGATCTGGGAAGATTTCGAAACTGTAGATGACTATGAACTATATGAAAGTGCAGCATGGCATCGTAAAGAAGGCAAGAACAAAAAAGGCGGTTTAAATGCCAAAGGTGTAGCCAGCTATCGCAGAGAACACCCTGGTAGTAAATTACAAACCGCAGTAACTACCAAACCTAGCAAATTAAAGAAAGGCAGCAAAGCTGCTAAACGTAGAAAAAGCTTTTGTGCTAGAATGTCCGGTGTTAAAGGACCAATGAAAAAACCAAACGGTAAACCAACTCGCAAGGCGTTGGCCCTACGCAAATGGAACTGCTGATATGAAAATTAATGAACTAGTAATAGAAGCTGTAAAGCAACGTTTAGATCCAAAATGTTGGAAGGGCAAACACAAAGAAGGCACCAAAATCAAAGGCGGTGTTAGAGTTAATAACTGTGTGCCCAACGAAAGTATAGAAGAAAGCAAAGTTAAACCCAGTGCAAAATACTTAAAACTAGCTGATGCACTGGAAGATTATGCCAATAAGCATATTCCCAAGTCGCAGCCGGGCTTTGGCGATTTCATGTACCATGCTGAATTAATACGCAAGGGCCATCAAGATGTGCATAAACAAGATTTAAACACTGTGCAACAGAAGTATCGCAAAACTATGGGCGATATGATAAAACAACATCTTGATGAGACTCGTATCAGCGAAGGTCTTACTTACAATGATCCTGTATCAAAGTGGATAGCAGTGTTCAAAGCCAGCACACATCCAAAGTTTAAAGGAAAGACAGCTGAGCAGCGTGAGAAGATGGCACGTATGGCACAGTACAAAGCTGTGCAAAACAAAAAACCGTTATCAGAAAGCAAGAAGCGTAAGGCTAAGACACTTATAGACGGTATGATTAAATCCCTAATCAAGCAAGGCCGCACACATGATGAAGCTGTAGCTGATCTCAAACGACAAGTTGATTCACGTTTTTATGAGCATATAGATGCGTTAGCTGCTATGATAACAGAGCACGAATCTAATGCGGATTCTATTAACGATCAACGAGGTAGATAACAACATGTCTGGTCATGTGTATAAACCAAAACAACCTGTAACAGAAACATTTGATCAACCATACAAATCCAAATGGGAAAACAGTGAGTATGGCGATGTTGATCTGTTGACTAAGTTACCGGATGGCACAAATTTAAGTATCATGTTCAACCATGAAGGCGACGACGAATGGCAAGTTGAATTCTATAGAGACAACAGCCAAGCAGTAACCGGCCAAGGCGATGCACAGCGAATATTTGCCACTGTGATAAATGCTGTCCAGAAATTCGTTAAAAAACACAAACCACAGTTAGTGAGATTCTCTGCAAGCACAGAGTTAGATCCTGGACAGAATAGCGAAAGTAGAGCTAAATTATACGGTAGAATAATTCAGCGTTATGCTAGTGCAATGGGATATGAAGCGTATCAAGAGGATCACGGCGATCAAGTTACATATGAATTGACACGATTAGAAAATGTAACGGAAAACAGTGCAGATGGCCTAATAAGTGGCAAAGAAATGCTAGACATCTTTAAACGCATGCACCATGAACACGGCTTCAACAAGCAGATGGAACGTTGGATTGCCAAACAAACGTGGAGTCTTGATACAATTGAGCCAGAACAATTGCAAGACATGTACAATGACGACGAAGACACTGATCCGTTTGATAGAACCGTTTGGTTAGACGATGCAGTGGTTACCAAATATGAGCGTATATTGAGTGCAGGACAATTGGTTAATCCCATCATAATGGGTCTGGATCGCACTGTGATAGATGGTAACCATCGTGCGCAGGCTGCAAAAAACTTGCATGTAAGCATACCAGGTTATGTACCAGTTAAGAATGATGTAACAGAAAACTTTACAGATGGTAAAGGTCCTGGTCGCCCCGGAGACAGTCGACGCCACGGTATTCCCAAGCACGCTACATTAGCGCAGCTAGACAAGATCTCACATCAAGGTGGCCGCAAAGGTCAGCTAGCACACTGGCAAGCCAACATGCGCAGAGGTCGTGCAAAGACCAATGAAGCCATTGCTCCGCATGGAGACAGTTGGAACGAATTGAATTTGATGAAGATTGGCCAAAAGCCAGCGGCACTGGTAGGCCCACATGAATTTGAAAAACTCTACAAGCCAATTATGCGCAAGTATAACTGGATATGGACACATGTCACGGTGCCCAACCCTGATTCGGGACCTCTTGTACTTGGATTTGAACGTTATATAATTGGCCAACCTGGCGAACAAGCACGTATTGCTCGTATGCATCATTTGCTTGTACAAATGAACAAAAATCTTAAAAATGGTATCAGACCTGATGCAGACTATCATATAGAAATGGGTAGACTGCTGGGATACAGCGATGCTGATATTTCAGAGTTTCTCAAAAAAATAAATCTATAAATTATTGATACTATCAAAATAGCAGAGTAAAATTCACTATGACACAAGTACTATTCAGCATGCCATGCCATGAAAGCCATGAAGCAGTTAATATCAACATAGCCAATCTGCGACGATTCAACGGATTGCAGCATCAAATTTTGATACATGCAGACGCAGGTTGGAACGATTGGATGGAAGAACGTGTGGATTTTCCCAATGTCTACATCAATCCCATGCGTTATCGTACAAACCATGCACACAGCCAAATTGTCACACACATAAGCAACTACTTGAATGCAGTGGAGCGCGGTGTGGATTTTGATTATGTGGCAGTGTTTCATACCAGTGAGATGTTTATCAAACGAGGCATGCACGATCATATTGACAAATATGATCACAGCCTTTGGTTCACACCAGAAACACAACCGCATGATCTAAGTTGGCCACCCTTGGGCAAAGCAGTTGAAATGCGCATGTTCAAGGATCTATTTCCGGCTAATATACTCAGCAACTATCTGGGTAATTTGCTGGAAGGCAGTTGGTGGAAGCGCGAACTGTTTCAAGAAATTGTAGACTGGACACTGTATCACTATGATTTGGAAGATTTGCAATTGCCATGGGCAGCAGAAGAAGTGTTCTTTCCAACACTGAGTTGGCACTTGTCTGGTGGTAAAAACTTCACACACCCGTATTGTGCATTCCATCATGAAGATCATTTTATCAAAGATCGTATACTGATAGATGGTATACGCAATGGCAAAGATGTGACATTCTGGCAACCTCAAAACTTTGTCTATGATTGGAAACCTGTGCCCAGCCAAGGCCTATTCTCTGTCAAACGCATCAGCAGAGATTTGGAAGATCCCATACGCATATATCTAAGTTGGCTCAAAGCCTAACACCATACGTTGATGTCTTCAATGTGAATTTCTTTAATAAATACTGATAGACATTTTCAGCTTAGCTGCACACCTCTAATAAGGTAACGTATATACTATGAGATTACTAGATATTTTTGAGTCGTTTTATTTGTTAGAAGACCTAGAAGGGCAAAAAGCTCAGCGTGGTCAGTTTCTCAAAGACAAGTATGGCAAAGATTTTAAAGGCTTGCCTGGCTATGGGCCGGACGACTTAGACAAGCTGATTGAAAAGATCGGCGAAGTTGATCCCACTCGTAACGGTGCTTACATGCAGTGGATTGGACGATTGGCACTGACAAAGCCGGGTGAGAATCGCACAGAAGATTTGGACCGTGTGGGACAGGACTTGCAGAACTTCGAACAGTTCAAAGCACGTATTGCCAACAAAGATATCAACGCTTACAAAAGCTTTAACCAGCTCTACGATATAACTGAGCCGTTTACTAGACCACAAGAAAAAACAAAAGACGACAAGGCCAAAGACAAAGAAGCGGCAGAAATTGCCAAGCTGAAAAATGAAATCATCACAGTCTACAACGGCCCAGAAGGCTGGATACGTATTCCCAAAACACAAGCTGCTGCTACATACCTTGGCAAGGGTACACGTTGGTGTACTGCTGCTACTGGCAACAACATGTTCAACCATTATAACCGAGATGACAACCTATTTGTTGTACACGATAAAGCACAATCAAAAGTGTATAGAGAATTTATGGCGAACCCTGCCAATGCCGGTAAGCCAAAGCCTCACAACGGCATGTATCAGTTGCACATTGAAAGTGGTCAGTTTGCATCAGACGACGACCGCAATCAGGGTACTAGCTCAGTGCCGCCGTGGGCAAGAACTCCTATACTTGAATATTACAAAGCCAACAATCCAAATCTATCATGGAAACAGATAATGACACTGAGTACATTCGGCGATGAAAATCTCGCAGTTGGTACAAAGCATGAAGGTGTTATAAATCTGTTCAGCTTGTTTGATGCAATTGAACAACAAGATTATAAGAAAATACTGTACTGTGCAGCCAGCTTGCCTAATTTCAATATAGAATCTACACCAGACTATGCTGAAGAAATGGACAAATACAAAGCAAACTATATAAAAGACATGCTGACCAATCTTAATAAAGGTCCAGACGGCTACGCAGATGTAAATGCCATGCTGTCGCAACTTGAAAGTTTTGGAATGCCATGGCCTGAACTAAAACCCATTCGCGCTAAATTAAACGCTGTAATTTAATCGTACTGCAACACGCCCTTGTATTAGTTTACAAGGGCGTTGTCATGACATCTATATAGCGATAAATATCTTGCAATAACACAGGTATTTTCACATGCGACACTTTATATCATTAATAGAAAACATCAATGCTGAAAATTATACAGTACCGCAAGATGTAATAGATGCAATTGGAGAAACTCTAGATAATGGTTCTGCGTGGAGTTTGGAAAATGTGTACAGTTTAATGGATGAGCTTGACGTACCTGAAGATGCTACAACAGAAGTGCTTAAACGTCTGTTGCCGAATATAAAAAATTGGCTAGACCTGATGATAAATGAATATACGTTGGTCGGTGCAATGGACAGCATAATGTATCTAATTGATGAAGAAGGCCTGGAAGAATTCAAACCTATTTTAATACAAACCATAAAACAAAATAGAAGCAAAGTAATTAAAGGGTTGCTGCGAAACCTGCAAGAAAGCGTTATGGGTATTGAACACGTTATTGATTATCTGATGTCGCTGGGATTTGAATGGACTGAATTACAAACGATATACGATAGTGTTCATACAGGTAGAAATTAATCAATGTCCACTACAAATATAGATACCAGCATAGACAAACTGCGAGACAGATTAGAAGCTATTAAAACAGCTGGCGAATACTATAAACTTACCCCAATATTATCTCAAATTTCTAGAGTAATAGACAGTAGGCGTGACAACACCGAAACCAATTTATATCTGTTTGAAAAACTTGATCAACTGCTGTTGCATTACAAACCAATAATTCTAGAGTGGTTAAACGATCAATTTGAGCATGCTATATATGGCGGACTTGAAGGTCTAGAAATTTTAAAAAATGACATTGGACTTGATTGGCCAGAGTTAGGCAACTGGATTAATACGCATAAGCATACATTCGTTAAACAGCTTGTTTTAGGTATGAAGCAAAATGATTTCCATTCAGTTATATCTGACATTGAAGAATTGCGTAGATTAAATGTGACTTGGCCAGAATTGGATATTTTTGAAAAACCTGCTCGCGAAGAACAACAACGCATAGACTTTCGTTATGTAGGCGATGACAACGACGCCGATGATTATATAGATGATCACGATTTGCATGAGGATGATAGCGTGTCTCCTAAAATTAAAAAAACAGTACAATATTTGTTGAATACTGGCCATGTGGATGTGTTTGTACGGCAGTTGGAAGATCAAGGACTAGACGATTCTAGAATCGTAGAAGTATTGTCACCGCATGCAAAACAAATAGTAGATAAAATAACTGAAAACAAAAGAATGCCGCCTTATGCAGTATACGAACTGATATTGCTTTTACAACTTGGTGCAAAATGGCCTGTGTTATTAGATGCAATCTCAAATAACAAGCATGCAGTTATCAAATATCTGTTAACCGACTTTAAAGAGAATTATGCAGATGACATCATGCTAGACAGTTTGAATAAAGATCTTGAACGCTTGAAATCATTTGGTATAAACTGGAAAGAACTGGAGATACTTGAAACCAGCGTTGTCGATCAATTAAAAGATCGCGGGCTATACGATGATCGTACTCCATTGGCAGAAGCACAGCCTGTAATACCACCTAAAATAGTAAAACAGTTTGAACGTGAATACAGCAATATTCACCTGCGCGGTGTTACTGCTATATGGGAAACAGTGGTACACTTGAAAGACATAGGTGCAACTGATCAACAAATTGCATCGCTGCTATCAGAACGTCGCGAGCAAGTTGCACAGGTAATTAGAAACAGCTTGCACAATGAATCTCCTAAAAGTTTCAATCCCATTAACGAGGCCATGTACGCCATATACGAATTGCTAAGTGTAGGTATTAAATGGCCTTTGCTGTTACAGCTACTAGACCGCTATAAAGACAAAGTCACAGCCTGGGCAATTGCAGGCGCTACTGATAGTCACTTTGGTTCAATTATTGCAGACAGATTAGTTGCCTTTGAAAAACTGGGATTTGACACTGCTGATATTAGACAGGAATTAAAAGCCAATGTATCGCCTGATTTATTAAAATCTCTATATAGGCAAGGGTTCGGTTGGCACGTACAAAATAAAATACAAACACTTGCTAAATTAAATCTCCTACCAATTGAATTCAATGACAGAGACATAGATGATATTTTATCTGTATTCATGGACTATGTTGCCAATTACAGAATGTCTAAAGATGCATATAATGCATTGGTCGAGTTAATACCGCACGACATTGCTAAAATAAAACAGACGTTTGAGAAAAACAAAGCAACTATAGTAAAATCCCTGCTTAAAAGCATAAAATCGCAATATTCACAGTCTATAGTAGACACATTGCATATACTACACAAGTTGAATATTAAATGGCCAGAAATGTCTGTTATTACAACTAGTCTGAAAGCAGGCAGATAATGCAGTATTATAATGAAGAAATATACAGATCACTGATAGAGGCTGTACGTCAGCGCCAGTACAAAGAAGTACCGTTTAAATTACGTAGACTTGGTGAAAATACAGAACCTTTTACACCTAGAAGCGGTATTGATCTGCTTAATAAAAACAAAACTGGCTGCATTCGTGGTATATTGTACATATATAAAAATCAAGATGATTATGGGTTAACCAACAATGATTTCCAAAATGCAGTAAAAGGTGCACGTAAAATAGGATTGGCCTGGCCTGAATTGGATATACTTGAAAACAGTATTGGCACTGATACAGTCACCGAAGCTGCAAAACAACTCACCGGTGACGACATAGCCAAAGATATCGAAGACATATTCAGCGACACCGATTCAGGTTTTAGTTCTTCTAAACGTATGATATTGCAACGTCTGATATTATCCTATTCCGCATTGTTAGATGCAGTTAAAATAAAAGACATATCCAGCATAACAGCAGCGTTGACTAGATTAAAGCAACGTATTCTTCGAGACATGCTGTCTAATATGCAGCATGGCGATACCAAGGTGGATATGCCCATTTATATTAAAACACTACAGCAGTTTGGTATCAATTGGCCGGAGTTATCTATTATAAACGACAGCACAGATAAAAAACTCAAAGAAACGCTGCGCATACATCCTCGGGATCCCAGAGATCGTATGCTGGATAGATTAGAAGACATATTCACTGATCCCGGCACAGATGTATTTGACCGAATCACTGAATTGGATATAGCCAGATCCATTTTACAACGTATCAGTCAAGACGATGTTGATGCAATATTGGCAAACTATAAAACCCACATTATAAAAGATACATTGAAACATTTGATGCATGGTGCAGTAGATGTTGATGTACCTATCTTTTTAAGAACACTGCAAGGACTGGGTGCAAACTGGCGTGAATTAGACATAATCGAAAAAAGTGTTGGCGGCAATAGCCCGCAGTTGGATGAAGCACCCCGTACATCCGATGAAATAATTCGTGACGAATTTGACTATAATATATTTTATGGCATTGCAGCATTGCGCATTTATAGCCGTCAACTTGCAGAATTTCCCGAATATGAACAGCTAGTGAATACACATAAAGCCAAGCTGATACGCTTGCTGTTGGAGTTGTGCAAAGACAACGAGTTCGGTGTGGCCAAATTCAGAGCAGAGGATTTGCAAACTGCGGGTGTAGATTGGCCAGAGTTGGACATCATTATAGACAGCGCCACACATGAACTTGACAAGTTCTTTGGCATTGACTCAGCAGACCAGCTAGCAGAAGGAATTAGTCATGCTGCCAGATATAACATGAGTGGTGCGCTATCTAGCATAGAAGACGACGAACCACGCGAAATGGTATTGTTTTTAAGCAATGCTGCATATGAAGATTCGTTGCCAACTATTGCTAAAAAACTGGCTCCACATAAACAGTTTATTGTACGAGCATTGCTGGACTTTTTAAGAGATGAAGAAGATGCAGCAGAGTCAGTTGATACTGTTAGGGATTGCCTAACAGTATTGGATAAAATAGGATTCTCCAGCCCAGAATTGTCTATACTACGAAATAGTTTAAACGTACCAAGCAAAGGTGATCAAAATGGCCAATGATGCAGATCAATTAATTGCCAGCCGAGTTGCAGGCATAATGATGAATGAACCACTGGCACTAAGAGCATTGATTCACCGACTAGAAACACCACCCTATGAATGGCCAGCAGACGATATATTAGCAGTGGTACAAGATCACAAGACTGCTATTTTAAAATACATAGATAGAAAATTCAGGGTAGGTAATATATCATTGCCCATCAATGACATTAAAAAACTAATACACATTGATGCGCCATGGCCAGAATTAAAAGACATGGTCATCAAATACAAATTTTCTATTGTAAAAAAACTGTTAGAGATGCTGCGAGCCGGCGATCATAGAACAGCTACAGATCCAATTAACACACTAACGTCGTTAAACATGCGCTGGCCGGAACTTGTTGTTATGCAAAAGAGTATAGATGAAAGAAATAAACAGCTACGCGAATCATACACATTAGATGACCACGAAATGGCACAATACAAAGCTGATTTATTGTCTGACATCCACGGCAAGCATTATATTGCAGTATTAGATGCTGTACCCGATATTACACAGTATACAAATTTAGGCAATGTAGATCGTATAACTCGCACATTGGAAGAACATAAACACGGTATAATGCGTGCATTGTTAGAAATGATAAAATTGGGCAGCAGTAACGAATTGTCATTGTATGGCCCTACTCTTTTAAATGGATTTGCGAAACTGGGAATTGACTGGCCTGACCTTGACGTAATACGAACATCAATTGCCAAGACTCCGCTGAAAGAGTTGAGTGAAAATCGCGACCATGCCAAATGGATAGCAGATGAATATAAAGACAGCATAATAATAGGTGTTTTGCGAAACGACATGGATTTGCTATTGCAATCACTGGCAGAATTCGGATGGACAGATTCTCAAGATAGAGGCGATGTCACAGATTTAACTACGCTTATGACGAATCACAAGCAGAGAATAATGAAAGGCATACGCGAGTACATGCTGGAGTTGGACTCGGACGGCATATGCTACATTATGCCTCAAATATTAGATGGATTAGATAATGCTGGTATAAAGTGGCCGGATTTACAAGTACTTGGCCAGAGCGTTGACCTTATACAACAAGAAAAAGACGAAGACAATGTAGAGTTGAATGAACGCCGAAAGTCTGTAAATAACATAACGTACAGGAATCCCAGGGCATGATACCACGTGAAATCAGATACACTCTGACAATGTTCTACGAGGACATTGAGCAGGGTAGTTATATCGACGCTGTGGAGTGTCTAAATGAATTGTACCACTATAAGGTATATGAAACTGCTGAACGCAATAGAATCAATGCAGCATTGGTAGCCCATAAAAATGGTATCGTGAAACGACTGCTGCGCTATATGCGACGTTATCCATCAGATGAAGTTGCACACTTTATACCCAATACCATTGATGCATTGCGAGCATTTGATATTGATTGGCCTGATTTAAACGTTATTGCACGGTCTGTACCTAAAACGAAACCAGTGGCAGAAGCACTGGCATCGCCGCTGGGTAATATTGTATTTGGCATGCAAAATGCACTGCGACAGGGCAACGACCGTGTGGTAGCACACCGCGTAATTGATCTATGGCGTGGTAGTACATTGGAAAAACAGCGTGCAAGCGACATGCTAGCAGATGTTGATAATTTGGTATTGAGTTATATAGAACGTCAGCTTGGATCTGATGATATGTTTGCAGTACAAGATGGATTAAATCTTGTACAAGTATTACCGCCGTCAGAAGACTGGGCAGATATAACAACGCTTCTCAACAAATACAAAAAAAACATAATAAAGTATTTGTTAAAATGCATGCAACATGGAGAATTTGATATCGTAGAATATCGCGTACCCATGTTACATGAATGGGGTATACACTGGCCCGACTTGGAAGTTTTAAAAATCAGTGCAGATGAAATGGAACAGAACGACAGCAATGATTCCCAGCTGGATGAAGCAGATAGCCGCGCTGACTTTTCAACTGTGCATAGAAACAGATCAGACGCAGACGGCGGTCATAGATTTCTATTAAATGCAGATGAGTATGTGGAACATATCAGAGCTCTATTGCAAAATGGATATAAAAATAATGAAGCGGTGTCAGAGTTGTCCACTGTTGGCCGTAGACGCCGGGGCGCCATCAAAGACTGGCCTGAATTAGCTGCGGTAATCAACGAATATAAAAAACCATTATTAGATATTATATTGTTGCATTTTAATAAAGAACATTTCAGTCATCGACTTTTGGATTTTGCAGGTGCATTATACGCTATCGGGGTCCATTGGCCTGAAATTAAACCCATGATAGAAAAAAACAAATATAAGATCATGCAGATATTGCGTGGACTAATCGAAGACGAATCTGACATAGAGTTTATAGAATCTCAAATACATGCATTAAAAAGTTACGGTATTAAATGGCCTGATTTAGACATCATCGCCAAAAGTATTGCGCCCGATGATTTAGCAGAGGACGAAGATCAAGCAGCCGCGGTGCCAGACAATTCTATACGTTCAATGATAATGGATATGCTAGAACGCGATGGGCTGGGTATTGCATTATATCATATAGAAGAATGGAATCTTGATGTTGAAAAGTTTCCAGAATTAGTAGACTTTCTTAACAAGCGCAAACATCAATATATGAAAATCTTGATAAATGATCTAAAAGATGGACGCGACTGGAAGTATGGCGCAGTTGAACAATATCTAAGACGTCTAGAAAAGTCAAAAATAAATTGGCCCGAATTATCAATCATACGCGACAGCTTAAATACAGTACAACAGCAGGAAGACGATACCAATGACAATTGACCATTTGGATTTATTAGAAGACCTTGGCAATCTTGCACAGCTCAATGCAGGTCCGCTGATAAATGTGCTTAAACAATATCCCGGACCTAGTGGTATTGGTCACGTCGAGAAGGCATTTCACCGAGAATGGGATATGGCAATTGGCAGTAACAGTCCTATACTTGATATCGGCAATCTCAAAGATGGTATAAAGACGCTTCGCAAAGCATTTAAAACACACGAAGCTGCTGCGGCATTTGTAGTATACATTGGCGGCAAAGCTGCTATGTTTGGCACAACAGACAGTTATACACTTGCTGGCGGTTCACGCGAAGGCAGATTAGCATATGATTTAAGACCCTGGGAAGCTGCTGTAAAAGCTGCACATGAACGAGAACATGGAACCAAGCCGTCTTGGTCAAGACCCAGTACGCCCGCTCTCAGTACTGCTAAAGATGTAGAGTCGCGCAATTACAGTCATCCTGAAGACAAGTGGAATAACCCAGTAATGGTTACCAGACACTATGCAGGCGACATGGTCAGTACCGGTACGCTGTCTGGATTGTTTACTATTATGCAGAATATTGCTAAAGACACCGGAGAGCCTCTCACAGGCAAGCTGGTACTGCGCGATATGAAAGCCAGAGAAACTAGACGTGCAAGGCAGTTAACTAGACAAGAAATTAATGCTGGGGTGAAAGATCTCAAAACTAGATTGGCGATTTATAAGAACAGCAAAAAGCCCAGTGTCGATACTGTTGAAGATTTCATTGCAATGAGTCTTAATAAGCCAGGTAGTATTGTACAGTTTGCAGGACGCCCATATCGACTAACTGCTAGCACCTACGACAAAATTGATCCGTTGAGTTTGTTAAAAGGCAAATCATTTACCACCAGGTATGCAACCAACGAACCTGGTGGGTATAATAGTATGGAGTTGACATACAGGTTTGATGCAGATACTAACCAACTGTTACCTATATCAGCAACGTGGAGCGATAACACTGATCCTAATAAACCACGTAGTCAAACAGCAGTGCTGGATCCCAAGGGTTATCTACAAAACGCATTGGGTATTAAAAAGCTAGAAAAGCCATATGTTATACCTAAACTATTGGAAAAAATAAAAAACCAGCAATTCAAAGATGCATTACTGTATGCAACTGCATTGGAAAAATTAGGAATAGAATGGCCTGAAATCTCGCTTATCAAAGACAGTGCGCAACACGAAGTTGATTTAAAAAATAAATGAAATCCAGTGAATTCATAAACAAATCTATCAGGGATATTACAACAGACGTTGTGGCTATGTCGGTGAGCATTGGTAACTCTGTAACGGAATCTGATATAAGTCCTGAACTGTTATCACGTATGAGCAAGGCAGTTAAAAGCAAATTCTCAAAAGGCGATTATGCAGACGCACTTCGCTACATGGGCGATTACGGATTAACATATGCAGCAGCACCAAGTGAATTACAAGACCTTATCAACAGTAGACGAATGCAGATCATCAAAGATCTACTTGATATTGCAAGACATAATCCAGATGCATGGCGTGTATATAGATTGATGTCCTATGTAAAACTAGTAGAACTAGGTTGGCCTGAAATTGACACACTGTTCAACAGTGCCAAAGCTGCAAAAGAAGACGAGCGCATTTAAATACAATATGTTTACAGAATCCGCACCCCTTACAGCAGATGGTAGTTTTGCTAAAAGCCTAAGCTACAGCAAGCTATGGATGTGTCTTGAACTAAAACGCCTAATGAGCGAATTAAACATCAAGCAATTCAATGTGGTATATAGTCTTGGTAGTTGGTACGGTAACATGGGTATATTCATGTTGTTTACGCATGTGCCATTCAAAGTACTAGTAGATGTTGATACAGATCCGGAACCATTAAAAGCCAGTCATATCATACTTAAACAGCTAGCACCCGACCGAAAAATAATAAGCATGTGCAAAGATGCCAACAAGCTGCAATACATAGTTGGTCAACCCAGTTTGGTAATCAATAACAGCACAAACAACATGGCAAACCGCGGATGGCTAGAGCATGTGCCAGCTGGCACAGTTGTTGCAATTCAAGGTCGCAGTGACGAACCAGATAACAATTACAACACCTGCAAAACCATAGACGATTTTGATAAACAATATCCATTACGAGATGTACAATTTTTAGGGCAAATGTCATTGAAAGATCCCGGTGACAAATACCAACGTTGGATGAAGATAGGTATAAAATGACAACAGTACTGGGCGCAGGTCAACGTTACGATAGAATAATCGGTGTAGGTGGCATCACTGCTAGCACAGACGGATATCTATGGAGTAGCGAATCAGAGATAACAGAACCATTTCCGCCACGTATGCGTGCGCAGGGCATAGCAGTCAACGGCAGCAGCAATGTCTGGGTAGCTATAAGCGACAATGGCTATGCAGCGACGAGCTATGACTTGTCTACATGGGCAAATGTGCGACTGTTAGACTCTAACTTTTCTGCGCAGGGTATTAGTTGGAGTGTGAATGGCAGCGGTGCAAGACCCATATTCTGTGTTGCTGGCACACGCAAATACAATGATGACAATGTGTTGCCAGGTGAATACGAAAACAATACACAGATTGCCGAAATACTGATAAACGAAACAGGCAGCATTTATACATGGGATCAAGCGTTTACCCATCCTGAAAACAACAGTTATTTCTTCAACGTAAAATACTTCACTGACATATTGGTTAACGGTATATCTGTATCTGTTTGGGTAGCAGTGGGATCTGTAAATGGTCAGCCTGACATATGGTATAGTGAAAACATCAACTGGATAGGCGGCGGTTCTGTACCTGATACTGCCACTTGGCAACAAGTTAGTATACCCACTGCATTTGCAGATAGACCGCTATACGATGTAGCGGAATATCAAGGCACTCTGTATTTCAGCGGCCGCGGTGTTATTATCAACACAACTGATCTGGGTAGTCCTGTTTGGGGTACTAGCGATTTCTTTACCACTGCACGTTCATTGCCAGATTATCGCAATATAGCTGTAAATCCAGATGGCCATCTTGTTGCAGTAAGCAGCGGCGATATACGCTACAGCTTGGACAGAGTTGGTTGGACCAGCTATGACCAATTAGGTTACTTTTTCCAAAGCGTAATTTGGTTTCAAGACCATTGGATAGTGGGTGCATACAGTAATCTGACACAGTATACATATTTTACCAGTGCCAATACCACTGACTGGGTACCTCGTAATAATCTTGTACAAATATACGGTATGTGCGCTTATTGACAGAACACTGAGTCTGCGGCAAACTATGTTATCGCAAATATACATAGGAGCATTACATGAGCATTGGAACGCTAAGCGAAGCAGATCGTCTTAAAATCAAAGAACTTATTGATCAAGGTGTCAGTGTTACTCGTGACATAGAAACTCTGAAAGAAGGTCTCAAAGAGACTGTTGCTGCTATTGCAGCTGAACTTGAAATTAAAAAGCCTGTTCTTAACAAAGCTATCCGTGTAGCATATAAGATGGCAGAGAACCGCGATGAATTGGCGGAAGGTCGCGAGATATTTGACGAAATCGAAGAACTGCTGGAAATTGCCAAAAAGCGCAAGTAATACTGGCATTGTTGCAGTGTATATAACGCTGTCGGATGATATATTCGGCAGCGTTATATTTTGGCGCAATAGGTTGGATAATAGAGTAGCTGCTGGTACAATAGTAATAAGGTAAGGTTAACCGGCCACAAGCGGTAAGGAGAATAAATGAGTTATGTAGACGCTATTATTGATAAAGATAAGAATACAATATTCGTAGCAGAACGGTCACAGGATGGCCAACGTGTTTTAACAGAACATCCAACAAAATATGTAGTGTACTGGCCCAGCGACAGGGGCAAATGGTCAAGCATTCACGGCGTTAAACTGGACCGTTTTCAAACTAACAAGGGGAAAGAGTTCCAACGTGAACTGGGTGTTATTCCCAAACCCAAGCAACATGAAAGTGATATCAACCCAATCTTCCGTTGCTTATACGACAATTATAGAGATGCACCAAGTCCCAATCTGCACGTAGGGCTATTCGACATTGAAACTGACTTTGATCCGCTAAGAGGATTCTCAAGTACAGAAGATGCATTCTCACCAATCACTGCTATTTCAGTGTGGATGAATTGGTTGGATCGTTGTTTTACTCTGGCAATTAAACCAAAAACAATGAGTAAAGAAGCTGCACAGACAGTATGTAGCGAATTTCCAGATACCATGCTGTGCGATACTGAAAAAGAACTGCTAGACATATTTCTTACACTGATTGAAGACTGTGATATCCTTAGCGGTTGGAACTCAGAGGGCTACGATATTCCCTATATCTACAACAGGATTGTGCAAGTGCTTGGCAAAAGCGAAACTGCAAGACTGTGTTTGTGGGGCAAGTATCCCAAGAAGCGTGAATACGAAAGCTATGGACGTCAAACTATCACCTACGATTTGGTAGGGCGTGTACACTTGGACTATCTACAATTGTATCGCAAACACACTTATCATGAAATGCACACATATCGACTGGATGCAATTGGTGAATATGAAGTAGGCGAACGTAAAACACAATACGAAGGCACACTGGATCAACTTTATAACAATGACTTTAAAAAGTTCATTGAATACAACAGACAGGACGTTTTGCTGTTGGCTAAGATTGATGCCAAGCTGAAGTTTATCGAACTGGCAAACAACTTGGCACATACCAACTGTGTGCTTCTGCAAACAACGATGGGCGCTGTGGCATTGATTGACCAATCTATTGTCAATGCTGCTAGAGACTTGGAGTTGATTGTACCTGCGAGGATTCGAGAAACCGAAGCCGAAAAAGAAGAACGCTGGGCAGAAGAAACTGAAATGGGCGGCTCTGTGGTGGGTGCATATGTTGCTGATCCCAAGCCAGGCATGCACGACTGGATAGGCGGTGTTGACATTAACAGTCTGTATCCCAGTGTTATTCGTGCGCTGAACATGAGTCCAGAAACCATTGTTGGACATATCAGACCCATTACAACTGAAGCGTTTATCAAAAACAGTGTTGCAAATAAGAAGTCATTTGCAGATTCGTGGAATGGTATTTTTGGCACGCTGGAATATCAAGACGTTATGGAATTGAAACCCACTATTATGACAGTGGATTTTGAAGACGGCACCAGTGCCACTGTTACTGCAAAAGAAATACATGACTTGGTATGGAAAAGCGGTAGGACATTAACACTGAGTGCAAACGGCACTATCTTTGATTACAGCAAGCCTGGATTGATACCCGGCGTTCTTACACGCTGGTTTGCAGAACGTAAACAACTGCAAGCAGAATATCGTAAATGGGCAAAGACAGCAGATGATGCCACTGATCCAGATGCCAAAGCAGCAGCTAAGAAACAGGCAGAGTTTCATGATCAACGACAATTGATCAAGAAGATTTTGCTTAACAGCTTGTACGGCGCTATTGGTAACCCTGGTAGTCGTTGGTATGATCCCCGTGTTGCACAGAGTACTACACTGTGTGGGCGTTGTATCGTTAAGCATATGAGCGGCAAGATCAACGAAATCATTGCAGGCGAATACAATCATGTGGGCAAAGCCATTGTTTATGGTGATACAGACAGTGCATACTTCACTGCATACACAACTATGAAGGACAATCCGGAATTCGCTGACTATGAGTGGACCAAAGAAAATGTGATTGACCTGTATGACAAGATTGCAGATATGACCAATGCCAGCTTTCCTGACTTTATGGCAAAGGCATTTGGTTGCCCTGAAGCGAATGGCAAGATTATCAAAGCAGCACGTGAACTCTGTGCAATCAAAGGCTTGTTTATTACCAAGAAGCGTTACGCAGTGCTTATCTATGACAAAGAAGGCAAGCGTAAAGATCAAAACGGCAAGCCAGGCGAAATCAAAGCCATGGGACTGGATCTCAAACGCAGTGATACGCCAAAGACAGTACAGGACTTTTTGCAAAACGTACTGGTTGGTGTGCTAACAGGCGCAGATAAAAATGCTGCACTAAAGATGATTATGGACTTCCGCAAGGAGTTTAGAAGCTGGGATGGCTGGCTAAAAGGATCACCCAAGCGTGCCAACAACATTACCAACCACGCGAAGAACCAAGAACTGATGGAGAAGGTAAACTTCAACAAAACGTCTGCGGTTACAAAGAAGGTGATGATCCCAGGCCATGTGCTTGCAAGCTTGAACTGGAACAAACTGAAAAAGATCTACGGCGATCATTACAGTATGCCAATTCAAGACGGACAAAAGGTAATTGTGTGTAAGCTCAAACCCAATCCCAGCGGCATGACATCAGTGGCATATCCCACAGATGAACTCAAACTACCGCAGTGGTTTAAAGACTTGCCGTTTGACCACGATGCTATGGAAGAAGCACTTATCGACAAGAAGATAGACAACTTGTTGGGTGTGCTGAAATGGAACGTAAATGAAAACAAAGCCAACAGCAGTTTTGAAGACTTGTTTAGTTTTTAATCCACGTTGACAGAACACACATGACAGACAATAATATATCAAGAGGATAGCATGACAGACGAATCTACAGATAGCAGTGGCAGTATGGTACACAATCCACAGGATCTAAAAACATTATTTGAAGCTATGCAGCTAGCACCTAGCTGGATGAGCAAACGATTTATTATGAAAGAACTATGCGGTTGGAACGATACTGCGATAGAGCTCAATGTTAAATTGATGACAGAAGAAAACGCACAAGTTACAAAAGGTAATAGGATAGGAGGCTACAAATGAAGGACTACATTCAGGATCTTACTAGGCACGTTGTTTCTACAGGATTCTTTGACAAGATTAAAATCACTGCTGATAAAAAAGGCGTGACGATTGAAGCACTTGAAAAAGAAAAAGAAGTAGTGCTAAAAGGTACATTTGCACAGCCTATTGCTGATATGGATGGTGAATTTGGACTTAGCAATCTCAGCTTGCTAGGGCACGTTGCCAACGACAGCGAATTCAACAGCAAAGACAGCAAGCTTGAAATGGTTTATGAAACCAAGAACGGTGAAAAGACTGCGGTTGAATTGACCTATATCAACAAAAGCAAAAGCTATATCAACTATCGCTTTATGAGCAAGCAGTTGATTCCTGATCAACCCAAGTTCATGGAACCGCAGTGGGACGTAAAGATCAAGCCCAGCAAAGCCAATATTCAACAGTTTGCATGGGCCAGCAGCGGTCTTGGTGCATATGAGCAATACTTTATTCCCAAGATCCAAGATGGCGAACTACGCTTCTACATTGGTGAAGAAGGCACTGCCAATCAGCGCGGCGGCGTCGTGTTCGCAACAGACCTGACTGAAAAGTTTGAAGCACAGCACAAATGGAAGATCCAACAACTGATGTCAGTTCTCAAACTCAGCGAAGCCGCTGATTGTGAAATGGCATTCAGCAGCAAGGGTGTTATTCAAATAACTCTCAACACTGGGCTTGGTTCGTATCGCTACATCTTCCCGGCCAAGGTGCGCTGATGCAGCATCCACATCATGCTGTAACTGAGTTTCATGAGGCGTTTGGCCTCATGATCAACTCCACGCCAACACTGCCTGACACTGCCACACGAGATCTACGTAAAAAGCTGCTGGCAGAAGAATACACTGAATACACCACTGCTGAAGCAGAAGATGACATTGTGGAGATTGCAGACGCACTGGCTGACCTTATCTACATTGCATGTGGCACAGCAGTGGCCTATGGTATTCCCTTGGATCGTGTATTTGCAGAAGTACACCGCAGCAATATGGCCAAATTGGTAGACGGTAAAGTCATCCGCCGTGAAGATGGCAAAGTGCTCAAACCTGCCGGATGGACACCCCCTGATGTTGCAGGTATTCTTGGATTGCAAACAAATTGATTTAGCAGCATAAATATCTCACATTACTCAACGTGAGATATTAACATGCTGCGAATCAAATTCTTTGAAGCCAAAGACGATGAACCTGAAAAGAAGAAGCAGGACAACAAGTCTGCTTCTTCTAAACCAGTCAAAGACAAGGAAGCTGATCCGTTTGATTCTTCCATGTTTAAACCACAAAAATCGCAGCCTGTTGCCAAAGTAGACAAGTCTGCTGATACTAAATCAAACACTCCCACTGCTGACAAATCCCAAGCAGACACTCCTGAAATCAAAAAAGCATCTGCTGCTGACACTGCAAAAGCTATGCGAGGTGTTAATGCCACTGATGACATGCGCGATATGATGAGCAGGATAAATGTGCCCGACGATATGGTGGCAAATGAACCAGAGCTCGATACAGATAATGCACCAAATGACGAAGCTCGTCCTGAACCTATTAATCCCGACAATGTTCCTGCACTGATTAGTAGAGAAATTGCAGCAGCGATGCCGGATACTGTAGATCCGCAATTCCATCAAGTTAAGAACTTGCCCGGTTATATGAGCCGTGCTATTCGTGCAATGGGCCGTGAAACATTCAAAAACTACACAGATACACCAATTGAAGATATTAGTGTAGTTGCTAATCTTGGCGGACAGGGTCCAAACAGCGAAAGAGAAATCAATGCTGTATCTTCATGGTTAAAACAAAATGGTACAAAGCTAGATGCGTCTGAGTTAGGTTTTGGTGACATGATACCTGGGTACAGTGCGCAGACAATGCTGTACTCAACTGCCGGTATGCGATTCTTAGTAGTTAAAGACTTTGCAGGCGGCTATATCTATGTATGGCCAGAGGGATCAAGCGGCAATGCATTGGGATCAGACAAAGGCAGTGCAAAAGCTTTGGCCGCACCTAAAGCTGAGCCGCGCAGTGCCAGATCACTTGCAGCGCCTCGCAGTGCAGAACCAGAAGAATATTCCGGCAATGTAGACGACGATTTGGCTGCATTGATGAAAAAATACGGAGTGTGATAAAAAAAGCCAGCTTGCGCTGGCTTTTTTATTATTTCTCACTGTCGACAATCATATGGTAGATTGTTTCCCAGTCCTTAACCAAATATCCACCTGTAGTGTCTTTGTGCATATTGTGACCGTGTTCAACTAAGATTGATTTCATTCCCAGCGACTGGCCCAATTTAAAGTTTTCATACTTGTCTTCAATCCACCACAATCCGGAATCCTTGTATGGCAGCAGTGCATCGTCTTTGTCTGCACCAGTACCAAGAAATTTGAATTTGCGGAATGCAGTCTCACCAAACAGTTTGCGCAGGTTCTTTTTACGCAGCTTTTGAGCATAGGTATTGGTGCTCAAGCTGGTTACAACATCAAACACATAGCCGTGCTTTTCATGCAACAGTTTAACATAGTACGTTGCATCACGTAGCGCAGGCAAGAAACCAATTGCTGCGCTTTCATTAAACAGCTTGATCAGTTTGCGACTGTCTTCTTTGGTGATGCCATATCGCAATCCCATGTCATAAGCCAAGGCATGATCTGGTACAACACGATGCCCGTGTTCCTCCATCCATATCTCAAATGCCCATTCCCAGTTGAGTAGAACACCATCGGCGTCCGTGACAATAACCTTTTGTTCTGACATTGTTTATCCTTTGATAACGTTGATAATTTTTGTGTAATTCAAGCGGTTTTCATTCAATCCATGGTGTTTAAACGACGGACCGAACGCTTTAACTTTACCCGTAAGCTCAATCTTGTCATTAAAGGCATGCTGTGTTTTGTTGAAGAAACTTATCAAGTAACCGTCGTCGGTGACACCCACATGATTGTGGACACCAAACTCCTGCGAGTAACGGCAATTGGTTACAGTAATGGTTACTTTGACACTATGACCTTGCGGTGCCAGCTGCTCATTGTTGACATTCAGCAGCATTTCTTCAACTTTTTGAGCTTGCACCATCTGCAATGCAATGGTATGCATATAGCAAAGCCGCTTGATATTTTTGGGGTGGATTTCTTCGCTATTGAGGTCGTTATAAACCCCTTTGGTAAAGTCATCCAACTGGTCCTGCATGAACTTGAACAGTGCAGTCTGCAAAATCAAATTGCGATTGGCTTCTGCTTGCTGACGAATTTCTGGTGTAATATCCAACACAATAGCAGCATTTGTACCATTGGGGATATTTTCAACAACAGTATTGTACAGCGACGGTACAAACTTAGCATCGTCTCCCTCACCTACCCGAATGCCGTCATTGACAATCTCACGTTGGCTGCGATTACAAAATCCATGTGCTTGATATACACTCCACGCAGCAGTGATAACTTCGGTGGCTGTCACAGTGTTGATCATTGCAGTCTATCCCATGTATGTTGCTGTCTACCCGCATACAATAGCATAGACTGCAACTGTGTCAACACACAATACCGATATTGCCTAACATTTGTTGAGCAATATCTAGTTCGTTCACATCTTCTACTATTTCAAATCCGTCGTCGTAATCTGCAAACATTGCTTCGAATGCAGCATCGAATGCAACTTCGTTAAAGTCTCCATCCTTGTAAAATTCAGGAAACCTTGCGATTTCATAGGCATCCATTAGACTTACTGCCGTGATTACAAGGGTAGGCTGATCCATTTCATCAAACCACGCACTTTTCTTACCTCCAAGATCCCAACTGTATGTTGCAGTAAGTGCTTTAATAGAGTACGGCGAGGTGATTGATATTGGGTACATTTGGCAGGTCCTTTTTTTATGTTTTTATAGTTATCGGTAACTTAGCGTACTTCGCCAAGGAAGCCAATTTCAGCACCGTACTGACGATACTGGCTTTCCAACTGATTACGTGCTTCGGCCGAGTTACGTGCCTCAACAATACGCTCATGGTAATCAGACGTGTTGTATTTTATACCCTGCGGATTGGGAGCAAGGTACGGTTGCACTTTAAAACGATACTTGGTGAATTGCATAATGATTCTCCTTATGCGTTGTTGATCATTGACAGTTCGATGAAGAACCTGTGGTATTTTTCCATACGGTCTAGGTCTTTTTGATTAACACCCTTGAGGCGTCGCACATCTGTGTTGTGACGAAGGTCGCACAGTTTAACTTTGATAGCATCTGGATTACAGATAACTCGCACCTTGTAATCATCATAGCTTTCGCCGGGCATCTTGGTCAGCGCACGAATGCCTTCGATGACGCGATCCGTAAAACCCATTTCTTTGAGTTCAGCAAACGTGGTAGGTGTATCTTCAATCAGGTCATGTGCGAGAGCAATACACTGAAGTTCTTCGTCGTCGCTTTTGAGGTAGTGCATGACTTTCAATGTATGCAAGATATAAGGATTGCCACCTTTGTCAGTTTGGCCGGCATGACGATTGGTGGTCAGTACCAGCATCTTCCCAAGTAGTTCACCTTTACGCATCTTGTTCTCCTTTGTCTATACTATGACAATAGCATCGGCTACAGCAGTGTCAACCAAAAAGATAGGCAGCGATTACACTGCCTATCTTATTTTAGTGTCCCGTTACTTGATGCTGATAAAGGGTGTGGCTTGTCCGGGTACCATTGTGGTAGGCAGCTTGCCGTCCCACT